TCAGGGGGTAGTTGTCTTCCCCGTCTCCGGATCAACGACCAGTTCTTCACAGTCGCGGTCTGGCTCGATGGTGATGTCTTGAGGCAGAGTGGTGATGCAAAGTTTGGCTAGGGCGAGTTGGTCTTGAGTTAAAGTTGCGCTATACAGGAAAGCTCCTGTGAGGTTGGCACCCTCCAAGTTAGCCCCTGTGAGGTTGGCGTTCCCCAGGGAAGCCCCTGTGAGGTTAGTGTTTTTCAGGTCAGCCCCTGTGAAGTTGGCGCCATACAGTTTAGCCCCTTCGAGCTTGGCGTTCTTCAGGTCAGCCCCTGTGAGGTTGGCGTTCTTCAGGATAGCCCTTCTAAGGTGGGCGCTGTCCAGGATAGCCCCTTCGAGGTTAGCGCTGTCCATGATAGCCTCTGTGAGGTTAGCGCTCTCCAGGTTAGCCCCTTTGAGGTTGGCGCCATTCAGGATAGCCTCTTGAAAATCCAAGCGGGACAGATTCACCCGTCGCAAATCTAAGCTGGACAGATTCTGCCACCTGAAGCTAATAACAGGTGCTGCTGAGAGGTCCTCTGTTTTTGATAAATCTATTGCTAATAAATTTGAAGCTTGAAGAAAATCAATAAGTTGGGTTCTTCTAGAGCGATCTAGTTCACGAAGTGCAGCAACCGTTCGCCCTCGAGCCAACACGATCGCACCCTCATTAGGTGTTTCAGCTAAAAGATTCCGTGCAAAGGTCAGCTCCTCAAGCTTGTCAAAATACGTCTTAAGAACCGCATTCTGATTGGCTTCCCTTTGGAGTCGCCCTGTAACAAAGCTAGTGGCAGCAGCTAAGACTAGAGGAAGCGCCAGTATTTTCATCAATTCTCCCAGGTGGGGCAAGAAGAATAGGAGCCACTTCGGGGCATCCCGGGCTATGAACCTAAAAACTTGCCTTGTAGATTTGCCGTCTTCAGGGACAAGCCGTTGACTGGCAAACAGCCTCATTTTTGTTGGGCTACGGACAATTTTCTCGGCCTCTATCCAGTCACTTCGTTCATCCCCTAGTTCACCCAGCCGTAGCCGTTTGTGATAAAGCTCAAGAGCTATACGCGCGATATCCTCTTGAGGCTTCTCTGCCTTGGGTTTTCGGGGCACCGATTGCTATCCTCACGACTAACCCATAGCTTCACCTGAGATGGGCCACATTCCAGACGGTCACCGTGAGCGCACCCCAAGGCTTTAACTAAGGTGGCGCGCTCAGCCATATGGCTGAGCGCGCCCTGCTCCTACCCGCCTAATCGCGTCACGCAGCAACATATCAGATTAAATTATCGAACTAGCGAGGCTAGAATAATGCCAGGAGGCGGGCTTGAACCGCCGACACGAGGATTTTCAGTCCTCTGCTCTACCAACTGAGCTATCCCGGCTAGGGGCGCAAATTTCAGCGCTCAATTAAGATAGCAAGCTGATGTCACCCCTGACAAGGCTATTGGGAAAAAATACTGCAAAATCCTATAAAAACTAGCGTTCAGGTATCGCTTTAAGCGGCAAAGCCGCAGATACACAAACGTTAACCATTGTCTATGAGTATAGTTACTTATCAAGAGTGACTTAGTAGGCATTTTAGGCTATGTCAGTTTTAAGTCAGGGTGTCTTAAGTGAAAGAGATAACGCCTAAAAATAACAATGGATCCATTGTCTTACGTTTCTCAGTAGCAGGTAACAGATATAGCTTTAACCCTTCTCCGGGGGGTAAGTACGGAGATCCTAAGGCTATGGCTAAAGCTCAATCTATAGCCTCTCAGATAGCCCTAGACGTACTCTCAGGCAACTTTGACTACACACTTACCCGGTATAAGCCCAATGCCCATGTAGGCCGCACAGTAGCCGATGCTCAGCGTGACTTGGATGAGGCTAGACGTATCCAGTCTGATAGAGACTTAGTTAACGCAGTAGACTTACCTGATTTATTCAGGCAATTTACCGTATTCAAATCTAAATCCTTAAAGCTTAATAGCCTCATCGATTACAACCGAATTCAAAATAAACTTAATCGTTGTCCTTATAAGTTAGCCAAACAAGCTACTGAAATTGTTACTTGGTTAGTTGATGACCATAAAGGTAAAACTACTAAAGGGATTGAAAAACAACTTAAATTAATTAACGCTTGTTGTAATTGGGCAGTGAGTACAAGAGTTCTTAAATCAAATCCATTTAAGGGCTTAAAAACACTTATCCCTTTAACTAAAATAACAGCGAGTAACAAACGATTTTTTACAATTGAAGAACGGGATTTAATTATTGAAGCTTTTGATTCAAGTAGATATTACAAACATTACAGCCCGTTAGTTAGATTCATTTTCAGCACTGGATGTAGACCGTCTGAAGCGTTAGCGCTTCAATGGAAACATATTAAGCCGCCTAAAATTAACTTTGTTCAAAAGTTGACTGATTCAGGAGTAATTGAGTTAGGCACTAAAACTGAAGAAAGAAGGGCTATTACTATGAATGCAAAAATAGCCGCTATTGTGACTGGACAACGGAAAGAGAACCAAGCACTTGATAGCCTTTTATTTCCTGCCCCTAAAGGCGGGTTTATCGATTGGCATAACTTTAATAACAGGGCTTGGCAAACTGTTCTAGAAAGCCTCTCAGGCATTGACTACCTAACGCCATACCACATGAGGCATACCTTTATTAGCCTAGCTCTAAGGGCTGGTGTAGATGCTGTGATGATTTCAAAATGGGTAGGTAATTCACCAGCAACGATTGCTAAATATTATTTAGGCGACGTTTCAGACATTGAAATGCCCGACATTTAGAAAAGCTAAAATAAGGGTTAGCCCATTAAGTTGATTTATGTCTTATTTAGGCTACCCTGCAATAGAGTTAACTGGCTTTTGGGAGGATACAAAATCTCTCTCAATTCGTCCCATTGAAGTATCAACTTCTGAAGGTGGGGTAGTTTCTCGCAGTCCTAGAGACTTTATCAATAAAGCTAGGATTACTTGGTCTATATCGGGTGTAGTTAAAAATGGCTTAGAAGTTGATCAATTTCTGAAAGATTCTGAAAATGCACCATTTGCTTTTACGCCAGGATTTGATGCAGACCCTAAGCTATTTATTTGTAACGAATGGAATCTTGAGCTTTTAAGGGTCGATCCTTCCCCTCTATGGAAATTCACTTCTACATTCAAACAAGTTTTTAGGGCAAGGAATACAGATGCCAATCGTTTCGGAAATTCAGGCATTAAGCCAGAGTACAACTATTCAGTTGTTCACTTTGTCTAATTACAATAGACAAAGCCCTTATGATGAATTTAATTTTACTAACCATGTAGGTGTAGTTTTTGGCAGCAAAAGCTATGTACCGTTAGCCTGTGGCATTGATAAACTTAAATTAACTTCTGAAGGTACTCAGCCCGAGATTGGGCTTACTGTGGCTGACAAAGACGCAACAATTACTAAATTAATTCAAGAGTTTAAGCATATTGAAGGTGCAAAACTTAGAGTTGTAATTACTAAAAAGCGATACCTAGATGGTCAGCCTCTAGGCGTTGGTCAATTAAGCGATAGAATTATCACTGAATTAAATATGAGAATTGCCCGTAGGCAGTCCCATAAGCCATCAGACGGCATTGTATTTGTACTTGGTAATCCCATAGATGTAGAAGGTGTTTTCCTACCCCGTAGGCTAGCCTTGCGTAAGTGTGTATGGGATTACAGAGGGCCACAATGCGGATACACAGGGACTCGCTACTTCACTAATCAGGGTACTCCCACACTTGATCCTAACGCTGATAAATGCGGTAGAGAAATTTCAGACTGTGATGCAAGAGCTAATACTGCCCGCTATGGCGGTTTCCCTTCACTCCAAAGGCGCTAAACATGGAACTAAATCTAACTGAACATTTTCCTATTGAAGTAAAAAAAGAGTTAGCGGCTTATGCCTTAGAAAACTCTGATATTGAAACTTGTGGATTTTTACTTAAAGACGGAACGTTTAAGCCTGCTGAAAATATAGCAGATACGTTTACATCACATGAATTAAAAGAAATGGGTTTAGACTTCATCGGTGATTCCGATGCTAGGTCACATGTGTTTGTAATGGATTCAGAAGCTCAATCATTCTTCAGGGATAATCCTGATAAGATTGCTGCTGTATTCCATAGCCATTGTAGAGATGATAAACCTGGCTACCTATCAGACCCAGATATTAGAAATTCTAGAGCATCTAAAATACCTTACTTGCTTTATCACTGTCACCCTGATATTGATGATTGGGATTTGTTTGATCCAAAAGCCCTACACCCTTATCCATTAAAAGACAGGCGTAAGTTTCCAATAACTGACGTTGAGTATTATCTTGGGTGGCCTTACAATCATCCGCGCTGTGATTGTCTAACGTTGTTTAGGTCTTACTATAAAGGTGTTTTAGGTATTCATGTAAACGATTACCCTAGACCTAAATCAGTACGTGATTATATAAAAGGTGTGTGGAATGCCTATGATGAGAATTTAGGTAATGAAGGTTTTGTTAAAATTGAATCAAGCCTTAAAAAGCACGATTTAATTCTAATGCGGTTAATAGGCACTATTCCACATCATATAGCCATTATGCTAGACCCTGATAAAGGGATAGCTTTAGATTTAGACCCTGCCAAAGGTAGCTCTAAGACTTTTGTGTATGGTGGTACTGAACATATTAATCAAACCCATTCAATTTGGCGGCATACGTCTTTAATCAATGCCTAATACAAGGATAGTATTACACGGTGAATTAGCGGATATTGCTATCCCTGACTTTGTAGCAAACGTGCATTGCGTAAGGGATGCCGTTAGATTACTTGAGGTTAATTTCCCTAGGTTCAAACCTTATATGTGCAATGCCCATGAAAATGGCATAGCTTTTTCAGTTAAAGTATTAGACCCTGAAAAAGAATATTTAGAGAAATGTTGGGAACTTGAAACCGAAGAGTTATTTGATCCTACACAGGGGAAAGAGATTCATATATCTCCTGTGCTGATGGGTTCTGGTAACATCGGTAAAATTATTTTAGGTGTTGCTTTAATTGGATTAAGTTTCTCAGGTATTGGCTTACTAGGGTTGTCGCCATTAATGACCGGCCTTATGGGCGGCTTACTCATTCTCCAAGGTGTGATGGGTGGTAAACCTCCGGCACCTGACCCTAATGAAGAAAATACTAAATCGTTTGTATTTAGTGGTGCTGTAAATACGGTTTCTAGTGGTACGCGCGTACCAATACTCTTCGGATATGAGCATACCATTGGAAGTATTGTTATTTCAGCAAATATTAGGACGTTTGATATTAGGCAATAATGGAAAACCCTTTTGAATTTGACCCATTGGATTATCTATTCCAACTTCGCGGTGCAGGCGGAATCATTGGAGGCGGTGGAGGTGGCAAAGGTGGGGGTGCTAACCGTAGCCCTATTGAGCAGCAAGCCGGTACTCCTAGCTCTGCCTATGCTCAAGTAGTAGAATTATTGTCTGAAGGGCCATGTAGAGGCTTTAGGGATGAACAAGATATATTCCTTGAAAATACCCCTATTAAAAATGCAGATGGTACTGAAAACTTCAAAGGTTACGCATTATCTCAGCAAAACGGTTTTAATAATCAAGGGCTTCTAAGCGGATTTTCTAGTTTTCAAGGGTCAGAGAAAAGTGTAGGCGTTGAAGTATCTAACGTAATTCCTTCAACCCGTTCAATTATTAACAATCAATTAGACGGTGTAATTGTTAGATTTGGTCTTCAATTACAGCGCTTTGAAGAGAACGGGGATATCAATGGTAATACCATGCGATATCAGATTTATATCCAGGAAGGTTCAGGGCCATTTACTTTAAGGTTAGACAACACAATTACTGAAAGGTATCCTGATACACGGGAATTTGAACATTATTTTCCCATTAATAATCAAAATGGCGCAATAGATAGATTCGCTGTCCGGTTTACTAAAGTCACACCCGATTCAGAATCATCTAAAGTTATTCAAAATTTAAGATGGCAAAGCTATACAGAAGTAATTGATGCTCAATTAACTTATCCAAATAGCTTTGTAGTTGGATTACAATTTAGTGCTGAACAATTTAGTTCAGTTCCTACAAGGTCTTACCGAATTGGCGGTAGGATGGTGGCTATTCCAACTAATGCTGTAGTTGATACTAACGGCACTAGAAATATTAATAAAGGCTACTCAGGTGGATTAAATTTTACAGGTATTTGGGATGGTAATTTATACATCCCTAGCGAACCAACATCCGATGTAGCTTGGCAAGTATATGATTTACTTACCAATGAGGTTTACGGGTTAGGTAAAACAATTAATCCTAATCAAATTGCTATTTCTGACTTATATGAAATAAGCCAATATAACAATCAAGTTATTAAGGATGGTTTTGGTAACGTTGAGCGTAGATTTAGATGCTGTACCTACCTTCAATCTAAAGAAGAAGCATTTAAGTATATTCAATCAATGTTGTCTAACTGCAACGCTCATCTTTATTGGGATGGCTCACAGTTAAGATTTTGGCAAGATAGACCCGGCATTATCACGCATCAGTTTACCAACGCAGATGTAAGCGATGGTAGCTTTACTTATAGCTCAACTGATATTAGGTCTAGAAACTCCATTGCCTATGTAACGTGGAATGACCCTGACGACTTCTTTAGACAGGCTGTAGAGCCTGTAGAGCTAGAAGAAGCCGTAGATATTTACGGCATTAGAGAAACTGAGTTTACCGCCTATGGCTGCTTCAGTCGTGGTCAAGCGGTAAGGGCTGGCAGGTATCAATTAGCTACTAACTTCTATGAAACTGAGACTGTAAACTTTAGAACCCGACATTTAGGCGTTTACTGTAGACCTGGTGACATTATCGCGGTTGCTGATAGCCGTAGGTCGCTAGTACAGGCAGGCGGCTTAATCATGGAAGCTAGAGCCGATTCAATCAAGCTAGACAGGTCTGTACCACTTAGGGCGGGGGTTCTATACTCAATTCAAATTAAGCTGCCTAGTGGGGCTGTAGAGTCGCGTAATATAGCTAACCCTACAGGGTCATACACTAGCATTGAAACAACTATTCCTTTTAGTGAAATTCCTAACCCGGAATCAAACTGGATTGTTGACTTAGTTGATACTCAGTTATTTAGAGTATTGACAATGGAAGCCACAGGCGAAGATTTAAGCGGTATTGAAATAATCGCCGCGCAATATGAGCCATCCAAGTATGACTTTATTGAAAATGAATTTAGTATTCAGCCTAGGCAGATTCAGTCATTAGCTCCTGTTGTAGCTGAACCTCCTATTAACTTACTAGGTACGGTTTCAGTAACTAGAAGTTCAACCGGCATTATTTTATCAAACACAATCATTTGTAAATGGCAACCGCCTCCTAACTCTTCTGAATTTGTAACCGCTTATATTGTTGAACATAAGCGGGGTGTCCTCGGTTCATGGCGAGAAACTAAAACAGTTTATTCAAATCAATTTGAAATTATTGATGCCTTAGATGACAACTTTTATTATTTTAGAGTGGCTTGTCTATTAGTGAATGGTAAGGTATCAACTTGGCAAACATCGGCTGAAATCTATATTGGTTACAATGGAATAGGATTGAACTTTGAAGATCCATTAGATTTATTGACTTTACCATTAGGATTATTGTAAATGGCAGAAGGAACGTATGAATTACCCGTTACAGGTAGAGATAGTAACCTAGCATCCTTTGATGTTTTTCAAGACGGCCTAGATTCATCAGGTAACGCACTACTACGCTCAATTGTTAAACAAGAGGTTGCATTTACCGCAATTGTCAACGCTATTAAAACGGCTGTAGAAACGTCTATTCCCGTTGTAACTGAACCTCTTAAAATTGTTGATACCAATTCTTTCACTGTCGCAGTATCCGCCACTAAAGCTAACGTAGTCGCAGCCGAACCTAACAGAGGTTCATTCTTTGTTAGAAATATTGGCGCTGAAACTGTTTGGCTACACTTAAAGGTGTCTACAAACGCCAATGTAGTAGCAGGCCAGGGTATTCAAATGAATCCCGGTGATGCCTATGAAATCACAGTTAATAACTTGTATACCGGGGCTATCTCTGCTGTATGCGGTGTAGGTGATACCAGTTCTCTAGCCGGTTTTGAGGGGTATATAGTTTAATGCCTTTTTATCCTTCTCCTTCTACATCTGGTAGCGGTGAGGCTGTAGCTATCACTGACTATGGTTTTTCTTTACCTGAAGTAACCATAGCTAACAATGTCACTGATATTAATAACGATATTGATTTTAGTGCCGGTAGGCTTATTGTTACTAACGGTACTACTAGATTAAGTGCTTTATTTACTGCAAAAACTAAACGCTTAGATGCTGCATGGGTAGCCGGTAATAATGTAGGCGGTTTGGATACGGGTAACATTGCTAATACTACTTATCATTGTTACGCCATTTTTAATCCTGCTACCTCAGCAAACGATTTTATTTTCAGCATTTCAGCAACAGCCCCAACCTTACCAAGTGGTTATACTCACTATAGGCGAGTAGGTTCAATTATTCGCAATGGTGGCTTTTTAGTTCCTTTTATCCAAAGAAGTGATACGTTTCTATTTGTTACTTCTAGACTGGACGTTGATACCACGATTGCCACTACTCAGACCAATTACACTGTATCTGTACCTTTAGGTATTTCAGTTAGAGTAATTGGAAATTTAGATGCTGGGTATACCGTTGCTGCATCGAACAATGAATTGTATATAGCTGTGGGTAGTCCTGCTGTTACGCTTCCATCTAACGCATTTAATAACTCAGCCTACAACTACTGGGGTTCTACTGCAATTGACTTTAGACAATCTCCTAGCAAAGCTTCTGGGCATTGGATTACCAACACATCAGCGCAACTAGCTTTTATTAAAGCAGGGCCAGGTGTTTACTCCCTAAATACAAAATTCTATACCCACGGATGGGAAGATATTAACTTAGCCGTAGGTAAGTAATGGTAGTCCCTGTCTTAACATTAGACCCTAGCTTAAATATTAGGGCTAAGCCTAAATATCCGGTATATGAAAATCAATTAGGTGATGGCTATACAGCCAATGAACCCGCAGCCTCTAACATTCTAATTGAATGGGAATTATCTGCTGTATTAACTAAGGCTGAATCTGATTCTGTCTCAGCCGATTTAACGCTTTATAACGGGTTTATCCCGTTTCAATGGCAACCTTACCCAACTTACCCTAAACGCACTTACGTTTGTAAAGAATGGAAACTTACCAGTAAAGGAACAAATGGCGTTACTAACATCTATGCATTCTCAGCAACGTTTTTAGAAGATTCTAGTGGTGCATGTTTAGAACTATTAGATGAATTTAGTGAAAATGATATTCTAGATTTATTGGATGGGGCTGATTTATTCCTATTTACCTATACAAGGAATACATTACCCTTCCTACTTAACGCTAATTCTATTTCAGTAAATAGCTTTCACCCTTTATTAAAGAAAGGTAGTTACTTACCTGCTAGCTCAGGTACTACTCTAGGACAAGCCTTGGGTAGCAAAGCATCTCTAGCAGCCTACCAGCAGACTAACGATGTAGCATGGCTTAACAGGGCTGTAGCAATGGCTCAAGCTCTAATCGCTAACTACTATAGAGGCGCTACTATCCCTCTACAAGGTGCTGAAAATACGTTATTTATGCCGCACCGATTAATTAACGTAAAAGAACCTTTAGTGAGCAAGGGTACTTTAGTTAATCCTCCCCTTAATTCAGGACACTTTAGCGAAGTATTTACTTTTACAAATGGTGTAGCTACTATTCCAGGTGGTTTACTTTCAAATGTCTACAAAGTATATTCACTTACGGGTAGATTACTTTGGAATTATGTTAAAGCGCCAGTCATCAGCGGTACTGAGTATGTAGTTAGTTACTGGGTATCTAACTATGAATTAAATGGCACTAACTACGCTATGAATAAAAGTAGTGAAAGTATCACAGGTGATCCCTTCCTACAAACAGCAGAACCCGCTGGTAAAGTTGTTTTACAAAACACTTCCTTTAACGGTAATTTAATTGTTGTATACTCTGATTATTCAGGTGAAACGATTGGAACAAATACGTTATTTGAAATTGACCCTATTACTAGGCCATTGGTCGGTAATGAGGTAAGTTTTGCGTTTGATGCAGCACCCTACTTATATGAAGCGTTTACTCTGCTAGCTAGTGAAACTGAAGATACTAGTTGGGCTAGAGCAGCCGCCGCTACACGCTATACCACTATTCAGAATGCCAATGTTCAAGCTACGTCTTACTTTTATAAAAAAGAAGTATTCCCCGACCCGTTAAGATGGCCAGGTTCACAAATCTTTTATCTCAATAATGCTAACGGAGGTTCAACATCCCGTGTAACATTTGGTGATAAAACAGATTGGCTACAAATTAACAGCAATCTATCAGCAACACCTTTAACACAAGCAACTGAGTTTCAAAACGCTTCCACTATTGTTACCGCTTTTACTGATAGCACTATTACAGTAGAGGCTGAATCTTCCGTAGGTACAGTACTTACAGTTACTCTTTCAACTAGCGCAAATACATCAGCTAAGACTGATTTATATTCAGTTTATTTAGTTTTGCTAGGGGATATTCTAAGAGGGCGTACTTACAATATCAGAGAATTTATAAGATGGTCTAGAGGGCCAAATATTGGTGATGTTGTAGCTGGGGGCGATCAGTACCTAGTATGGCATCCAAGGATCTCAGATAACCCTGTATACACATTGGCTGATTCAGAATCAGTGGTTTCCACTTATTTAGCAGACTCAAGTTATAAATTTGATGAAGGCACTGAACTAGAATTTATAACTGATGTTCTAGTTTCTCGAATTGAATTAACTAGACGGGTAACTGCAAAAGCAGGTTTAATTTTAATCCAGGGTAATGGTGCATCCTTTGGTGCTCAAGCATTCGCCCCACCTAAAGTAGTACTTAAAGTGTCTGGTACTGATATCAGACTAGTATTTACCGATGCGGCTGATAATAAGTTTGCTGTAACTATTCCTGCTACAGGTGAATGGACTGAATACAATGATGGATGGTTAGGTGTAACGGCTGTAGAACATTCTTTTGCACCTAATACGGGTGCTCAAATTAAAGCAATTGAATTTGAAGTGCTTACTTCTAGAGTCACTGCCGTTATTGATGTATTTTATGTAGGTAATGCACCACTTGAACGATTAAACCTACCCTCTCAGATTTATAAGGGTGTAATCACAAGTAACGTAAGAGGCGCAAATTCTTTATTTATTGGTGATTTTAAGCAAGATAGCAACCCGCTAGACCTATTACTCTATAGCCCTGGTATATGGCCTGCTACGGCTACCGCGATAGATGGCGTTGTAGAGGCTTGGACGGGTGAACCCTATACAGGATACCAAAACCCGCATATATGGCTTGAATGGGGTGTTACTGCTAATGCTCAGAACGTGTTTAACTTCCTAGCAGCCGCACAAGAAGCCTATGTAGCTCAAGTACCTAATTCACAGATAGGGCCATTTGCCCCAGTGTTTAATTGGGCATCGTGGGATACTCTATCAGTACGTCAGCAAGATATTAATAAATTTAGTTGGTTAGGGGCTGACCCTAATGTAGATTGGTCAGTTTATCAATTCAGAGCATTAGAGGCCGCTGCAAAAGCTTGGACGTTAGTACCTACTAATCCAATCGCTCAAAAGTTAGTGATGCGGTTTTTGACATTCTTAAATAATAATTACTACGGTAGGTTAACCCTTAAACCCTTAACCACTTTTGACAACTTAGGCGGATTACCTTTTGCTGAATCAAATGATCCACAATCAGCCGCTTTATTATTAAAAACCGCTATCTATGCAAACTTAGCAGGCGGTAATGAAAATATTACATTCCCTTTAATCCTGCATTGTTACAGATACCTTAAATCTGAGTATATAAATACTGGTGTGATGGCGGGTTCTTTTGCTAAATCACAGTCTACTTTTACTCAAAGTTCCATTGATTATAAAGAGTATTATTTTAATGCTCATATGGAAGTAGTTGATGCTTTAAGCTTATTAAATCAATATCGGAATGAGTTAACCGTGCCTCCATGCGGGTTAATTTACTTAGACGGTAGAGCTTCAGAACTATTTGATGCTACTTTTTATCTTGCTACTTATTCTGATGTTCAACCTTTAATTGCATCAGGTACTTATGCAGATGCTTACGACCATTACTTAAAAGTAGGACAGTCTGAGGGTAGGTTCTTTTACTTTGATGAGGAATACTACTTAGCTACTTATAGAGAAATTCAGCCTGCTATTGATGCTGGGTTAATTTCACCTGTAGTAATTGACCATTGGTTTATGTTTGGCATATTCCAAGGTAGAAGACCGCATCCTTTTTAGGTATACGCTACAATGTGTGTACTATTAGGATTATCTGAGGGAATATGAGACCTAAAAAAGACGAACCAAAATGGCAGACGTTTTTATACTTTTTTGCTAGTCGGGTAATGGTTCCTCCTGTACTGTATTTAGCAAAACGAACTACAACAAATTATCCTGAAGCTGGGGATGTCTTCGCTAGGGCGCTAGTAATCAGTGGTAGTATTCCAGTTGCAGACGTACTAAAAGACATTCATTTTAAGAGTCTTGAAGATGTATTAAACAAACTTAAACCAGAACCATTAAGCCCTCGATGGGTTGACGATTTACTTTGGGCGGCGAGAGTCAAGGGTGTGGACATGTGGTTGCTCCTGATTCACCACTCAGTTGAAGGTCTCATTACTCCAAGAGAGGGGCCGCTTCGGCAGGCAAATCAGGATCTTATGGATATTGATAAACGAATAAACATTGACCTTAGTTTGATTGAAGGTATTGATGCGACAAATGTAGATTCTGTAGCCCGTTGGGTAGCACATGAAACATTAAAGTCGATGTTCACGACCAGTAACGAGACCAGTTATTACTTTTCATCTGGCAGAGGTCGTAGGGCTAAAACAAACAAAGACCTTATTCAAGAATGGCTTGACAGAGGATTTGTTGAGGGAGATGGACAGGTAACAGCAATCGCACTACACAAATACGAACTGGTAGAAAAGTAATAACACGGTTGACAAAAATCCTAGGGTGTATTAATCCTTAGGCTTTTTTATTTTTAATTACAACCTAGTTCAGTGGATTTTAACTGGTATTGAAGTCTATGATTTATTTCTAGGCTAGTCGCCTCTATTTCTTTAACAGGGTTGCCACTAGCTTTTAACATTTTAATTTCTTGAGCAACATCATCAGACTCCCTTGTAAGTTCTTCACAAGGGGTTAAATTTGATTCGTAGTGATAGTTCCCTAAGATAACCCCTACAGCCCCAGCAAAGCAAATGCCTAGTGCTGCATATTGAATATAGCGTTTCATATTATTTAAGTTAGCAATACCTATTAGTAGCTTACCAACGTAACAACGTCAATGAGTTTATGAAAGGTTTATGTTAGCGAAGTTACTTTTAGTTGCTACCTTTATAAGAGTTGTATTCAATCTAGTTAGTTAACCGTTATACAATTGACCATTAAAACGCTTTTCCCGTTGTATTAGTTGTAATGTAGTTTTTTCAATAGCATCCGATAATTTGCGGGTAAAGTCTGCATCATTTTCAGTATTTCCGCTACTTTGAATATTGATAGGAATGCTAATGTTTGGCCCTGTCTTAGTTGCTGTTTGGCTTAGGTTTACACCAGTACTAACGGCAGCACCAGGCACCACGCCGCCATTCTTAAACCCTAAGACGTTCTCAATGCTTTGTCCTTGATAAGCTAATACTCCATTTAAGACGTTTTGCATTTTCTCATTGAGAACGTATTCTCCAGGAGTTAAAGTAGCTAGGACAGAATTGCTACCTTCTTTTCTTAAAGCATCTTCTATGGTGGTGTTGACCATGCCCATTTGGCCGACTACCCCACCATCCTTAAAGCCTAATAGCCCAGTGACCATACCGATTATGCTCCCTAGACCTCCTCCAGAACCCCCACCGCCAAACAAGGATCCAATTATTCCCCCTAGACCACCTCCCCCTTGGCCCCCACCGCCGCCGAAGATGTTACCGAATAGGTTTGAGAAGAACCCGCCGCCTTTCTCAGACCCTTGAACAATGGCTTGACCTAGATTCCTAGCACCGCTTTCAAAGCTCAGGTTTAGGTTGCTAGTGTCTACCTGCAAGCCGCCTCTACCCGACTTGTTACCTCCTCCACCTAAGAAACTGAAAGCACCTGAGCCAAAGTTCTCAGCCTGTAAACCGCCAAACATGCCGCTATGGCCTGTAGCATTTAGAGAACTTTCAAAACTCAATGCAGCCTGCTGAATAGTGGCGGCAAATTGGTTTCCTGCTTCGATAAACATTTGAGAGGATACTTGAGCTGCGTTAGCTAACGTATCACCTGGAGTAGCGCCTTCAAGCGCAAACCCGGTATCTCCAGCCGTATCAGATTCAGACCCAAACAACCCGCCAAATATATTTTCTGACATACCGGCTGTAAGCTTTTGAGCAACCATGCTAGCGAGAGAAGAAATCATACTGCTGATAAATCCTCTAAAGGCTTCACCTACAGTCTTTGACCCGTCTAAAATTCCGGTGAACATTTCAGTCATGCTAGATTGCATACTGCTAATAATGGGTGTCAGTTCACTAAATTCTGTGTTTATAGAATCTAAGTTAAGCCCATTAAGTTGCGTTGCATTATCAGTCATTGCCTTAATAGATTCTGCTGACAATGTGGCATCATTTTGAATCTGCTGTAATTGCTCACGAAACCTTAAATTCTCGGCCTGCTGTGCTTGTTGTCTTGCTTGGCCTTGAGTAGCGTAAGCATTGCTAAAGCCAAGTGTGTTAGCCCGTTGCATCCGTGCATCGTTTACGGCTGAACTTGAATCAAACACAGCACGTTCATCACGCATGGATTGGTCGTTAGTAGTTCTAGCAGCATCTTGACGCTGAATTTGTAAACGATTATTAGAATCAGTTTCAATAACACTTACTCGCAATTCATAATCTTCTTGAGTAATGTTACCATCTAGCAATTCTTTTCTAAGGGCGTTTAATTGCTCAAGTTTAGCCAAATCAATCTCATCAATTTCAATATTGAATTGCATTTGATTAGCTTGAGATTGTTGACCAGCCCTACGTAGTAACTCTATAGTTGGGCCGCTAGTCTCTCTATCAAAGTCAACCCTAGAACGTAGTTTAGCAATACGTTCAGCTTCAATAGCAATTTCACCAGCAATTATTAATTGCTCTTTTTCTTTGTCATGAAGTTCTTCTAATTCAGCAAGGTACTCTCTACGTGATTCTAATTCAGGCTCTAGGGTATCTTGAGCAGTCTCAAGAATACCTATTTGAGTTCTAATTGCTTCAATTTGAGCAGGGTTTGCCCCTTGCGCAATAAGAGCTTTAATTGCTTCATTAAATGCTGCAATCTGAGCATCAGCGTTTTCAGAAGATAGACTCATATCCTCCATTTCGCGGTATAGCTCACGGTTAGAATCTTCAAACTCACGTTGTAGCTTGATTAAATCTTGAGCTAAAGCGGTATCAGCGGTTTGAGGTGCCAAAGCTAAGGTTCTGTCTTCTAACTCTCTATCTCTACCACGTTGGGAATCTTCCTCAGCCCACGCATCCTGTAGCAACTGCTGTTCAAGCTTACGGGTATTTAGATTGATTTGGGCAGTCCTGATCGCATCCCTAGCCGCCTGAGACTGCTGTACCGCATCAATCTGAGCATTAGCCCCTTGTAGCGCTAGGTTCTGCCCCTGCTTAATACCTGATGTATTAACAGAAGGCTGCATAATCGCGCTAGGTACACCAGTTGCGGTAGACCCACCTCCACCCATAACAGCCGCAGCAATCGCTTGAGCTTCTGCATCCCATCGTCTAGGAGCATCTGGGTGGGCTGACCGTTGGACACGGTGAGAAGCCCTATAGATGTCTGAGCGGTCATTTACATCTAGTAAACCGATATTGCTACCCCTGCCCTGGAAAAAGGACTCAGCAGCAAATTCAGGGTTAGTAATTTGAGAACGATTACCCCATTCCATACTAGGGCGTTGTTGGAACATCCCTAGTGAGTCTCTATCTCCACCATTTAAGTTCTGTAGAGTAGATTCTTGAATAGCCGTTGCAATAGCCCCCTCAATGTCCCTCTGGGTAGCACCTAAGCGTCTACCAGTCTCCGCAATGGTTTGGGCTAGCCTAATTTGCTCTTGTGTGGCTTGAACACCTTTGACTGTCAGGCTAGAGGCTTGAACAGGTGCGGATGATCGTTGTCCGTGATCATGACCATCACCCTCATGATGCCCAGCCGTTAACTGAGTATTGGATTGATTGTTAGTACGCCCCTTATAGTTAGCAAACACTTGATCTGGTGCTGCAAAGGGATTGATACCCCGTTGATTCAAATATTGGATAGGGTCAACCGTTCCTCTAGAACCATAACCACCCTGACCCTGGGAGTTAGCATCGTTTCTAATTTCGTAGTGGATAACCCCTGTCTGAGTCTCCCCCCTACCTACAGCTTGGCCTGGTGCAATGGTATCTCCTACCTGAACTAGACCCGTTGCAAACTCAGCAATCCTTTCAACTACGCCTAGAGCTTCATTAAATACATCTACATAGTGACCATAGCCGCCAGGGTCGTTACCTACGTTAGTAACCCTACCGCCGATAAAGCTTACGGCATTAGCGTTAGGCCCGCTAATATCAAAGTCTTCCCCAGCGTGTGAACGTGAACCTCCACCCCTAGAAGCACCGTACTTTTGAGCGGCTAAGGTATTTCGATATTGCTGACTAAGCTGATTGTTTACAGGCCCGCCGCTACTACTAGATCCTCCGCCTAGAGTGGCACTGTTATTAGCCTGATTAAATAAATCATTACCTTGCTGCATTACCCCGGCTAACTGAGCGTTAATATCAGCAACTTGCTTTGCTGAATTAAGGGAGTCCATAATCCCCTCAAAGATTGTTTCAAGGGTACTTGTAATTACGTCAAAATAACTACCAAGGAAATCATCAGTAATCCCTGAAATAGAATTAGTTAATTCCGCCTTTAAGTTATCAAAACCGGCTTGAGCTAAGCTTGCTTTAACGTCAAGCATTGTCGATGTAAAGGATTCTTGAATACCTTTGTAATAATCAGTAATAGACTTGCCTAGTTCAGTTAATTGATTTTGAGCCTCAGCGGCAGATTCATCAATTGTCGCTTGAATGTCTAAAATCTGAGATTCAAAATCTTTAACTTGGATTAAACCTTCCAATGCTTTTTGCATTTCAGGGGAATCTTTGCCAACATCCTCGGCCATTGTTGCGAGTTCATTTGGCCCAAGGGATGTTAGAGAAGCACTACCACCCATCGAATTAATAGCGGATGCTAATTCAGGCGTATTCAATAATGCTTGAATATCAGAAATAGCTTTCTGTGCCGCTATTAACTGGGCTTGCAACGTTTGCCGTTCTAACTGCCCTTGTAGGTTCGTTACCTGCCCATCGGTAGCGCCTGACATTCTAGCTCTAGCAATAGCGCTACGCCCCACGGAATCGGCATTCTGAGAGCTTAGAACAGCATCTTGGAATGCTGCACCTACATCCCGTAAAGACTTACCAATTCTATCTAAAGACGTTACCGATTTATCAAGTTCATCAGTCCAAGCCTGTTGCTCTTTCTCAAGTTTAGTAATTTGAGGTGTAATTTTAGCAACAGCTTCAGCATAAGTATTTTGAGTAATTGCACCTGAATCTCGCATTACGGTAAGCGCTTCTAATGCAGACTTTTGAGCAGCTAATTGATCATCAACCGCTTGTCTAGTACTGGTAATATCACCAATTAAACCTTTACGTGCTTCTAGCCTGGTGTTAATCTCTTCTTCAAGCTTAGCTCTACCTTTTACATCTTCAGGGTTTAATGCTTTCAAAGCTCTAAGCTTTTGCTGCATCATATCTATTTGAGCGTCAACTTGCTTAAACTCATCAAGTTTGGCTCTACCTGCACCTCTTAAAAAGTCATTAGATGCGGCTAAAACTTGATTTGAATTATCTACAGTAGTATCTACAGCCTTAGTAGTATCTGTCTGTTGCTGGCCTGCTCTAATATTTCTAGCTAACTCAATAGGGTTAGTTGTTAGACCTCTAGCAGCATTTGATAAGAACTTACCACCTACAGGAGACTTTTCTAGGAATCCATATAGTTTTTCCTTGGCTCCTGCAAGCCCACCTAGTGGGCTATCCATTAACCCACCAATGACACCATCAACTTTTACATCTTTAAGTGAATCAGCAGCATTTTTACCGGCCTCTGCTACACCTTCAAGGGATGCCTTAAAGTTATCTAGCTTTTGGGTAGAGCTTTCGGCTACATCGCCCATTTCACCGCCAGCATCTTGGAATAGCTGAACTACAGCAGCAACAGCCATTACAGCCGCTTGCAACGCTATAGTCTTAAGCATGAATATACCAAAAGCCTTAGCCGCAGCTAGTGCTGCTAACCTAGTAGCCGCAAAGGTGGCAGGTAGAATACCCATTGCTTGAGCAGCAGCAAAAGCAGCCCCGCCTAATTTAAGCGCAACTGAAGCGGCTAACGTTGTGATCGCAGTAGATAGCAACGCAGCATTATTAGCTGCAAACTCCATTGCATCAGCAGCAATCTTTAACCCTAGTTGCCTAGCAGGTAATATACCTTCTCCAACGTTAGACTGAAGTTCCAATAACGCAGTATTGAAGTTATTAATGGATGCTTGAGCACTGCTGGCCGCACCCGCTACACCTGAATCAGTTTCAGCACTTAACTGTTGTGCAAACTTGGGCAAAAACTCAGAACTGGTTACTTGCCCAAGCTCTAGTAGCTTGTTCAACTCGCTTGTTGTAGTTCCCATGGCACGAGCCGAAATCTGAAAAGCACCGGGCAATACTTCACCTAGCTGCCCTCTCAATTCCTCAGCCTGTACTGAACCTTTAGACATGATTTGCTGTAAAGCAAGCATTGCCCTTTGGGTTTCTTCAGGATTTAATTGATATACAGAGCTAGCTTGTTGAACAGCGCTAAATACTTCTTGAGTACTCTGACCTTCTAATGAAGTACCTTTAGCCGCCGCCGATAAGCCAACGTAACCGGATACGCTTTGCTTGAAATCAACACCCAGTTCCTTAGATGAGTTCTTAATGTCTTCAATCTTGTTATTAGCAGATTCGGCATCACCTTCAACAAACTTGAGCACGTTACGATATTTCTGCATTTCAACCGCCGCTTTTGTAGAAGCCGCTGCAAAATCTAAAAACATCGGCCCAATAAAGGCTAACGATGTATAACCTAAAAAGCCTCTAAGTACCTCTAAGGCTTGTTCTTTAATACCTTTAAGCATCCCTTCACCGCCTAGGATACCTTCAGATTTAAGTAATCTATTTACTCTACTAATTAACGTTTCAGCACTTTCACCCTCATTAGCCAGGTTCTTCATTACCCCAGCTTGAGCAGCATTAGCCCGATTATTTATATTGCTTTCAGCGTTATCAAATTTATTAGAGTTCTTTTGAAAGCTAGCGTGTGCGTTATGTGCATCAATTTCAGCATCTTGCACAGATACATCTTTAGTTAAATTGCCAATGTAAGATTCAAATAGTTTTTTGATATCTTCCATTGCATAGGCAACATCGTCGTCTAATGCATCATTAACATTAGGTAATTCGTCTATTTTAATTGAATCAAAGAAAGCATCTACATCGTCAATAGTGCCATCAATTAAATCTTTTTTAGCTTTATCTAATAACGTTTCAATTGATTCTGTAGACAGGCTAATATTGCCAGATTCTTCACTCGCAGAAGAAACAAGTTTGGCTAATTGTTGCTCTGATTGTTTTATAGCTTTTGTAATCTGACCTTTACGGTTAGCTAGTTTATTACCTAAGTCAGAACCAAATTGAGCATCTTGGCCTAAGCTATCTGTTAACTCTTTAATCTCACCCTTAGCTTTATTACCTAATTCTTTAACATAAGCTAGCAGGTTATTGGCTTTATCAACATCGCCATCCTTAACAGCAGAGTTGATAGCTTTATACGTTTCCCAAAATGACTTGGCAATGGTATCAGCTTTCTCTAACGATGCTGTTGGCCCCATACCAGCACTTATATTTAAGCCTTTACCCTGAGTAGCAGCCTTAACTTTGGCTACGCTACTACCAGCGCTAGCGGTACTGTAGGGTACTGATTCACCTTTATCGTTAACTGCCATTTTCATGGTATTAGCAGCAACTTTAGGAATTGCTTCAACTAATACCGCTTCTTTTTCCTGATTAGTTAGTGATAGTGGCTTACCATTGGCCAAATCTTTGAATGTTTTTAATTCAACTAATACAGCTTTTTTAGCAGCCGCTAGGGTACTAACTAAAGCCTCTTGAATCGCTTTAATATCTTCAACGGGTAAATCTTCTACATTAGCTAGGGCATCAAGCGCTTTGATAAAGTCTGAATTAATAGAATCAAACTTACTAAGTACTTCCTGAGTAGCCGCCCCCATATCTACAGGAGAAGACGCTTTAATCTCAGTCATTAGCTTAAGCGCTTTTAACTGAGTAACTTTAAGGTCTTCTTGTAAGTTACCCCCACCTACACCCACAGACTCATCCAGACTGCGTAATGCTTGGGTTTTGGCTAGACGTTGTTGAATGGCTGGGGTTTGTCTATCTGCAAAGGTATAAGCATCGGCTTCAATCTCGCGGCGATAGGCACTATCCCCACCTCTACCACCCTTAGTAGACTTTTCAATTAATGAACCTAGCCGCTTAGCCTCATCATTATTAGGCTTAAGTGCTTTAACTGCAATTTGTTCACCTTCTACTCTGCCAAAATCAGCCTGTACGGCATGGCGTAATTCGTGAACAAGGGTTTCTAGTTGCTTATTGGTTACTGTACCCTGATTAATCGCTTCCAATACTTCAGGGGCTACCTGAACGGTATTGTTGTCTCTTAAATACGCCGCATTAGTCCCTTTAGGTAAATCAGCCGCAACTAGTCTAGGGATGTCATCAGTATTGATGTTAACACCTGAAGCCGAACCTACTTCATCGACTACATCTTTGTAGAATCTAGAAATTTGTCTAGCTTGCTTTGATTTATTATTACTAGCTTTTGAAACTGTTTTATTAGATGCCACCATACTTTGAGGTACATCTAGCAAAGCATAGTTTTCAACGGCTGACGTATAGCGTTGCAGTTTCCTTTCCTGAACCGCTAGTTCATCATCAGCTAGTTTAATATCTTGAATGGCACCCTTAAACGTATTAGCAACCATGTCTCTTACACGGTCAATTGAAGACGTATAAGATTCAATATCACTACTGATAATAGCGGCCTGAGTTTTTAGTACCGTTAATTTATCAGTATCGCCTAGCTGAGCAGCCCTTGCAATTTCTTTATTTACAGTGGATAAATCTCTTACCTTTGATTCAAGTGCTTTTGATAAATCTTCTAAACCTAGCTTTGATTCAAATTCAAATATTTTATCTTGTAGCGCAGCAGCTTTAGCTTTAATAACATTTTGCTGCTTTTCAATAGATGAGCCAAAGTCTTTAACAGCACCAATATTATCTTTTACAAAGCCGTATTCTTTAGCTACTTGCTGCTTTGCAATATTGGCATCTGAATTGCTTTTAGCGGATTGTTTACCCCTTACAGCAGCACCAGCACTAACAACATTAGTCTTACCTAAGACATCGCTGAAAAGCTTTTCAATCATTTGGGCATCTCTACCCAAAGAATCAAGTATCCCTGAAACGAGTTCTTTACCTAGTTCTTTACCAACTAAGTCAAAGCTACCCAGCACAAAAGATAACTCTCTCTCAATGCCTGCTGACAACCCCTTAGACAGGTCTTTACTGGCTTCCCTACCTACACCCTCTAATGCACCTCTACCGACTGCCTGAAAGGGAGAGGCTACAGCTTTAAGTACATTACCAATGGGGTTTGTTTTAGTAGACTTAGCAACTTCTTTGCCTAAGTTAATAAAGTGCTTCTCAGATGCTTTTGCAACTGCATCGCCAAACTTACCAAAGTTAGATGCATCAAACGCTACCTTAGTGGCAGGTTGGCTATTAGGATCTCTCCTAACATTCCCGCCATTAGTAACCGTTTGATTAACATTAACTTTAATATTATGAGACTTAGAGCTTAACCCTTTTAACTTAGTTTCAAGTTTATCAACTTGAGTAGTATTTACTTTAACGGTTAAAGGGTTTGCATTAAAGTAACTTTGAACTTGCTTAAAGTGTTTTTGTTTTAAGTCAAGGTGTTTATTAAGTGAAGTTAGCTGACTTTCATCAACAATAGGTTTTAGATTTAAGTTAAGTTTAAGCGAATTTTCAATATCTTTTGCATAATTTACAGCATCCTTTTTGAATGCTTCTAAATCTTTTAATGCCTGAGCAGGGCTAAGCCCAATCTCTAAGAGTAATTCGCCTAAACTTTCAGACATATTTTAACTAAAGTAAAGATTTAATGTCATCTAATTCCAATATATTGGCTACTACAATATCAGGTAGTTTATCGGCTTTATACAGTTTAACTAATATCTTAGCTGTACGTTCTGATAGCGTTCTAACCTTAGATACTTCATCAGGAAATGGTAGTAAAGCTTGAGGCTGAATCGCATCACCTTTACCACCACCTAATGATTTAAGACTGTTTAATATTGCTGTTAAACCTGTAGAGGATGTACGCGACAAAACGTTAGCATCCATCCTCTTAAGTTTCTCAATATTCTCAACACATTGAAAGATTAACCACTCAGGCTGACTTCCAAAGTTTTCGGAGTTGAATCGGGTGTCTGAGATTCCGTAGTACTGGATTTTCCAGTAGAGTTCACCGTAGTCGAGACAGACTCGTTTTCTACTGTTTCGGAGTCCGTCAACAATGGATTGGACTTTCCCAAATCCATCTCTTCATCAAGTGCCCCTGCATCACCATCCGTTTTCATGCCGCGTTCTGACATGTAGAACTCATAGATTTCTTGAGCAACATCAATAGGTGCGTTAGGTAGCTCTGATTTAGTTAGTTCTAAAGACCAACCATCATATCCCGCAATGACGACACCGTTAGAATCGAGAGCAAACCCAACAGTATTATGTTTAATACGGGTAGAGATTTCATCAGTTAGTTTAAGCGTAGTTGCATCACATTCAGCATTAGCCGATAGGGTCACTACAACATCGCCAAACTGAGCTTTATCACCCTTAGCCATAGGGAATGCCAAAGGTTCAACGATAAGGGTATCAGCGCCCTCCCTAGCAGACTTAGACACGATAACCGGGTATAGCGCCCTACGGGCAATCATGCCTGTAGCAACGCTTTCTACAAGAGCACGGTCTTTATTCTTTTTAGCCATTGCCTTAAGCAATGCTTTATACCGTTCACGACCCATGTACTTAAACATGGCAAACTCTGACGATTCATCAGAAGCTACTACTTCAGCACCTTCATCAGTTTGAATCGTTTTAACTTTAATGCCAAAGAGTAGATTGTTAGCTTCTTTGTACTCTACTTTTTCCTTTTCCATGATGTCGCGTACAGTCTCTAGAATCAAAGTCTGAGATTCTAGTTGCTCATCTAGTTTCTTTTCGTCTTCATCGGTAAGTGCATCGTTTACCGTTGTATAGCCCAAAGACAACAGATACATAGTTGTCATACCTGGTACAGGAATCGCCTTATACGCGATGTTGGTAGATGCCCGCTGTTTGAAGGGCTTAAAACCTTTGAACGCCATGTTTAATTAATCCCGTATAGGTGAAATAATCTACTGTTTAATTATAAACAATATTAAATGGTGGATATTTGACCTAGAACACTGAGATAATCTCAAATTCTAGATCATCACGTTCACTCATGAAGACTGACCAAGTAGCAGAGTTTATTACTTCATCAGGCATCTGAACGTGATAAGTAGTATCACCCCATAGCAAGTTAAGTGTTGGAATGCCGCCCCTAAGGGCTGCTAGACCACAGTAAAGCTTTCCCTCTTTCTCAGTTACGTTAAATAAATTCCCTAGCATTCCTGTTTTATCAGAAAGCATATCGATGTGATTCATATCACAGCCTGTTTGTTTAATCTTGTTTAATATTAGATGGTAGACAGGAATTAGATTTGAAGGTTTGAGATGCCTAAAGGTAAAACAGATACAGCACTAGATGTAAAAAGTTTTGTAGAAGGTAGTGGCTATTCGCTACTATCTGAGTACGTTGATAATAAAACTAAAATTAAAGTTGAATGCTGTAAAGGGCATCAGCGTGATACATTCTTTCAAAGTTTCAAAAAGAGTAAGGGTTGTGCACCTTGCACTAAAGGAGCACCCTCCCAATCAGAAGTAAAAGAATCTTTTGCCAGTGAAGACTATCAGTTGATTGGTAGGTATGAAGCCAGTAATAAACCTCTGTCTGTCATTTGCAATAAGGGACACGCAAGCAACACTATTACATGGGGTAATTGGAAAAAAGGACATAAATGTGCAGTCTGTAAAGGTTTGCGGATAACGCACGATGATGTAAAAAAAGCTTTTGAAAAGAGAAGTTATACACTATTGTCGGAGTACAAAGGAGCGCATAAAAAATTAGATTTTATATGCCCAAATGGTCATACCCATAAAATGGCTTGGACACATTTTCAACAAGGGAACGAATGTGCTAAATGTGTTGGGGGAATTAGGTTGACACTAGGTGAGGTAAAAACAGGGTTTTTATCCCAAGGGTATACGCCATTATTTGAGTCGTACACAAACGCTCAAACTTATTTAGATTACAAATGTGATAAGGGACACTATAATAAAATATTTTGGAATGCTTTTCAACAAGGACATAGATGCCCAGATTGTGCAGGGAATAAGCCCCTAACCACTGATTATGTGCTAGAAGAATTTGCAAAAATCGGATACATATTACTATCCGAATATAAAAATAGCGATAAAAAGCTACGGTTTATTTGTGCAAATAACCATATGCACACAACCGATTGGTCTAATTGGCTCTACGGGGTAAGATGCGGCATTTGCGCTGGTAGACATAAAACGACTGAATATGTTTCTATAGATTTTGAAAAAAGAGGCTATATTCTGTTATCTGAATATAAAAGAGAGTATCTACCTCTAAAAATGATATGCCCTAATAACCATCTACATTCAATTAGATGGGATTCTTGGGTACAAGGACATGGATGCGGCATTTGTGGTGGTAGGTATGTGGATACTCGGATAGCTAGAGAATCTTTTGAGGCAGAATCTTACAAGCTTGAATCCGAGTTTGAGCACTCTCAAAAACCCTTAAACTTTACATGCCCTAAAGGCCACAAAAACTCAATAACATGGATGGTATGGAATAGAGGCGGTAGATGCCAATCTTGTGCTGAACATGGGTTTAACCCAAACAAGCCAGGTATTTTATATTATTTAAGATTTGATATTTTACATGATTCGTACTATAAAATAGGCATAACCAATAGATCTATAAAAGAAAGATTTGCCGCTGAACCGCTAGGATTTACGGTATTAAAACAAAGTTACTACGAAAAAGGAAATGATGCAAGAGTGGAGGAAACAAAAATAAAGAGGTTATATAAAAAGTATAGATATAAAGGAAGCTCTGTACTTCGCAGTGGAAATACAGAGCTTTTTGTAAAAGATATTTTAGAATTAGATTATCCTAAAATTATCTAATACTAGGTAAAGGAATACGCAGGGATATACTCATAAGTGTCGCCTTGAACAGACAGTTCGAATGAGTACTTTTTAATCTCATTCATATTACCAGGTCGGTTTAGGTTGCCAATTTTAGCAACACCACGATCCTCTGAACCATCAGGATAAGAAAGTAGGAAAAATACCTCGGATCCGAAGAATTGAGTAGTCTGGCCCGCGCGATAGACAATTTCTGTGAGCGCACGGTCACGAGGTCTTTCGATGCCACTCACACTGATCGTGCGGGCTGCTCTAATTTTCTCTACTTCCGTACCAGAACCCGATTCAGCAGAGGTGCTATCTACATCAGTATCACTCTGAGCAAAGCTATGGTCAGTGATACCGAACAGGGGGAGCATACCGGGGATGAAAGAAGCTGTTAGGTTAGCAGCCAAGGGGAAGATAATAGGAGCTACCGCAACTTCTACAGGCGTGCCACTTACGATAGAAGCTTCTTCAGTAACAATAACCTGCACACGACGCTTATTAACGGTAAGGTCACTAAAGGTCAATGCTTGACCGGGTAGAAGCTCAATCGTGCCAGCGCTAGCATCAAGCTCTAGAGTAGTCGCACCGGCTAGGGCAGCAGTTTCTACAGTAAGCGTTACAGGGGTAACGGTACGGCTACCGGGGGGTAGTAGCTTGAGGTTAAGGAATACGTTCTTGAGCTGAATAGCTCCACTTGCAAAACTAGCCATATTAATCAATCTCCAGTTAATTTGTAATAAACACGGGTGAACAAATCCAGAAAACTATTTGTTCATAGGATTCATCTGTAGCGGGGGAATGAATCGCCCTATCGACTACAAATTCAAGTTTCAAACGTCTTGATGCGGTTGAAAGTTTTACGGATGATCTATCAAAGTTAATTAACGTTGTTAGATAGTATTGGTCAGCGAATGCACCGCCTGAAACACGGGTATTCTTACCAATAGGTTCTCTTTGTATTGTAACCATTAAACCATTTGCAGATTTGCGCCTGGTATCTTCAGGAGGTTCAACAGTTAAAGAAGGTTGACCATCGGAAAAAGTACCCAATAAATCACCAACCACAGCACGTACTCTATTAACAATGGCTGCTAATTGATAATCGTTAGCTTCTACTACTTGATTACTCAAAAGTCACCTCCTGAGAATCATATAGCTCACCTGTATCGATACGATCACGTAAACCCGCTTTAACAAGTTCACCGTTTTTACGCTGTGTATCTCTAGGGTGATACCAACGAATAGCGGCTAAGTTTGATTGCATTTTTAGTGCAAGCTCTTCGACAAATAAAGCGAAAGCCCTTTTAACATCTCCATCGTAGTTATCTACGAACAAGGCAGGGCAATCTGTTTCTTTTATAGTGGTTAACACCCAAGGGGAAGCAGGTAAATCAGGACGATTATCTTTATAAGTAGCGCCTTGATGAATTGCTAACGCATGACCAGCGGTGTATTTAATGTTGGCTTTTTGAGGGGTAAGGGTAATTTTATTCCATTTAGCTTTAACCATTACCCACCCCCAACAGTTAAAAAATAACCGCTTATCTGTGTCCCTAATGCTTTTGAAACTGCTTTGAAACGTTGTGGTACTAATACCTCAATTGAAAAATCACCAGTGTAAGTAACACCTGAAGCAGGGTCAACAAACTTAGCCTTTATTAATTGATTTAAGGGTAAGTCTGTTGGTTGCAACTTAGGCTCTACTAAATTACCAGTTACGTACATTCTAGAAACCGCAGGGCCATCATTAAATGTTTCTGATGGGTTAAGCGTTCCTTGATATACACTAGCGGTAACTGTCTTTTCAACTGGATTAACAGGTCTTTGAATCCCTAAAGAATCGGTCTCATATTGCCCACTATCCGTAGAATAAGTGAGCCATAGATTAGTGAATTTCTTAAAGGGAGAACCCATTAATTAAATTTAGCCTCAATTTCAGATTCACTAAATTTAACGCCTTCATTTAGGCTTTTGAACTCATCAAGGGATGAAAAGCCAGAATCAGGCATCTTTTTTAGAATCAATTTAGCTGCTACATTGCCGATACCCTCTAGCGCTACCAGCTCAGGCTGTGAAGGCTTCCAGTTAGTAGATTTAAGTACTGGTGCAACATTGAGCTTAGGCTGTTGTACTGGCAGGGGTTGACCACTTAGAGGGTCATCTTTAAGGGATACCTGTAGACCATCTTTATCGGCGGTAGATGGCTCTACAAATAGTTCATCTAGGATGCCTAGTTCTAGAGCCATCTTTACTGAAGGATGGCGTTTAGCTACTACCCATTCACTATCATCAACGTTGATGTTTACACCGGGAAGTAATTGTAGAAAATTACGCTTACCCCCGGAATAATTTACGTCAAGGCTAGTGGGTCGATTATGCTTGATTGTTGCCATGATTAACCCTTATCTAATATTAGATACCGTAGGCCATGCGCATAGACAGCGGCTTACGGCACTCGACACCACCCGTAGAAGCGCGGCAAATAACCTTAAAGGCCAGGTTAAACTGTTGAGTAGGTTGCTGATCAAAGTCACGGGGAACGTGATACTTAATCTTGTCAGCCCGCTTGCGCCAGCTAATCATGAGGTCAGTACCACCAGTACCCTTACCAGCTAGGTAAGGGAGGGGCATGACGTTCTGAACACCCGCACGGGATGCCCGCTGAGTACGCAAGAACATCTCTAGGATGGTGGTATCAGACCCGGTTTGCATAGGAGTTGAGCTAATCTGCTCAAACTGCGCTACAGGCAAACCAATATTCTCAGGAATCTCTACCATGTTGGTAGCTACTTTTGTGGCGCTAGCAAAGTTAACTAGGTCACGGTAGATTTTATCGGGGGTTTTAGATGCCCAAGTCGTACCAGACGCAGTACCGTCATTTAGTACAGTCGCGGTAGGCACGTTGGGATGGTTCAGGAAACCCAGTAGATTGTTGGCAGTATCGCCATCGTACCCGATGAAATCTAGCTTAGCTTCGATTACATCGCGGGCTGCAATGGCCATAGAAGCATCGAGGTTGGTTCTAGCGTATTGAGCGCTTTCTAGGTCATCCAACGTATAGGAATAACCATCGGCGATAGTACGAACGTACCCTACCCGCTCTTCTGCATTCAGATCCACCATGGGAATGTCATCCCCACCGTTGGCGAGGATTTTAGCTTCCCCTACATAAGTCAGCAGTTTGTAGGAATAAGTCCGAGCACCAATAGGGATTTCAGAAGATACAGGAAGAATGGCACCAGAAGCCATGAGCCTTTCTGGAAAATCCTGCTCAACAACTTGGGTTTGAACGTATTTAAGTTGGTCGCGAAGAAAAAGAGAAGAAACCATAATTATTACTCCTATGCCGTGGGCATATTAATGCGTAGAGGAACAAGCCCAGCAGCCGTAACCGCTTCAGTAAATCGAGCACCTGGTACAGCAAAAGCGCCAGTGGTATCGGCGTTATTGCGGAAACGTCCAATTACCGTATTACCACCAGAAACTACTGCACGGGTAAACACAGGGCTGGTAGGGTTAACCGCAACTTCGGCGTAAACGTAAAGAGAACCTTTAATCATCACAGGAATGGGAGTACCTGGAAGATAGTACATGTCTTGGGTGGAGTTCACCACACCAAGGCCATCTACAACACCTTGCAGTTCCTCATTACGCACTTTCTCAACAATACCTGCAAGGGTAAAGCCAGTGATAGCGGTGGGGTGAATAACGCGAGGGCGACCACTAGCATCTTCAGCATAGGACGTAGTAAATGCTACAGCCCGTCCAGGGTACACAATGGTTTCACTGTAACAAGTAATGATTTCTTTAGGGCCGACACCGTAGGAAAGACCTTCTTCCCCAACAGCGTGAGTAAATCCGTAAGTCGTTTGAATAGGCATATTAATTCATGGCCTCGCGTACAGGTTTCATAGAACGTTCCCGACGCTTTTTAGCGATAGGAGATTCTTTTTCTTTAGAGCCGCTTGCATAGTTAGCCCCGCCATACGTACCACTATCGGCACGTTCTTCCGCAGCATCTTCTACAGTTTCGCCACTATCCTTACGGGCTTGATTAATCATTTCCAGAAGAGACATGGAAATGTTTTCTTGAGCGTCTGCACGTTCAGCAGTTTCTTCTTTTTCTGGCTCAGTAACAACAGTGCTAGGTTGAAGCGCAGTATACAAACCGGCAACATAACCAGAGTCACTATTAAAGCGCTCATTTTGCGCCAATTCAGGCTTTTGGGAAAGCAAATATAGGCGCTGAATGTTGGTAGAATCTAGTTTGAAGTCAGGGGTAAAATCAGAATCCTTACGGATTACAGGAAGCACCGTAGACCACAACTCAATTCGTTCTGACATTTGCTCAGCCATAGTCGCTGCCTGTTCATCGGCATTAAACTTAGGAGCTTTCTCAGCATCGGATAGCTTAGCTTCTACAACTTCAAGCAAGCCATCTTTACGACTGGACTCAGTTTTAACAGTTACTAGCTCATTTTCTAGTGCAGTCTTTTCAGACTTAGTAGAATTAAGTTCAGTTTCAAGATTGTCTAGACGGGTTTGAAGGTCTGCAACAGATGCGGCTAGCGCTGCACTATCGTCACCATCAACGTTAAATACCCGGTTTTTAATCGGAATGGAAGTAGGCATACGCTTACCTTTTTGAATGTTTACGAGTTGATTAGTTAAATCAATTATAGATTTACTAAAAACAGTTTGATTTGAACTATCTAATCTATTGAGGATTGAATTAATGTATTCCTCATCAAAATCAGTTTTATAAATGTCAGGGTCAGAATTTATCCATAGCTCACTATCAGTTGAATCCAACTTAAATGAAACTTCTGGGCCATGTCGCCCTCGCGTACATGCCGCAATATGATTGGCAATCCTCCCACCTTGACAATAAGGGTCTGATTCAGACCCGTCACCTTGAATTAGCGTGGTGCTATACCCTGGTGAAATCTGAGAGTAGGTGCCATCTTTAACGCTGTTGATCAAACTTCGATCAACTAGCGTAGCGACAATGCCTAAAAACTCACTATCCTCAACAACCATGTGATGGCCAGTCATACCTTTAAGATATTTAGTAGTGTTATCACTGTTTAATATCTCTGGAGGATGACCTTTAGTAACTGGAACCATTTTGAAAGAATCCAAAGTTTCCCTACTAAAAAGGTGCTCTGGCCTAATGATTTCAGTTCTACTAGTACCGTCTTGGTTGATGTACTTTAATGGATAATTAGCACGGCCAATTCTGCCATAAATTCTCAAGTGACCATTGCTAGTCTCTTGAGATTTAAGAATAGGAGTAGAATCTTGCCTAAATTGCATGTAAAACAATGCATAGATATTTCTAATAATAAAGTACTATTACTCAATTGTGTTTAATGCTAGATGTTATCTACTAGCCGATTATTGCTACTTATTTAATATTAAGCTACAATTAGATAAATGGGTTAAAAATTTAGGAATAATGACTAGAAAGCTTGACCGCGCATTTGTTAAAAATGAAATTGAAAATGTAGGGTATAGCCTAAATAGCACTTATATAAATTCTCAGTCTAAATTAACTATTATTTGCGATAAAGGTCACACTAACCAACTAGCGTGGAGTAAATGGAAAAGTGGATCTAGGTGTAAAACATGTAAAGGTATCGAATTTGCAAATTCTCTAAGAAATGACCCTAATCATATAAAACAAGAAATTGAAGCAGAGGGATGGTTAGTACACGATTTGTATCACGACGCTAAAGTAAAAATGAAAGTTACGTGTCCTAGAGGTCATGAAACATCTATATGTTGGTCTAACTGGAAAGCTGGTAAAAGGTGCGGATTATGCGCAAGGGTAAATAATGGTAATAAACTTAGACTAACTTCTGACTTTGTCAAAGTTAGTGTTGAAGCAGAAAACTACGTTCTTAATAGCGTCTATAAAGGTTCTAAAACACATTTAGACATGACCTGCAAAAACGGTCATTCTATTTCCATGACTTGGGATAATTGGAACGCTGGAAAACGCTGTGGTAAGTGCAACGGTAAACATAAGACTACGGAAGAAGTCTCTAAAGCTTTTGCGTTAGAAGGTTGTACGCTTTTATCTCAATACGAAAGAAATAACAAGAAACTAGATTTTATCTGCCCTCAGGGTCACAGACATTCGATAACTTGGGCTGATTGGATAAGTGGTAGTAGGTGTGCAAAGTGCGCTGGTTATGGGTTTAATCCAAATAAACCAGCAAGTCTCTATTATCTAAAGTTTATAGTTGACTCAACACCTTATTACAAATTAGGAATTACTAACAGAACAATTCAAGAACGATATGCCCGTGAAAGGCTACCATATACAATATTAAAAGAGAATAGATACCTTTTTGGCAGTCTAGCCAAACAAAAAGAATCCGCACTATTAAAAAAGTTTAGCAATTACCTATACAAAGGTTTGCCAATTCTAAAAGACGGAAATACAGAAATTTTCATTAAGGACGTTCTTAAACTCGATGCATAACGAAAATACTATTCACGCTAATCTAAAAGCCCTCAGAAACACTACAAACAAAAGTCAATCTACACTAGCTAAAGAATTAAACCTCAGCGTGGATGCTTACAGAAAATGGGAGCATGGTAAGAAGTCTATTGATATTTTAGATTGTCACCGCTTAGCTGATGTTTTTGAACTTACACCAGTAGAAATATTTATCCAACTAAACAAAGGACTCCTATAATGGAAAACCCTAACGCTTTTCACATCAACCTAAAAACATATACTGAAAATAACTTTGCTTTAGACTATAAGCCTGCTATTGCTGATGGCATTGAACGTTGGCTTATTATGTATAACACACCAGTAATTATTGAATGTTCAGAAGTAAATACAATATTCACCATTTACCTAAACAGTCTTTTAGCTGATTTAATTCATCGTCTAGGTGTAGAACGTAGCGGTTCAATGGTTTCATTCAGTAATTTAAGTGAATTAAATAATAGAGTATTGGAACTTAGCCGTAAACACGTTTTTAATTACTTTAATGACCCTAAATATAAAGAAGCGGTAGATAGCATTCAGGGTAGTGTAATTGGGGTATTTGATGATAACTAAAATAGTTGCACATGTCGGTAAATATTAGATATAATAAGTGTATTCTTTAGGATTAAACAAACAATGCTTGCTGTATGGCCAGGTGATTTAGTCCGGTACAAAGGTAAAAGTTTTGGTGGAAAACCTGATATATTTGAAATTGTAGAATATGACCCTATCCTAAAGATTGCATTATTTAAAAATACTAGAAGCGGTTTGGCTGCTGGATGGGGGCCAATCAGCGACTTAATCTTAATAAAGTCAGGTAAAAAAATTGATAATTGAAGTTTACAAATACACAGGGCGTTACGCATTAGCCTACGATTACCCTCCATGTAGACATTTAATTAAAGACTCAATCAAATTAGTACATAAGTGGAATTACCCTGTAAAATTTGATTTAACTTCAGTGGAATTGCTTTTACCAGAATTCGCTACTGATATGCTCAAAGACTTCTACACAACTTTAGGATATAAAAAGCCTAAAAAGTTTGTCAATTGGATTAATGGCAATGATTTAGTAACTGCCATTTGTGAATCAAGTTTATTGCATGTTGATACTTGGTGGCGTGACCCTAGGTATAAACATGCGGTTGAGTTGTTGGAATCGAATGTAGTTTAAGGTTAAACGCTCAATCCCCTAGCTACCGCTTCTTCTAAAGTTAATTGAATTAATTCGCAGCGGCACCGATTGTAACAAGTGCAATCCTGAGAAGGAAGAGGTAACACCCCTAGCTTCTGTATGCCTCTAGAAGCGTGGGCAATACAACTACCGCAGTGTCTAGCTAAAGGGTCTAATACTCTCACCTCCCAGGGCTTATCACGCGCCCTATCGCGTTTCATCTGCCAATAGGATTGTTGCCCACTGTCAGCATACATAGCTAATCGTTGTTTCAATCTAGCTACTGAAACATTACCAGCCTCAATATCCATTGCAAGGAATTTCAGGCCGTATCGTTTTCCATCCTCCCCAATGCCTGAGTAATATTGATTTTTAAGTTTCCTAGCAATTGTTAAAAAGTCATTTGAAGTTAAATATTCAGATCCACCCGCTCCTAAAATGCCACTCGAAACATGTATATGCTTCAAATGCTCAGCAGCCCTTAATTGAAATTGAAATAAAGTAATCTCACCACTTTCTAACTTATCAGCAAGTTCAATTAATTTAACTTTCTCACGTTCAATATACCCTTTTGTTAAATTTAAGGCGGCTTCTTTTTTAAGAAATTGACCAGTATCAATATAGCGATACCGCTTTACACGGGGGTCAAATCTTACATTTGGGGTAATAGCGTCAATATTAAATTCCATTTGAATTAAAATAAAGTTATACCACTATTTTAATTGAATGACTTTAATACACTTTGAGGAACAAGACCCAAAGAAATTAATTAAAAGTCAAAGGGCAGAAATATTAAATCACTTTAAGCATACTTGTGTTTATTGCAAATCAAAAACTAAGCACATGACTATAGATCATGTGATACCCATTAAATATGGTGGCAGTGAAAGAACTTCAAATAAAGTAACTGCGTGCCGTAGTTGTAATTTAGATAAAGCTCATGAGCCTTGGATTCCTTGGTATAGGCGACAATCTTTTTATGATGCTGTAACTGAGGTTTTTATTAAAGAATGGATTGATGTTGAGTTGAGAGAAGCGAGTTAAACGTACAACGCAACTATGCAAATTACAACGCCAGTAACAATACTGGCAAAACCCCATACCTTTTTATAAAAAGAATTTCGCCATCCACACAACCATTCAAACCCACTTAAAATCAAGCTGAATCCAATAAAGCCTAAAAATGTACCTACAATTATCATTTAATTAAAAGTCCCATTTGTTTGTACTTTCTAAACCTATCGCGGTACATATCTAGGTAAAACTCAAGTTCACTTTTATCTAAAGTGAAAATTTGCGGTTCATGCTCAGGTACAGCAATAACAATTTTTGCTTGTTCAATAGGAGCGCATTCATTTTTATAAACGTGATTAAAGGCTGTAGCGTATGCTCCAGCTTGCATTAAATAACCTTCAATCCATTCTTTCTTTTTAGGCTTACCTTTATTCTTTCCCTTACCTGGCTTAGAAGTCTTCCAGTCTAATAGCGTTACAATCCCGTCTACTATGCCTACCGAGTCCATTCTGCCAGCGTAGCAGCCAGGAAACCACACTACAGACTCAGTTAATATGAAATGCTCAACAGTCACTAAAAACTGTTCTAGGCTGTACCACCAATCAGCCCATATATCAGAATCAACTATTACCTTTTTACCCGCTTGAAAATCCTCAGCTTTAGCGTGAGTCCAATTACCTCTATCTAATGAATCATCGTTAGGGTTTTCAGTCCTCCACTTTTTGAAAAATTCCTTTTTCTCCGGTGGATCAGTATTGCTACAAACAGTAGTAACTGAAGGCAGGAACTCATAGTAGGGCAGGTACTTTTTTACTTCAGATGGATAAAGTTTATCTGTTTTAAGTTCAAATTCCTTAGGAATGCTATCAACTAAAGGAACCGTGTAATGCCGCTTCCAATTGATAGACACCGTTTGATAATCGTATGATTGTAATTTCATTCCTTTATTTATTCTTAAGTAGGTTAATTAAACGTGCAAGGTCATCATTAGATAACTTACCTAGTAACCTTTGATATTTAAGCAAGTCGCCTACATATAACGCCTCTATTGTTTCAGATAACGTAGATGACATTGGCGCAAGGTTGGCAGCATCAGGAAGGCTCATTAATTAGTCCTTATTTAAGTAAAATGTCGTTATACACCCCAAGTATATGGTAACTAACGTTAGTTGTGCAATATCAGATGCACTTAAAAAGCCGTCTAACATCCCAGTATATAACCGCTCAGACCCACCAAATAGGAAACTAGCTAGTAAAAAGTCTTTACTACCCTTTTGGAACAGCTCTATTAAATTGTCCATTTAATTCAAGTGTTCATTGGTAGTGATCCTATCAAAATCGGCATCCCTAGTAGATTCTGAATTATAAGCCCATTCAATATCACATCCCTCAAAAACAATAGATGCAATACCATCATTGTCTGGATACCACCTCAATCTTGACTTTTTGATAGAGTTACACAGGCTTAGATTGACAGGGTTATTAGCTCTAGCATGTCCTCGGTATCTTGTACTTTCTACAGAACACTTAACAAAAAATGGATTAATACTCATTTTACTTTCCTTGATTGGGTGTTTCCTTCAATTTAGATTGAATTTGTTTAATGACATCATCAGCGCTTACTGAGTTCTCTAGGCGGTAACGTTCAATCTCAGTGTAGTTAATGGTTGCAGTTGGCATACGTCTACCTAATGAAACAGCCTCAATGTTACCACTATCTAATTGAATTGACAGTATGGGAATTACCACTAGACGGATTTATCTAAATTTGATTCGTATAGATGTTGCTGCAATAGATACCCTTTAAGTAACCACAATTGATCCTCGGCATCTTGTCTAGCAACAAAACGACCTACATCAAGATCAAAGTTATTAGGGTCTATACAAGCGCCTCTACCAGTAACAGCAAACCCGTTAGGTAATTTGTAAGATACAAGTAACTCTTTGCCCCAAAAAATATGCTCTGAGGTTTCAGAGGCGTCTAGCAAAGCGTTGATGCCTTCTATAGTTACTTTGTTGTCTGGATACCAAACAGAGTAATCTTTAGACATAATCATCCTTAATTTAAAATATCTACGTTATAAGACTGGGGTTATAGCTTACCCTTAAATTGGTATCTAGCTTTTACAGTGAATACCCTTTTAGGTGGTATAGGTTCATATTCACTAGGCATACAAAACCTCTTGTTGAACAGAGCTAACCAGTACGGACTTAGCAACTACCATCCAAGTTTCTTTTACTTCACTCTGCAAGTCTTCCCATACCGTAGTGTATTGCCCATTGAGAGTACACAACCAATAAGCGTTATAAGCTTCACTTGCGATTACTTCAATTGGAGTCATAGGACTAAGTAAATTAGGTAAAAAATAACTTGAAAATCTAACAAGACAATATTTGTGAATTGATAGATGCTATTCATTCAAAGCAGCCTCAGCAATTTCAACGAAATCAGCAGCAGATATCTGACTTAGAGTTTCATATTCTGAATCAGTTAAAATGCTTCCATTAATCTGCATTGGCTCAACTGCATCAACCCTTTGAATGCTTACTTGTTTGTCGCAAGTACCCAAAGGGTTAATTTTCGTATCAGTAATAGTGCAAGAGCCTGAATCGTAATATTCACAGTTGACGCAGACTGAATTAAAGTGTGTTTCAGAATCTACGTTATATCCAAGCTCTTTTAGAGTTACCATTTATGTCTAATGTTAGATGAGTCTATTCTAACTAAATACTAAAACCCGTACCGCCAGCGGGCATAATATCCGCGAACATCAGCATGGGTGAAAACAGATGAGCTTGCTAAGCCCCCTCGATTACCCCACCAAGGATCTAGCTTTGCATATACATCAGCAGGGAGCATACCCTCTACTCTAAAATCAACACCAAGCCCCGTCATGTGGGTGCTCTGTGTTGCCCCATTAACCCTACGGTTAGTAGCTGGGTCGCGATACCAGGAATTAATATAAATAGGTCTATCTAGAAATTCTCTAATATCTTGCATAGCCTTAGCAGATGAAATGATGCCATCTACTACCCTAGCATTGGCAGGGGGTCTATAAGCTTTACCTGAGAAGTGCAAAGCCTCACCCCAAGTAAAATTACCATTCTGGATAATAGGCTGATTGCTGTAGAACGTACTGCTTTGACCCGGTAGCTTAAAAGCTACTCCAGGGTTCTTTACATCAGGCGGTTCATCTTTAGGCTTGTTATTAGGGCTGTACCCTGCTGCATCCTCAACGTGTGGTTTATAAACGTGCCAAGTATTGCGGCCTGTTGGGTGAATATCTTTAATATTAAATTTAGTAGGGTCAAACGTTACCAATAGGTAATCATCAAGCTCACTATAAGACTGAATCGGGTATGTCCCTGCTTTAATAAAAGCTTTGTCAGAGTCAGGTAAAACTGAAGCTGCTTTAGTTGAGGTTTTAACCCAAGTAGGTGCCGTGATAGTTAGAGTATGCATTTATTCTTCAGTCCCACTTACATTTTCAGATTGAATAGATGCGGCTACTGGAGTGCCTACAATAGCTTCAGTAGCTTTCTTACGTCCCTCGATAGTGCCGTGTAGAGTAATAGCACCTGCAAACAAGGCCGCGATTTCAATTTGATTAGGAACTCTGAATTTACCCGTATCAGGATTGTATAGAGCAACTACTGTACTAAGTACAAGTACAACAAAAGCACCTACAGCATTCTGAACGGTACTTGATTTATAAACTGGCTTAGACATTTTTAATTACCCTTTTATAGTGCTGATAGGCATCGTAAGAATGCTGACCTTCAATCTTGAATGTGTTATTGGTAGGAATACCGCTGAATGCTGCAAGCATAGTTAGACCGTATAGAGTCTCATACCCATGTGTAAGTTCTTCAAACTTATCGCCATGCTTGAGATAAAGCGCTTCAAGGTAATGTCGTACTCTAGCGGCTTCTACATCGTCTGTAATAGGCCCAACAGATTGAGCGTAAGCATAGACAGTATCTACAATAGAAACGGTTGCAGGCGCTTCAGGCGTAGGCTCAACCTCTTCTATAGGGCCAATAATAGATTCGATAATCTCTTCAACTACTGGCAAATCTTCATCATGAATGTCTACGTTCACATTCTCAACAAGTTCTTTGCCAATTAACTCGCTTACTTTTCGTCTGACCATATCAAATAGCACTGTGAGGTTTAGTATGCAGTTTTTTAAGGGTGTGCCTAACGTTTTGGGTTTCAGCCGGGTTTACAGGAATTGAAAACCAAATGCTAATTACATAGGACAATGCAGTAGAGATTACAGCCCAAGTATCAATCAACCTAAACTTAAACCAATAAACTAACCACATCAACGGATAGTAATCAGTTCTGACTATGTAAACTAACTGTCTGCTGTAATCGGTTTGCACAACCTTATAAGACACTTGAGCGTTTACACCAAGATCATAAGGTGAAACTAATACACATTGTGATTCAGGTATATCCATATCAAATAGCACTAGCTTGAGGAATAAGATTCAAATTACGTTCAGGTGTGCCCGCTACCCTACGTCGCCAATAAGTTACACCTGTTACCTCTTTACTTTCAACTACTCCATCTAACTTAAGTTTACTCAAAATGATTGAAGTAACAGGTCTAATAGTGCCTGAAAGGTTTGTGATTTCATAAATGGATTTCCAATGAAAATTAAGATTGCGGTAAACTAAATCCTGCATTAAATAAAAAAGGGTAGACGGGCTACCCCCATTGTATAACATTAGATTGTTTGATTAATTAGAGTAAGTCTAACTGTTTCTGCATCTCTGCAATGATTGTAGACATAAACTCTTTTTGACTAGGAGGCATCACTCGATTACCAACATCCTTAGTACCTGGTGAATCCATATCAGGGTAGGCAGTCTTAACCGCTTGATTGAATACGCAGTCTGCATACTCTAAACATGCTTCCCATGCATTATCAAAACTGAGTGACCATTGGAGGTAATCATTGCGCCATTCCCAAATGAAGATGTCGCAGAAAAAACTAGGGTCTTTATCCCTGAGTAGGTGCAAGTCCTCTACAGCAGTATCTAACCATTCAAAAGATGCTGATAGGATTTTGTCTTTATCGTGAATAAGATTCCATGTCTCCGCATTAATAGAGTGAGTCTGCATTGCATACCCAGCAGGTAGACCTTCCACAGCCTCTACTATCTGCCAATGCCCTAGAGTCTTAAATTCTATATCAATCATCCTTACAGGAGCACCATGCCATGTAACAGGAGTGATATAGAAACAGCTACCTTGTTTAGGCTTACGCTTAATCGCTTTAGTGTAAGGGATAGCTTCAAACTCACCTGAAGCATTAGCCCGTTGTAAGTCTAACTTATTGAACATATTACTCCTATATTTACTCATCCATTATACGACATTAAACAAACTCAGCATTTACTTAAAGTGCGGTTGACGGTAGGTAAGCATCACTATAAAAGCTGTCGCAATGTGAGACTTAGTTATCTAATTAAGTGTAAGTATATCAACTTATATCCACATAATTCAATATGTTTATGTATACCCTAGCGCTCACCTTGCTTCGCAGGTCGCTACTATGCCAAGTGGTTATCTATAAAACCTCAGCTATTGTAGTCAGCCCGCGAAGCAAGGGCTGGCGACCACGTATTTATATACTTAATGAATTATGTGGATATAAGTTGATATACCTAGAGCCTCTATCTAAATGTTTGAATAAAAAAATAGCGCCTCTGTCGTTGCACGTTAGACAGAAAAGCGCTATACTTGATTTAGTAATAATCAACTTAAGTATAACTCATGAACAGCACGTTAGACAACGTTCCTCTATATTTTCTAGATATTGACCCAGACTGGAAAGACAAAATCGACACATGGGCATCTAATATGCCTAAGTCTTCCCTACTAGGTGTCATCGGTCTAACTCAGCATTTACTCTACTCACCAGCACACGCCATAGGAGCCTTAAAGAAGGATGTTGTAAGGCTTGATGGGTGTTTGCTGTATAGCGTTGAGGAAGATGCCCTAGCAGAGCTAAATCAGCCTAGGTCATTTCAATGTGCATTAACTCACATTCAGAAGCATCTAGTTAGATACTGGATAGGTGCTACCTCAAATAGAATCACCCTCAGAAAGTACATTGCTAAGCTTTCCGGTCTAGGTGCATTCAGAACTGAGTCAGAATGGCACCCAGGCGGCAAACAGCCTATGTTGTTCCATAACCTGAACTTTGATTTACTACTGGGTATTTACGAAAGGCTAGAAAAAGCTTGGTTTGAACGTGGGTTTACAGTTCATGCATTCCCTAAGCATCGTGGGTTTGTAGGTAACTTACTGTTTCAAGCATGGACTAAGGTAATCTACGGTGTAGAGAATGCTAAGCCTAACCGAAGTGGGCAAGGTTCTACATTCGATTATGTATCTAAGGCTAGACACTCTCAGATAGCCTCTGACAAAGATGAGAGAGCTTTTCTAGAGTATTCTGCCCGTGTAGATGCTGAGCCTAGTAAAAGGTCTATTGAGCCTCCTAAGCCCGTCCTAACGGCTGTATATGAGGCAGCTAAGGCTAAGATTGATTTTGTATTCACTGATTGGTTTTATCGCTTTGACTTTAAGCCTAAAAATCCTATCAAAGTTGAAAACCTTGTAACTAACCCTTATAGCCCTGAGCATTCCAGTTTGTATTGTGAACCTCCTATGGAAGAATATGACGACGATATGAGAGCTTATGTAGAATCAATTCCTTTTAATTAATTAAAAACTCAACCTAACTATACAAAGGACTTCAAAATGACTAGAGGCGTTTATACAATTTGTTGCGTTCCAACGGGAAAAGTTTATGTAGGTTCAAGCAAGAATATTGAATCGAGATGGATAAGACATAAACGAGACTTAAAAAAGAATAGACATCATTCTAAAAACTTGCAAGATGCATGGAATAAATACTCTGAAACCGATTTTAAGTTTTGTATTGTTGAAGAAGTGATTGATGGTAATTTACTAGAGTTTGAATATAGATGGACACGAAAGCTAGACGCTTACAAAATAGGGTTTAATAGTTCACCTTTTATACAAAGACCTACTATTGTTTATTATCTTGAAGTCACTAAAAACGGCAATACAGTTTATAAAGTAGGTAAGACTCAGCAAAGCATCGAAAAACGCTTTGAAGAAGATACTTGCGAAATTAAAGTATTGGGTTTAGTGAAAATGGCTAATAAAGCAGATGCTACTTGGTTCATTCAATATATACTCACAAAGTATGAAGAATTTAAGTATGATGGCAGTGATTTATTAATTAGCGGAAATACTCAGTTGTTTAGTAAAGATATTTTTAATTTAAGCAGCAAGTTTAGCAATAACCCTGACAACCTAGAATGTATCATCAAGGAATACATTAAGAAGACTCGCAAAAAACCTAACATTGTAGGTAGGCAACTAAGTGAGTATGAAAAATCCCTCAAACCTAGAGTATGGAGATCTCATATGGCGGGTTCCCCAAAAGAACTATTAGAGAAATACGGAATTATAGAACTCTGTAGAGATTACAGTGATAGAAAACGTTCTTAACTCAAAAGCCCCTCTAAAGGGGCGTTAAACTTCACCCTAATTTCATCTAACGCTATATGCTTTTAAGCTTTAGGGGTGTTATAGTAGGAGTAATTAAGAGGAAAGGAAATGTCAACCGTTAAATTAGAATACCCAAGTGACAACGGCCTGAGTTTGGTAGAATACCGTTTTTATTTAATGGATACTATTTTGTATTTAGATGACTACACTGAATATAATCGTCCCAGTAAACGGCATTCTTTCAAGTCTGTAAAATCTTATGCCAGGTTGGATAAACGTAGGTCTACTATTGACGTAAGCGAAGTCCCACTTACTGAAGAAATTAAACAAGATGCCTTAAATGCATATATTTCCAAGCTTCAAGTTAAACTGTGGGATAAAAAGTAATGAATAAGACTCACTTGCAAATGGATTTAGATATGATCCATGAAAGAGATAGACTTAAAAAGCTAGTTGAGCAGATTAAATATAAATGTGAGTTAGTATCAGGCGACGTTTCACCCGGTATTGTAGATGCTACCTATTTAGCTGAGGATATCTTAGAATTGATTAGTAAGACTGAGGTTGAATAATGGAGTTGGCTAAATCTGTAGGCGGCATAGCAAACATAAGCAAGGGAACAATTGTTTCCCCTCCCTTGCTCAATATGCTATGGCTAAAAGCGCTAAGAATAGACATCACGCTAACCGTTTAGTTAAAAACTATACTAAGTTACTCAAGCAGACTCATCCTAGTATGCTTACTTTTGTAGGGTTTGGTTACAGCTACAATAAAGACCCGTTTGATTGCGGTAATCCTGGCTGTTTTGTTTGCCATCATGAGCCTACAGGTAAATCTAGCTCAGCCAATAAAAAGAAAGATGCTAATGTAAGTACTGATTCAATTGAGGATTACTATGAACAGTTGGAAGGCAGAGGGTAAACCACAGGTTAAGCCTAAAAAGCGGCTTAAAAAACTAAAGCAGTGGAATAAGGCTAATAAACAATTAGCCGCTAAACTAAAGACTGGACTCAACCAAGGCCCACAAGGGTCTTTTTATTTGTACTCTAACTTAGCCAATTGCTTAAGTTCACTCTGACTCAATTCAGCAGCCCTTTCAAGAGGTATATACTTTCTATCAGATACTCTGCTATCTAATTCAATAGGGTCGCTTACAGACCCATCTAGACGTAGCTCTACCCATTCATCGCTACGCTTAGCGACATCAAAAGATTTAAGTTCACTTAATTTAATTTCTTTAATGCTTTTCATAAACTCAGATGGCATCGCACCTAAGTAAGTAGCCTTAGCTTCTTTTAATGACGTTACACCTAAGATAAATTTATATTCGTCAAATTCACCGTTAATTACTTGTTCAACTACGAATAGTTTAGGTGAATCTAATTTAGTGCCGACATAACAATCAAGTGCCATGCCATCAGCACCTTTAGTATTTTGGATATATCCATAACCCGCAGTTAAAGTTTTACCGTGTCTGGTATCAAAAGGTAGGTATTGCAGACCAATAGAAAGACCTTGCCATTTAATTACTTTTTTAGCTTTAGTTAAATCATCCAAATTAAATTTAGAATCCCAATCTTCTCTAGGTTTAGTTTTTTCTTTAGGTTCAGGTTCTTTTACTTCAGGGGTAGTGCCATCTTCCATTGAATCAGTGTCAGCCTCTATAACGGCTTCTAAGGCTTCAGTAAAATCATCTCTAAGTGTAATCTGCTGATTGAACTTGTAACCGTTGAGCCTCTGTCTAGATTCACTTGGGTGCATTGAACCCGATTCAATACGGATTTTATCAGTTTCAGCAAATAACTTTTCAATTTCAGCTTGTTCTTTACCAGTTAGTTGTAACGCAGATTCCCAAGTAAAACCGAATCCTTTAGGAATGGTGCCGCCTGTCGGCCCGTCTTTTGAGAGCAGCACGTATTCCCCTAAACGTCTACGTGGTGCAGTCCATATGGTGTTTTGGAAATTTGCTACAAACTCAGACCATAATCTTTCGTCAGTTTTACCCCCTTCACTTAATGCATTTTGTCCAGAATGGCCTAATAGTTTAGATTTGGGGAAACCTGTAGCAGTTAATAGAAAATCTTCCATTCTTTGTAGAACAGGGTCGATACCTCCAAACGACCTATTCAAATATGAGACTGTCTCCGACTCAGAATCGTGCATTACGCCCTTAAGGGACGAAATTCCCATCTGAATAGCGACAAATCTATTAACTAAAGCTGACGTATCGCCGCTTTGAGCAAGTGTTGCTAGCCCTTTTAGTCCATAGGTAAAAACTGAATAATCAGCAAGCATTCCACCTACTGAATAATAAGATTGTAAATAAGTAGATAATTCCGAAAAGCAAGCTTGAATAGCCGAGTCATTATACCCACCGTTATATCTCAATCCCCTAGCCATTAACCTTTTGCCAGGGAATCTAAGAACTCTATCACTATGAATTATCTGCGTATTTAATGACTTAAATTCATCGGATACATCTTGATTAATATTAAATCGGTAATCTTTAGGATTAACAATAGAACCCGATGTATTTGGTTGAAGCATATCCCGTTCAAGTACTTCAAGCCAAGCAACACTTTTTATGTTGTCACGGTCTACAGGTTCATTTATTTCTCTTCCATCTTGTAGATCTAGGACTATCCAGCCATCTCCATTTAAACGACCTTCTACTGAAGCTTCTGTAAATGCTTCAATTACTCCTAAGTTTGAGCAATACTCATCCATTGCCGATACTAAATCGGATGAATCCTCTCCCTCAGTATGGCCGAATGAAAAGGTGCCCCAGTGCTTTGAAGCCGCCTCACAAGGCAATAGCACAAGCTTCTCAACAATTTTATTTGAACGGAATAAACCTAGACGTTCTTCAGATGTAAGAATCCTAGGAGCGATATTGACTTCTACCCCTTCGATTTTACTACGCGCACTACCATGACCCGTATTATTATTAGACACAGATGCACTGAGAGCTGAAATCAGCGACCCATCGTTCCTAAAGTCGTCTAAGTCTGTCATATTAAATAAAAATTTGATATAATGCCTTACCTAAGTCTATCTAATCTTTATCTAATGAGTATTGACGATTAAACAAGCAAGCGTTAAACTAAAAGGGTAAGTTTGAAATTAAGGAATTAATTAAATGTCTAACCAAGCTAAGATTGCTCAACTACGGCAACAATACCAACAAGCTAAATCTGAGCCAGAAGCACGTAAGATTTTGCTTGAGATTCAAAAGCTGGAAAGGGAAGATTTCGGCATTTAAGTTAACGTTAAATTAATGCATCTACCTTATCTAAAACTAACTAAGGATTAAATTAAATAGATATGCAACCAGGTTTGACTAAACTAAAAGCAGAGTTAGCATTGTCTGCTGAGATTGAAGCCAAACGTGCTTCAATCTCTGTTGAGCAAGCAGTGAAAGCTAACATTATATCTACCCTTGCTCAAGCTGCTGACTGGTAGACTTAAAGGGTACATCTACCTTAAAGTAAATCTAAATAAGGACTTAATCAAATGGCTTTATCTACAGAGACAATTAATAACAAACTGGCTAACGATTACGCAACAAGGTTTATCCTACTTCTCAAAAGTGAACCCTGGGATGTTGAATCAAAAAGCCAACTTTCTATGCTCTTTGATTTTTACTCTGCTGGTGTGCTAGAAACAACCGCACCGATAAGCAGAGAAATTCTAAAACTAGACGCTGTAATCGGTATAGCTAAGTCAATTGTTCTAAATCAAAATGGATTGCTTTAGTTAAACTTAAAGGGGTTTAATCACCCCTTGAAATATCTCTCATTAACTCAGCGCATAGAGTAGCGGGTTTCTACCCCGTTTGTCCTAGGTTGGAATCCTAGATGAGAGGCCAGGGCGTTTGGCAGAGCGGATTATGCACCATGCTCATAACGTGGTTTAGACTGGTTCAATTCCAGTAGCGCCCATCTCAATTAAATAAAGGAAACAATGACAGATAAACCAACGCCTAAACGAATGTCAATTAATTTAACGGGTGATGCTGCTGAGTATCTAGAAGATCTTGCTGAATCGCAGGGCATAACTCAAACTGAAGCACTACGTAGAGCTATTGCAACCGAATCTTATATTCAGAAATCAATCAAAGAAGGCTATAGGGTTTTACTTCAGAACAAGGATGAAATTAGAGAAATTGTTTTTAGGTAAGGGTTAATTAAAACAACAGACTCATCTAAAATAGGTATTACTATACTTATTTCAAAAGTGCATCAAACATGCTCAGCAAACATTTATTTGTCAAAAGAAATACTGTTGTTCTTAAATCAACGGCTACTGCTTGGGATCTATCTACTGAGTACGATGTTAATTTATTCACCGTTGAAAGACAATTAAAGTTATTTGGAATATGTCTACATTCCAAAGCAATCTTTGCTGATTTTGATGTAAATGTCTGTAATGAGTATATTAGGGAATTTAAGGATTAAATAAATGGAAACTAATTATCAAAATGAACTTGAAGAAGTTCTAAATTACTGCCTTAAACACAAATACTCATTTAATTATTCCTATACGCCGCATTCAAGTAGACATTACTTCTACATCACTTCAGATGACTTTGATGTAATGGAGCAAGGAATAGCACACACTAAAGAAAAAGCGTTTGCAGATTTTATGTTAGATTTTAAGGCACGTAGAATTAAATATAAGGATTAATTAAATGATTTTCCTTTTAATTGAAAAATATCTAAAAGACTCAAGTATTGAAGTTACTAAAGTTAATAATTCACTGAGAGTTAAGTTATTAAACAGCACTGGATACTTTTATGCTGACATGGCGCTATCTGATGAGCATTTAGTTACAGTATCAGAACTACCTTACACTTTAGAATATGCGGGTAAGTCATCAGGGTATGGAGAAAAGGGTATTCTAACACTCAATACTAGATTAAACTCTGCTTGGTTAGCTACTCAAGACAATAAGTTAATTCTTAAAAGCACTCAACCAGAAAGAGATTTAACTAAATATACGCTCCTAAGAGATTTAGCTTACTTTGTTAAAGCACATGCCTATATTTGCTACAAAATTGAAAATGGTGTGATGGGTAAAAGAGAATAAAAACAAAGCCCCAATTAAGGGGCTTTTTAGTTTGATTTAATACTCTTATGTATAATCTTGTATCACGTTAGATATTTGTGTTAAAATTATAGAATGAGAAACGTAGCCAAGGTTAGAATTTATCCCACTCCTGAGCAACAGCAGTTGTTAACGCAGTCTTTTGGTTGTGCTAGGTGGTTTTGGAATTATGCTCTAGCTTTGAATAACGAAACTTATAAAGAGACTGGAAAAGGTTTATCTAGGCAAGGCTATAACGACTTGCTGCCCGACTTAAAGAAAGAGCATCCTTGGTTAAAGGATTGCTATTCTCAAGTTTTGCAGTCTGTCAGCTTAAACTTGTCTAGGGCTTTTATCAACTTCTTTGAAGGACGGGCAAAATACCCTAACTTCAAGAGCAAGCATGGAAAACAATCTATCCAGTATCCTCAACATGTTAAATTGCTAAATGGCAAAATTAAGCTACCTAAAATAGGAGAAGTTAAAGCAAAACTACACCGTACATTTGAAGGAAAGCTAAAGACTGTAACCATTAGCCTAAACAAAGCAGGTAAGTATCACGCTTCTTTATTGTTTGATGATGGTACACCTGATTTAGTGCCTAGCTCAGAAGGTAAAGCTATTGGAATTGACTTAGGGTTAACTCACTTCGCTATCACCTCAGATGGTTCTAAATATGATAACCCCAGACATTTAAGCAAGCGGGCTAAGAATCTAAAGCGTAAGCAACAGAAACTATCTCGCAAACAAAAAGGGTCTGGTAAGCGTAACAAAGCCCGCAAGATTGTCGCACGGGTACATGATCGTATTGCCAATACTCGTAAAGATTTTCAGCATAAACTATCCCGTAAAATTGTTGACGAAAACCAAGTCATCATTACTGAGGATTTAGCTGTTAAGAACATGGTTAAAAATCACAATCTAGCCAAAGCAATCTCTGATTGTGGATGGTCTAGCTTTACAACCATGCTCAAATACAAGGCCGAGAAAGAAGGTAAAGTCTATTTACAGATTGGTAGATTTTTTCCTTCAAGTAAGACTTGTAATGTATGCCTACATCAAGTTGATAGCTTATCTCTAAATATTCGTAGTTGGGAATGTCCTAGCTGTAAAACAAAGCATGATAGAGATGTGAATGCTGCTATCAATATCAGAGATGAAGGTCTAAGGATTCTAGCGTTAGGAACTAGCGCTACTGCCCAAGGAGGGAAGGTAAGTCCAAAGCGGGGGCGTAGGTCATCCGTAGAGGCTCATCCTGTTGAGTTGGGAAATCCAAAACTTACCATATAGATTAGGTAAGTTTTGGATAGTTCACTTAACTATCTTCTCTCCAAAATCCTACTACTTTAAGGTTTTTATTTAGACCCATAACACTATGTAAGACTTTACAGATAAGGTCTTTGTTAGCCTCAAAGTCTTTTTGAAGTTCATCGTCTAAAATACCATCCTCCTTAGCGGATTGATTCGCATATACACATAACTGAAATACCTTTTCCATATACATTGAATCAATGTGATCTGCTGATGTGTAATTAGCTAACTTAGTTAAAACAGTTGGGTTTACTGAATCATTAGCCCCTACAACATTAGAGAAATGAGCACCTACGTTTAATACAGTTTTATACAAAAAGTCAGCAGTCTTACCATCCCAATTGTCACCTTTAATTGTATTCATTGATTACCGTCCTAGGGTGCTAGCTTTGCCCGCTTAAATCGGTTCTTTTCGTAAAACTCCCAAACCTCAGGAACCCATTCTTCTAGATAAGGAACCATCAGTTCACAAAGCCATTGTATTTCAAGTTGGGCATCGGCCTTTGCCCTTAAGTCTAAAAAGTGTAGCAGACTTCTAAGGTTAAAGCTAACTACAAAGTGTTGTCTTACATCAAATGGAATTAAGCCTCTAGCATGTTCTTCTGAAAAACCTTGCTCAATCCTATCACGGTAATGAAAAGCAGCATTCATGGCTAGGTTAATATCTTCAGCCCTATCAGATTTTGTATATTCATACTTTTTACCCTTCCTATCGGTGTAAAAACCCACAGGCCGTAGGTAGAACGTTTTCTCGATAGCTTCTAGTACGTCATCAGCCTCTATAGCATTGCAGATACGCTTACCAGAGTATCGAAAACTCTGCACATCGAAAGAGGTAGAAATGCGATGTGTGCGGGCTTGCTGCATTACTGAATGGGGAAAATAGCCCACGTTGAATGTAATTTGCGGGTGTTCTATGACGCCCCAATGCCCAAACTTGACACAATGGCTAATTACCCGTCTACCAGCCTCAGACTCCTTTAGAATCTCACTAGGGTTCATCGGGTCTACCCATAGCCCGTTGTATGCTGTTACAGGTTCGACAGGATTAAACAACTCATCTGATACTAGTTTCTCTGAGTAGTCAGTATGCATAGCTGCATAACATAGCTTTTGCGGGTTGGGTGTTTTGGCTAACAACTCAACTCTAAATAATTTATCCATAAATCCCTTATATAACAAGCGTTTACCATACCATTCTACTCTATCTAATGTTAAACTAGGGGAGTGATTAGGACTAAATTAAATGAAATACGCAACGTCGCTATACTACGGTGGAAATCTAGTTAATGCTATTCAGTGCAAACATCAAGACTTTCTAAAAATTATACCGATGTGCCCTGAGTGCAAAGAACCCGTATTCCTTAGACAGGCATCTAAAACTGCTAGTGCTTGCTGGTGCCATTTTAAGGGAAGTAAGTCTGATATTGCACTGTGTGAGCTAAGGGTAAACAGTTATTCAGATAACAAGCGTAAAAGACTAGCTAATACAGCAAGAAATCAATTACTCGCATTGTTACGTAAACACTTTTGGAAAGTATGGCATTCCGAACCAAATAAAATAAAAACTCATGAACTGAATGAAGCTAACTTATTGACAAATCATAAGAGCGAATGGAAGACTGAGCTTTATAAAATTATGTGGTGGCACCACATAAACCACGCTGAAAACTCTAAGCAGATGCTTGAGTTTTATATTAATCACTATCTCGTAGAAACTAGGAACTTTACAGATGGTATGAAAGGTGAGGATAACGTTTTAAGGGATCTTGAAAAGTGCTATCAAGAAAGTACGTTACTGCATAGACATTATCAACAAAACGTTGTAAGCGTGGTGTTTGATTTCTTGAGTACTGCAAAGACTCGCGAGATAACATGTGCTATGTATTTACTTGCCATACATAGCGCCAATACAATGGATGCTTTTAACTTAGGTGATAACGGAATATTAGACCTTAACTTACTCAAAACAAATAAAGATGTGAGGTTCAAGCTTACTGAAAACGTTTTAATTTCTCTTACAGTTGCACCTTGGTGGGATATGTTGAGGGAGGTTATTTAATAATGGATACCGTTCAACTAGGATTACTTGAATACCATGCAATACCCGCTAAAAATGTAGTTATTCAAAAAGCAGCAACGTTAAGTATAATTGACTCCCTTAAGCAACCTCAATTAGAAATAGTTGAAAGTGCTTATATAAAAGTAGCTAATGGTTACAAAAAAATACTATTAGTTGCGCTGATGGGAGTCGGGAAGACGATCCTTGCTGGTTGGATAATTAGAGATGCCGTTAAAGCTTCTAAAGAGTGTGTGTTCTTTGTTCACTTCGACACGCTAGTTAATCAAACTGTAGAAGAATTTAGCCGATTAGGGTTAACGGCTAATGTTTTGCAAGGTAATAAAAAGTTTAACAAGCATTCATGTGTTGCTGTTGTTTCAATTCAGTCCCTTGAATCTAAATTAAAAAAGGGTGCTTCTGTATCAGACATTCTAGGGCATAGAGATGTTTTATTTTTTGATGAATGTCACGAATTAGCTTTTAGAGAATCGTTTGATTTAATTGATAAGCATTACCCCGATGCAATTAAGTTTGGTTTAACGGCTACACCTTGGCGATTGTCTAAGAAGGAATGGTTAGGGCAGAAATTTGAGACTACTGTAGAGGGTTGGCAACCGCCTAAGTTGATTAAGGAGGGTATTAGCGTACATGCCAGGTGCTATGCCATTGGCGGGGGTGTTATCCACGTTACAGAGGCCGATGTAGGCTTTGATGGGGATTACTCTGAAGGGTTGATGGGTAAGCAGGCTAGTGAGGATGCAGCGCTAGAGTATACATTTCAGGAATGGCAACGCTTGAGCGGTGATAGACCCACGATCATGGTAGGCTCTACCATTGAACAAGCTAAGGCCACTACCGCGAAGTTTCTAGAGCATGGCATCCCTACTGAGATGGTTATAGGATCTACCTCTAAGAAGCAACGCAAGGATATCTTTGCTAGGGTTGCCTGTGGTCAGACTCAAGTTATAACGTCTGTGGGTGCCCTGGTAGCTGGGTTTAATCTACCCATCCTCTCATCCATACTATTTGTCAGAGCTACTAAATCAAAGTCTCTGTTCTTTCAGTGCTGTGGTCGCCCAGCAAGGTCTTATCCTGGTAAGGAAGACTACCTAATTTTAGACTTTGGAGGTAACTTAAAACGTTTTGGCAATCCTATGGATTTTCAGGACTATTCAATCGATGGTGAAATGCCTGAAGATAACGGAGAATCATTCAAAGATTGTCCTAACTGTGGTCATACGCAGAGAGTATTTAACTCTAAGTGTGAAAAGTGCGGATATGAATTTAATTCACCTGAAGAAGAAATAGAAGAGGAAACCCATTACCAAGAGTTAGTCGAATATACAAATGGATTAACCAAACAAAAGATTAAAAATATCAGAGCTTGGCGTAAGATGGCATTTAAGCAATGGTCTATTAATAGACAAGCTTCAGATACTACATCGCCTGATAGAGCTATTCAATTATTTTTAGATGAGTACGGACATAACCCACCAGCAGACTGGATTATTAATTCAGCTCTTACCCGTAGGTACTCAAAATCAAAACTACGTGATTACATTGCTTACTTAAAAGCTCACATTAAAAATCCTAAGTATGCAAAAGGATGGTTAAACTATCATTATCGACTTGAAACAGGGCAAGATATACCGGATAATCAATTAGATTTGTTATTGAGGGATGTTTGATGAAAGTCTATATAATTCAAGATTACGATTACGCAGAGTCAACAAATACATTTGGCGCTGTCATGTCACATGAAGCCTTAAATATACAAAACCTTTGGGATGAGTTTAGGCGTATTTATAAAGTTCCACTTGAAAACGCTAATAAGTGGAACTTTGAACTGAGTGATTACAGCATTAAAGCTTTTGATAAATTAAAGGCGGATGGTATTATTGAGGTTAAGTGCTCTAATAACTTTAGCCCAGATTCTTTTATACCTTACTTTGTTGATTGGCTGCTTAAACGTAAGGGATGTTTATTAGTAGACTTTGAGTATTCTAAAGTTGCAACTAAAACTAAGTATCTGAAAGAGTCTAGAAAATCAACTTGATTTACTTTTAAGGGATGTCGAATACCATGAATTGTAAATTTGATATTTCCGTCAATAAATATGAAGACACTTTTATTGCTTACTCAAAAGCGTTTAACTTGCGTGGAGTATCTAATACAAAAGATGGTGCTCTTAAAGCTCTATCATCCAACCTACATGCAGACTATAAAAGCCTATCAAGTGAAAAGCTTGAAGACCTAGATAAAAGTGCAATTAAATTACTTGAGTTGTATAAATTAGTGTTTGGGATTTTTGGTAATGCTTAAATACAACGTCTATGTAAATGGTAAATACCATCACTCTAATGCTTCCTTTAAAGATTACACTCATGATGTTGGCAAAGAAGGTATTAACTCAATAGGAACAACTACAGCCGTAGTAAAGGTTGAAGTTATTGGCAGTAATGGCGATAGAATATGGTTTTAATTTCGGTTAAACCGATAAAACTATTCGGTTTTCAATAATTAACCCTTGAATTTTGATTGATTAAAATTGAATAGTAGAGTTCAATTAGTATTATGGGTGCTATTAAAAAAGAAGTATTTAACTCTGGATGCCCACCTTAACAACATTAAGAACCCCTAGCCATAAACTAGGGGTTTTGTTTTATACATATTTAACAAACCTATTCCATACATTCACTACAGGTTTACCAGTAGCCTCAGCATACTTAATGCAATTGTAAGTACCCCCATCCTCAACACCATCCCACAGGGCTATCATTTTATTTGAGTTATCGACAATGGCTTTATTACGGTGCTGAAACTTCCATGCTGAATAAGGGGGAGGTGAACAGTAGTTAACCTCAGTAGCATAACTAAGTAAATTAAAGTAGATATCCTTGTCTGACTTATTCCATACACTTTCTTGACCCTCAAAGGGCACCATAGCGATTAAAGGTAATCCTAGTAGCTTTGCCACCTTAGCGGCGGCTATATCCAGCCCTAGAGCCATACCGCTAACTATATTTAAATCGCATCCAATCAACTCAATTTCAAGTTGAATTACAGCAGTCATTAAATCTACTAAACGGTTGTCTATATTGGCAGAGTGCTTAATTAAGCGCTGTCTGCGATGGCCTGTAAAACCTAGCGATGTAAGGTGAATCATTGAATAAAGTTTATTTAATTCCTGCTATGTCTATTTTACACCTTATCTAAAGGCTGTGTTATATTAGACAAAGTTAAAGGACATTTAAATGCTAACTAAAACTTCTCTAATCGACCAACTAGACGACGTTACAGCTAAATCAGAAACGCTTGAATCTAAGGTATCTACCCTAACCGATGCCCTTGATTCAGTTCAATACGTTCTAGCTTGTCTGTGTCGTGCTAAATGTATTGAGCCTACAGACTTTGGACACACGGCTATCGACGTAGTTAATAAATCAATTGACTCTGAATTTATATCAGCGCTTATCGCTGAACATGGCGAGGATGGATTAATTGAATTAATGGCTTGACATTCAATCTATAGCCTATATAATATTAGACAGGGGTAACACCCTGTTTTTTATTTAAGGAACCTAATATGCCTGTTACTTTTTTGACCGATACCGAATTGTTTGCTGTCCTATCTAACCCACTAAATCCCGACTATAGTACTGAATATTATGTTTCAGCTACTAATGAACTGAGTAAGCGTCATGCATTTATCAAACTACAAGATGGCCTGGGCAATGCCCAGTAGCACCGTAAAGACCCCCTTACCTTTAAGGCAGTCTATTCTAGCTAACCCTATATTCCATCAGTTCTTAGCCTGTTATAGAAGGTCTGACGATAAACCTAACTACTATCCCATGTGGGTTAAATATAATCCTTTCAACTTAGATTGGGGACATCTAAAAAAGTTAGGTATTCAAACTATCAACACTGGAAAACTACCTCCTTACTTTACTTTTGAACAACTTCTAAATGCTGTAGGCTATCAAATAAATTAAACTCTTAGCCCCTATAAAGGGGCTTTTTCGTGCTTACCGTACTTATCAGTAACAGCCCTTAGGTTAAAATTAAAATAAAAGGTAAACTATGGATGCTGAAACTGAATTTAAGTTAATTACTGACTTTAAGGCTTTGACAAAAGAAGACCTTGAAAGAATTGCTTTGCAATTGACAAAAGCTTATAACAATTCCACTAACTTAAATAGTCAAGCTTCAGTTAAACTTGCATTGCAAGCTGATGTAATTAATAGTTTAATGGCTGAGGTTGAAAGATCTTCACCATTGCTAGAAGGTGCCGAAAAGATTAAAAAAGCGTTTAGCTTTTGGGTACTTTATTCAATGTTAACGACTGTTGGAATATTGGCAATGTTTATCCTGGTACTGTTCAAATAAAAACCCTAGGGGTTAGCTAGGGTAGAGTGATTTAAGGAACAAATGCGCCTGACTGTATATCAAGTAAATCTTGCTTAGCTATGGCGTATTTTCTATTACGCTTAATATCTTTCTCAGTCACATTAGGCAGTCTACTTAAATCCATATTATCTTCTAAGTCTGCCAATTTAACTTTAATAGCATCGGGATTAAAACCGATTACCCTTGTGATGTAAGCATCATAGTCAATTCCTATAACTTTAGTCATAGCTTTTAGACCAGCAATAACCCTATCACTGAAGCCCGCCGCTTTGATGTCTTCAAGGGTCACATCTGAATCTTCAATCACATCATGCATAACCGCTATACATTGAAGTTCAATATCATCAGGGTATTTAGTTTTAACAGTATCCAATACTCTTAGGGGATGCTCAATATAATCTTTACCAGCTTTGTCTAGTTGCCCTTTATGAGCATTAGATGCCATCTCAATAGCTACGTCTAAGTCAGTCATTTTAGTTACCCTTTATTACTCTTCCATTATACCAAACCTAAAATAGAAAAACCCTTAATTAAAAGGGTTTGTTGAATCTATTTAGTTGTTAATGACTAATTTAATTTCAATAAGACTAATTTTGTAAGGGCTGTCATCATTTTCATAAAAATGTTGCAATTCAGTCGTATACAATTGTTCTACAGAATGCAAGCAATCACTTTTGTTTTTAGAGGCCGTGTCTAGATAAACGGCATCTGAAGTTGTGTTATGGAATACCCAATACTTAGGCGTAAACTTTTGAGTACTTTTCATTTAATTAATTCCTTAATCTAGATTAGTTTTGATTAATACACCGTCGCTAAACTCAAATTGACTATTTAATACGTCTGAAGTGTCTCGCCTATACACATGCTCAAGTCTTACTTGATAATGTTTAGGTAAGTCTTGACCTTTGATTACTCCGTTAAGTTTATTCATTCGTTTTCCTTTAATTAAATTAAACCCCGCTTATGCGGGGAATTGACTACTTTAGTTTGCCTAGAAAGGGATCAATTCGAGAGCTTTAGCATCGTACTCAGCCTTAAACGATTCAAAAGCAATACCTTTAGCTAGTGCTTTTTCTTTAACAGCATCTAGCGCGGCATCGTCTTCAGCATTAGCAATGGCTTTAAGCAATGCTGCTGAGGGCTTAACGATGGTTGTGGGAGAGGCTACTGCTACTTGCTCAGCGTCTTGGGTATAATCCCCTCCATTGTTACTGGTGGCGGCTTCTAGGGCAAATACAGTTAGGTATAGCTTAGTCTGCTTCTTACCGTCACGTTCCCATTCATCATGCGATAGTTTAGATTCAGTAATAGCAACTCGATCACCCTTATCAAATTGCATAAGTGAATCAGCCGCATCATTCCAAGCTTTAATGGTAATCCAGGTAGAAGGATTCCATTCATCAGTCTTTTTATTCTTACCTTGGCTAACAGCTACGTTAACCTCAGCTACCCGTGAACCACTATCAAATGTTTTTAGTTCTGGAGGTTTGCCTAGATTACCGACAATTTGAACTTTATTTTTAACTACGTCATTCATTGTTATTCACCTCTAATTTTGTTTAACGTTAAGCGTAGCAAGCAGGAGTTAGAAATCAACCTCCTGTTGAGTCTTCATCAACTTAAAAGCATTTTCAAAATGAACAATGCGATTATCTTGAATATCCTTAGTGTTACCTGTAGGTACACCTTGCTCAATTAGATATTGCTTGAGCTTGGCCCCATCCTTGTTAAAAGCATCCATGCCCATAGCATAAAGCTTGGCTGAGGTAGGCTTAGCTCCGCTAGCAGGGGCTTTAGATGCGGGTGTAGTAGTCTTACCGGGTGTAGGTGACAAGGAATTACCATCATCATCAATATCAGCATTCACATCAAAGAATGCACACTTTTGCCCCCTACGCGCATAGGTTATTTCACCTAAAAGCTTCTGTGGATCACCCGATGAATTAAGTGGATACATACCGGCATCTACAGACTGTCCTGATACGTGATAAAGCGTACCTTGTAGGTATTGTTTACCTTCAAATACAACAGTTTTATGGGTAAAGAACAAGCCGTTTGAAAGTAAAGCAGCATCTACTGATTCAGCAACATCTGAGTTAGATGAATACTTACCTTTGGTTGGCCCTGAAATAAATCGAGTGTTAGTAGCAGTTCTACCCAAAGGCTTAAACTCTGCTTTAGCTTTAACAACAGCTTTGATAAGATCTTCCATTACCTTCCACTACCCCTATCACCAGGTTTCATTTTGTTAATCCTTATCTAATGTTATACGCTTAACCTAAAACCAATCGGGATTCTCATCGACTGCACTAAAGCAAGCGCAATGGCCTAGGTAATCAGCCTTATAGGTTTCAGATAGGTAGTCTGCAATAAAGCTTACTTGAGGCTCTACAGGCTTCAGCGTGTCAACCTCTACCATGTGCCGTACAACATCGCTATCGTACCAGCATCGCTCATTATCAGAGTCTACATAAGAAGCGTGTAGACGAAAGGTAAGCTCAACTAGACCCGGTGAATCGGCTTCAGGGTCTTGGATTACGATGTCTTGCTTAACAGTGGTGTAGGTCATTGGTTTGTTTCCTAAGCGATGTAACCATACTAGCATCTAACATTAGACATTGCGCAACAAAAACCAAGCTTCACACAAGCTTTATCTAATGCTACATGTCGCTGTAGCTATACAACAGCGGTTTTAATCAGATCTACTTCGATAATAAATGAAGCAAATCCTGTTAACGGCTCCCGTGTATAAACTTCGGAGCCATCATTCTTGGCTATCTGAAGCTCATAGAAGTACTTCTTACCGTTCCCGGCTATCTGGAGGGCTGATGTGTCACTAGGCGCTAGCACAGTCTCAGCTACTAGGTTAGATATGACTGTAATACCATTACCTGTACGTTTTGTAATCTCAGCATCTTCATCAGGTAGTGTAAGGGCTGACTTAACTACAAAACGGGTTGTGTATCCCGGTGTATTAAAATGTGGTACTGCACCACTCTCTAAGGTATGCGTAAGTTTAACTGTGTCACCCTGTCTAATCGTTCCACCGTTCAATCCTGCCATATCTGCGTAGTGCTTCCTTTAATTGATTCAAAAGTTGTTAGACAAGGCTTAATACTTTCTATTTTAGTTTCTATAGCTTTACGAATTTCTAAGGTAGTTAGTACAAATTTTGTAGTTTCAATTTCAGTGGCCATTTTAGAGTGATACTCAAAAGTAGTTAGACTTGATTGAATTAACTTAAGTGAGGTAATAGCACCTAAATAATTACCAATTAAGATTAATTCTTCTGGTGTAAAGCCATCTTTGGCTACAGCTAGTGAGCCATAGCCTATACCATCTTTAGCAATAGATAGAGCATTAACAGGCACTACCTACCCGCTTTAGATTCTTTTTCAACAATAAACTTGCCGTCAAACCCACCACCTTTATGTACGCGAATGGGCACACCTCCAACGGGAGTAATAGACCAGGCATAACCTACCGTAACCGTTTCATCTTCGCCTAGTAATACAGCTAGATTAGATTCTGAAATTGTCAATAATACAGTTTGTACCGACTCAGTATCTAAAAGCTTAGTAAGCCCGTTATCAGTATCTAAGATAACTGTAGGCTCTGAGGCTGATGGATTATTATACAAAACTAATTCAATAGCAGCCCCTACAAAGTCTGTAGGATTGTCTGAACTAGTATCTAAGGCTGCACGTGTAAACGTAAATAATTTAGCGGTAATTGCAGCACCCGCTAGATACGTTTTATCAGCTAAAACATCAACCATAATCTAATCTCCAAAAGTACCGCTAGGTTTTAATTCAATCGAATTAAGAGTTATTACATAATCAATACTGTCAACTACAATACCAAAGCTAACTGAACCTAATTCAGGTTCTTTTGCTATAAAATCAAGTGTTACAGGGCTATCGTAACTACCTAATGATGGTGCGCTTATTGTAGAAGACATAATTAAATCATAACTGATTGAATCTAATGCTAATAAGTACTCAAAATAATCAACGGTTAAACTTAAATCAATTGAACTTAATTCATTAAATCCTATTTGAATTGAATTAAAATTAGTGATTGATGAATAACTAACTAGGTTGGGTGGGCTTATTGTTAGATTTGATGTTTTAAGTTTGTTGCTTGTGTTAAACCCATCGCTAGCTGTAACTAAACCGCCATAACCTATACCATCCCTTGCTAAAGTTAAGCCGCTTAAAGTCATTAGTTAGGGGTAGCCGTATAGCTACCAGATCCATTATCAGTTAGCATAATGTCTACATCAGAATCACTTGAAGTAATCGATGTATTTGTATAAGTAGTCGATACCCCATCAACTAAAGCAAAGCGTTTAGCTAACTTAGTAATTGGCAAAACTGTAGTTTGAAGTGCTAAGCTTGAAACATCAGACTTAAATATGTTTTGTCTATTATCTGCTGTAAAGTATCCGTAGATATCAGCAGCATTCACAGTTACAGGCGTTGTGGCAGCGTCAAAAGTGCTACGTGATGTAATATTAGCGTCGATTCGTGCTAGTTCAATAGCCAATTCAGCCCTAACGGCTTGAGCAATGGCTTGTTGTTCTGCCGCCGGTAAATCAAACTGTGCATTAATGACCTGCAAAAATGCGTCAATAACTTTACTTGGATCCCCCTCATCGATAATCGCAACTTCAACAGCAACGGCAATAGCATTGCGTTCTTCTGTGGTTAAGGCAAACCCTACTTTATCAGTGAGGCTTCTAGTTGCGTACTCCCATACCTGCTGAGCGTTTAACGTGCTAAACCCTGTAGCCTTGAATGCATTAGCCCTAGTACCCTCAGTAAAATAAGTATATATTTCAGCTTCGGTTGGGGCATTACCTGACCCAGATCCACCCGTGGGAGCATTGGCTAAAGCTGTTGTACTGAATGCCGTCGCCCCATTGCCTGAGGTTGTTGCGTTGAATAAGGTTGTTAACTGCGTTGATTGCGTGCTATCTAACCCGCTACCAGTTGAAACCATAATAATTTCAACTTGAGGCGGTTGATAGTCAATATCTACAATAGAAAGTAGGGAAGACCTATCAAATAGATCAGCACCTTCTGATTGATCTTCCGCACTAATTAAAGAGCCTCTAATTTTTAGCGTATGTGTGGCGTCATAGGGTACAATTTTCACCCCTGAATTTAAGTCAGTGAATCTAGGTGTAAATTTTGCAGCGCCAATTTGTTGATTGCCAAACGCTGAAACCATAGGCGGAAATTTACGCTCATTGTTAACATTTAATCGCCGCCTAAGCCGATGTTCTTTGTAAATGTCAATGGGTTGAATATCAATACCAATTGAATCAACGCTTAGATAAATCCGGTTAGTTGTGTAATCCTCTGACGCGATTAAAACCATTTATTTACTCTGTAGTCCAACCCGTAATAGGGTCAATTGGTTTTTCAATGTCTTCGCTAATCCAACGGTTTGCTAGTTTAGTCATTACACTTTGTAAACCGGCAATTGAAATAGAACCGGATAACTTAGTAATAGGGTCGGTGAATGCTATAGTTTCTTGCACCACTTCCATAGCATTACGATACACTCTATCAGTATTACCAATAATAGCGACAACCTTATTGTCTGCGTCTAGTTCTACTTTTTGAACCAAAATACTTAAAATAGGTAAGGAGTTTGGCCTAACAGTATCAATCGTAATTTGTTGAGGTCTATGCGCTTTTTTATTCATTAAATATTAGTCTCTGCTTCTGACAGAGCTTGTGCCGAAATGGTAGACTGTCGAGTAATCGTAATCTCAGCTAGAGCAGCTTGTGCGCCACCGTCGCCTTCGGCAAGAAAGACGACTACTTTATCAATCCCAGCAACTAACCCAGCTTGAACGTTACCGTCATAATCAAACGAGAAGACGATGCGCTTGCTTCCTGTGGAGCCTGTTGCAGCCGATGACGTACCCACTACAGGGACTCCTGATGCGTTGTTGACAATTACAGCTCCAGTCGTGTCAAAGTCAGCGGTAGATGCCCCATCCTTAAACATGCACTGATACCATGCGTTAGGATCATTTGCCCATGCATCAGATACAAATACTGTCACCTGTACGTTAAATGGATAGGTTTTTAAGTTTCCGGAGTTGTCAGTAAAGGCGACACTTTGTTGGTCAGCAGTGGGAACATTTTCAATAAACAACCCCTGCCTTGGTCTGAGTCGGCCTACGTCATCAATCGTATAAAGACGCGCTGCTCGCTTTGGCTTAAACCCATTGAGGTTAGTATCAATATCCGTATCTAGCTGCATCCAAGCATCCATACGCGCCCGAATCTGCGCTAATGTTGCTCCTGCCGAGTTACTGATTACGTCAGTGAAAAGACCGCTGGCTTGCACAAAACCTGTCTTGGTTTGAGGTGAAGCAAAACGAGTGAATAGAATACCCGTGTAGGGAGAGATAGCTGAGCCGCCGTACACTTGAGACAAAGTAAATGTACTTGTGGGGCTAAGGACTTCACCTAAGCCAAATCCAGCGGAGAACCCTTGAAGAGTCTCTACACCTGAACCACCAACACCCTTGGAAAATGCTACCCCTTGGGTATAACCAAAGGTGCGGACTTTGGAGAATAGTACCCTAGAAGTTGTGAAGTCAAAATTACCCGCACCTGAGTCTCCGTTAGCTGTGCTACCAAACACTTGGAAAGCTTCATCGAGGGGGCCGAGTCTGGAGGCATTAATAGGTGCGGCTGCTAATAGGTCAACCTCAGACTGTGAAGCGGATAGCTGGATATAGGGTTGACTGGTTGGCTGAATATCGTTAAGAGAACGAACACCAAAATAAATGCGATCAATAGCGCGAGTGGCCGAATATTCGATCCACCCAGACTGTCTAATCTTGGTTCTATCTGTGCCTGCTAGCTTAATCCCATTCTCAAACACCCATGCCCCTGCAAACTGAAATACACCATCAGTACCGGGCAGAAACTTTCTAAGGCTTGTATTAGTGCGTCTAATGCGCCGCTCAAATGCGTAGAGAGCCTGAAGGGTAATACCGAAAGCGTTAGTTAGTGGATTGGCTTCTAGCCCACTACCTAGGTTAACTTGGGATAACTCTTCAGCGGTAATAATTTCAATACGATCATTTACTGTATCAATGAAAATATTTCCGTCGGGGGTGCCTGCTCTACCTTGAGTAGACTGTACTAATAGAGTGGTTTGATTAGTGCGTGTAATTAACTGCGGGGTTGCCATATTAAATAAATACCTCTAATTCTAAGTTTGATGCTAGGTCTAACGTTTGCGAAGTTGCCGGTATACTGCCTGCGATATTAAATTCTCGATACAGAGCAGAATCGCCGGTATTTGGAACGAACTGAAAGATCACAGAATTTCCTGCTGTACCCACGTAACTAATATTGCTGCCTGTCGTAGGGTTAGTTACTTGTAAAGCTGTACCTAGATCTTGAGCATCTGATTCCTCATCATCCCAAATAGTAAAAATACCTCCAGCAGGTATACCTGAAAGTGTTAATGTCGGTGTCGGTGCAATAATGTTTACTGTCCCGGCTACTACGGTTACATCAGATAGAGTAAAGTTGCCTGATGTTTGAATATTTAAGGTTTTACCGGAGGCATCAACTCTAACTTTTCGTGTCCCTGGAGTACCGAAGATAATACCCGTTACATCAAGTGTTGCACCTGAGGTAAAATTAGAGCCGCTACAATTAATAAAATGGGCGTTACTAGTGCCTGTGAGATTTAACCCATTAAACGTAGTGGTGCCGTTCCACTCAATGGCATAACTAGCTGTGTTGCTCCGTACAGCACCGCCAAAGCTCGTACCACCAGTGATAGAGCCTGTCCCGCTAGCTAACACTCCATTAAAAACAGCTAATCCTAGGCTAACCGTTGAGTGTCTAAGAATTAGAACGTCACTACTGTAAGTATTAATAAATATACTTACATCAGCAAATGTAAATTCTTCGCTTGCAGTTCCTACAAATTGAACTCCTGAAAAAGTTTGAGATGCGGTAGAATCAATTCTGAATACCCTATTTGTTAAAGATATTCTAGGGGTGCTAGTTCCTGAGCTTATACTATAAGCGTTTGGTTGAAATGCTAAACAACCGTTTAGAAAACTACTAACCGTTGGGGCTAACGTTAGCGGTACAGGCATCCCAACATAGTTACCTGAAATTAATTCAGCACCATCGGATGAACCGTTCAACAACGATTGAATAAGAGTATAAGTACTTCCAGGTGTTAACGGATTACCAACTTCACCAGCCCCAAAATTTATACCTGTGCTCTTAAGGTATGAGTAGGGACGGTAAAGTGATACTTCTCTACTGGTGGTAGTAGTTGAACTTGTTACATAAAATCTAATTTTATTAACAGCAGTAATGTCAAAAGTTCCAGTATCCGCGAAGTTAGATCCTTGAGCTTCTAAATAAAACTCGGTGATGTTATTAGGGCCACAAAGTATGTTCCATCTTCTTTCACCATTAGTAGAAAGAAAAGCGAAAGAAGCAGCAGTTAAACTAAATGTATGACGGAAACCAAAAAATATCCCGCGCCCAGTTAAATCAAAGGTTCCATCGGCTGTGAACTCTACCCACATCTCAACGTTAGCTGTCGGGTTGAGAGAACTAACAGCTACAGATGTTGTGCCAGTCGAAATTGAAATCGTAGCATCAGACGACACAATCCCGGTATTAGACGTTGTTGATCTTAGTAGTGTTGCGCCAGTAATACTTGGAACTGCCATTTATTAAATACCTATAAGCGCTTATGCTGTTTAATATTAAAAACTTGAATATACTTTAATTGTAGCTTTAATCAATTTTTAGAACTCCGGTACTAGGTATTTGAAATTCTAACGTATCCCCTAAAGACGTTTTAGTTGTATATGCACCGGGTGCAGAAATTTGAAGTGTGAATGTACCTGAAGTGGTAGTGTTTTTTGTTAATACTAATTGATTGGATGAAGGGATAGATAGAATTTTTGAATCTGGTGAAATGCCTGTACCTATAACAGCCATACCATTTGTAAATTCACTAAAGCTATTTATTGTTGTAACAATGGGAGATCCACTAGTCACGGTGCAACTTGATATAGGTGTTGCTTGCACGTAAGGGTGAAACGCTACAAATTCATCACTATTTGAGGGTGATGCCCCTAATTGAGAACAAATAACCATACCTGCAATATTGACAGGCGTAGCCGTTGTAAGGTCAGGCCATGTTACAGATGTACCTGCACCAAGGGATACTCTAGCCCCTGTACCATCAGCAGCGGCAGACCCTAGCGTTACAGGCTTGAGAGTGTAATTACCACCTGTAGGTAACGCTAGCCCTGTAACAGTAGTTACACTTCTCAAAGGTGCAACGGTTACTAAATGGGCATAGAATGTTTTACCTGTTAGATAGTTGGTTAAAGCCCGTAGGGTGAATAGCGAGGATGGATAAGACATTTAATTAGATCTTCCTAGAGCAATTAATAATTGATAGACAATTGAGTTAAACGTAAGCATTTCATCGTTTGTATATGCCTCAGTTATTGCTGAAAAACCTATGTTTCTATTGGTATGCCCTTCAGCAGTAGAACCCCGCTTAAATCCTGACAACAAATACATACCATTTTCAATAGCCCCTGTAGCCGCTGTCCCTAATGTTCCAGCCGGTGAGCCGTTAACGTAGTATTGTGCCTGTCTAGAGGCTCCTGCCATGACACTAAGCAAACCTACAGACGACGTTGGGCCTACTGCCCCAGCCGTAGATGATCCGCCGATCCGGCCTGTCTCTCTAGTGCCGTTGTAGGCAATGCCTGTATATTGAGTAGCCACACTATCCCAATAGCCCATTAGCCATCGAGTACCGGCTAAAGATTCAGTCTGTGATGTCCATGCGTGTAGTGCTGCGTTTGTAGGTGTAACCCTAGAGCTTGGGTTTATTCCTGTATTAATTGAACGTGAGCCGTTGCCTTGCATACCGCCCACTTTTGTATAACCCGCCGTATCAGATTGGGTCATTACACCAACACTTTCTGTTAAATCAGTAGGGCTACGCAAGATTCTACGCATAGCGTGAGCTTGATTCTCACCCATTAATGGCATTAACGCCCAAACTCTAGACCAAAGACCATTAGACTTCATAGTTGAAACAAAATTATCTAATGCAAGCATGTCAGCACTTAATGGGGCTGTGCCAGTACTTGCTAGAGATGCTGAAAAATCAGCCGTGATTTGATTTGAATAAATTGAAGGCGTGATAATTAATGTAGGTGGCTGCATATCCAAAGAACTGGCTAATGCAGCATAAGGCGGTTTAATTTGGACTGCAATACGTTGAATACTTCTGATAAACGTTTCAGTTCTAGAATAAAACTGAATCATCTCAGAAGATGTCAGCCCTTTAGTTACTGCCCCCCATTGCAGATTACGGTTTGTTGAATAGTTAGGAGTTAAAACAGATTGCCCTGACCTAAAAGTAGCTAATAGCCAAATACCTGAAGCCAAAGAAGATGTAAGCGTTGCTGAGCTAGCAGTACCTACCGGTAAACCGTTATGGTAAAACTGAGAATTGCGAGTACCGCTATTTACCACAGATAACATGCCCGTTAATGTGGTATTGGCTCTGGCTGTATTATTTGCAGTAAACGCATTGCCGCCTAAACTACCTGCGTCAGTTGTGGATGTGTTTAACCTGCCAATAACAGTATGTTGGTCAGAAGATGAGTTCATGCCGCCCATCAGCGTTCTAACGCCTGAAGCCGTTTCGATTTGCGATGTCCATACATGAAGCCCTACATCGTTAGCAGCTTGCGACGATAGACTTAACCGTGCGGCTAGCGCTCTTAATTCAGACGCTACACCTTGCACACCGTTTTTACGTGAGTATCCTGACTCCGGTATGTTGTAGTTACTCATCTCTGAGAGTATTGCAAACGTACCTGGTCTATAGTCTAAAGCTTTCATTGCGGTTTCAAGATTACCGCCGATCAAAGGGAATAATTGAAATACTTTAGACCTTATACCATCAGTTTCTAAAGCTTTTAAGTAAGTATCTAAAGCTTGATAATCTTCCTCAACTACAACACCCTTTGAGGCACTGTTAATATATTTAAGGTCTTCTACTAATGGGTCTGTTGTTGGTTCTGTACCTACATAGGGATAAGCCGATAACGCAGAACACCTAACGCCTAAACCCCTTGAGTTGAAATAGCTTCTAGGTAAAATTCTTTTAGTGTCTGTGCGTGTTTCAGATAAAACGTTTGTGTAAAGGCGAGTTGTACTAGACCCTGCTAATGAAAATACAGCAGAGAAATCACTATCAACTATAATAAATCCGGCTTCAATATTACGTGCAGCAACTTCAGTAGTTGTAAAATCTTCAATTGGATACAGAAACGTACCTAGCATTTCTGTTTTACCACCGTTTATTGTTCTAACGGCTTCCCATCCACCTTCGGTTTTGAACCCTAAACTCCACAATTCTCCGCCATCGTTGAGAATCATGTTGGTATACTCAATATTCAATGACCGAGCAAAATACTTACCACCAGGTTTTACTTGGAGCGGGTAAACTGCCGATTCAAAACTTGCTGGGCTACAAAGAACGTCATCAATAAAGATTGGCCCTGCAATAGCTGTATTTGTAATCGCAATATAAGATCCTAGTCGGCAGTTTTTAATTACCAAAGGTCTAGGTGAATCATGCAGAATACTAATCTGAGTAAAGTTAGTTGCTGCACTAGCTCTAGCAGATAAATCTAAAGCGTCTAGCGTTAAAGGGTCGGTAGTGTCGCCTGTTGTTCTGATTATGGGTTTTGAGTTAGCTGACCAAAGCGTTCCTTTAGTTGTTAGAGTTACCTGATTTCCTACAATGCGTTTAACTGAAGGTGGAATAACCCAAGTGTCGCTAGTTGCATAGCTAGCCCGCTGAAAATATAGAATAGGTCTGCCTGATGCAGCGGCAGCATTAAGTCCCGTGATACTGTCTAAAGGGTCTGTTAAAAATACTGACGTAGGCTGAGCACCATAAGTTACTACGTTGGCCCAATCATCTAAATTAGTACTGTTAAATACGGGTGGTGAACTTTGAATAGGAAGTTTTAAGCTTCCTGGTGGTGAATTAAACGCTCTATAAACTGAACTACTATACTCATCAATAGTCCCTGGAATAGTGCGGCCATTGCCAAGGTCTACAGTCGAACCATACCCACTAGATGTTACATTTCTCAGATATAAACTAACGCTTACCCCAACAATGGCAGAAGTACTAGCAGAACCTCCGTTAAGGGTGCCACCAATTAAAATAATACTTCCTGTGTTTGTGCCGCCACTGACCGTTAAAGCAGGCGCTAAAATAGCAGGCACTTGATTGGTAGATACTAGGTTTTCAATTGAAACCATATTATCTTCAAGATAAAAACCCGCCACAGTTTGATTAGTGAGGATTAGGTTTACATAGGTTAGAGAATAAAAAGCTTGTCTTATCCTAAAACCGTATTGAAAACCATTAATCGTAATATCTTTATTTAGGTGCGGCCCATCAGATCTATTACCATGAATGCCTACATATCCGTTACCCGTCACGGTAACTCTCTCAATGCAACCCCAGTTATGCGAAGTAAAGTCTAAGGCTACTGCACCGGGGTTATTTCCGGTATCAATCACCATATCCATGCAGCGCATACCGAAGGCAGTATTACCACTACCCGTTGGGTTAACGGTTGTGCTTTGATTCTCAGAACCTCCAAGAATCATAAATGCTTTAGGATTTCCAGGATCATTAAACCCGATAGCATTATCAACTAATTTAAGAGTAGTTGTTTCCCTTGAATCTCCTTGAACTGTCCATCTAGCAAACCAATTATTATTTGATGGATTTACAGTACGGATAGTATCGTTAAAGTACCAAGTCCCTGCCGGGAAGATAATAGAACGGTTAGACCCTGGCTGAGTTTGGCACAATAAATTCCATACATCAGAGTTAGTCTGAGCAGATGCAGGGTCATTAGGGACACCACCATTAGTTTGAAAGTTAATTAACCCGCTATCTGAAGGTCTACCGGATAGAAATGTAATTGCAGGCGGTTCAGGCGGGGTAGGTTCAACAATAGTAACTTCAATAGCACCCGCAATGTCAGCCCAAGCACTAATATTTAAGTCAGTTCTAGCCCTGATTCGTGCTTTATAAAAACCTTCAGTACTTACCGTTGATGTATACGTTAAAAGGTTTGAAGCTAACTTTATAGGATTGCCTGTATAGTTATCAGCGTTAGGCGCTATTTGTAATTCGTAATACCTTACAATCGTGCTACTAGGCGCTTGCCAAGTTAGTTTTAATTGTAAATTACCTAAATTAGTTCCTTCTAATAGAAAAGGTTGATTGACCGTATTACCAAAGCTAATTGAAGATGCACTAGGTACATCAATCGCTACTGTCCCTGTTTGCAACCTATAGCAACGATTAGTTTCAAGTGTTAAAAGGCTATTTAATGTTGCTGAACGTCCTGCTTTCCAAGATAGCCAAAGTGATTGATCAACCGTATCTACAGCATGGATTATTGCACCTCCAACATTAAACACACTACCCGTTAGATTTGTTTGGGCACCTGTCCATGCAAAGAATACTGTTTTGTTAGGAGCTACAATTGGCATTAGCTTAAGTTAATAGGTGCGTTTGAAAATTGTCCTGAATATGTTTGTCCGGTTATATCGTGGTAATAAGAAAAAGCCCTTAATGGATTTAAGTAATCAGAAGGGAATGCTATTACCGCGACAACTGAACCACTTAAAAATAATTCCTGTTCAATTCCACTACCAACATGACTAACAATAGATGCAAAAGATATTGTTGAATTTATAGGTGCTGAAAGGGATACACCATTAAGCCCCGTTTGCCCTGCCAACACCACAGCAGGCGTAGCCCCTACAGGTATTGCAGACCCTCCACCTGATAGCCCTAACGGGTTAAAGATAGGCATTACAGACAAGACTCCAACGCTAGGTTAGTAGTACCTGATGCGGTGATTGCTGTAATTACTCCCGTATAAAGGTTGCTAGCATTAATTTCATAAAAGCCGCCTTCAGCTTTTAATAAAATGCCTTGCCCTGCGATAGCCGGAGTACCCCGTCTAATAAACACATCAGCACTTCCATTATTAACAATTACTACTGATGTTCGATTACCATTAGATGCAAGTATCGACGTAGAAGTAGTATCTACCTCTACAGTAGCCGCTGTGCATACCCCTACACTAAACCTTGTTTCTACAGGTATTCGACTATTAATTAACGTAGGTAATTTAGCATCGATTAATTGAGTTAATTTAACTAACCATCTTAGTAAAAATGAACGTGAATATCTTGCACTAGCAGCCCCGCCAGTATGTGCTGTAGGGTCAACTGACCTTACTTCTGCTGTAGTGTCAATTGTCGCTAAATTACCATCAATCTCTACTAAAGTTTGACTTAACCCCGCTTGTTCATCAATTACAACATTGCCGCCTGCTGTATTCAAAGACAAATCATCGCGACCATTACCCAATAGATCGTTTTCGTTCTTTCTGTATACGTCGGAACTTGAGTTTAATCTAGTGGGCATGGTTAAAATTAAATATAGGTATATTGTAACTTATACGGAAGATAGCCATCCTAGGGCGTTTACTTGATCGAATTGCGATAGGTAAGTATGGCAACCGGATACAGCGTCACAAACATCAGAACCATCCTTTTTGGTTCCATCAAACGCATGTAAAAAAGCTAAAAACTGCGGTGTAAAATCAGCATTTAATACCTTAACTCTACCATTTGAAATAAATTCGCCGCTATCAGGGTCAGTAATAGGTTTGCAAGTTGCCGCAAAAGGCTTCATTCTTGTTAGTTTATCGCCCATTGGTCTAATACCTTCTGCGTCTACACCAGATAGCCTACTTTTTAAGTTGGCCTCAACTTTCAAACCGCTACTACCCCCCTCCAATTCCCAACGTAAGGCGTAAGCTCTTCCTCTATTAAATTTACTGTCTTGATATCCTTGATTAACAATTAAATTATCCCCATCTGTAGGCGATAATTGATCCCAAGTTGCATCAGCTATTAAATAATAGAACTCATTTGAATCATAGGGCATGATTAAATACATGAATACTGAAGCGGTATAACATGCAGAATCATTTACTTCTTTGGCAGTAGCCGCCATGTCAAAAAATCTACAGCAATAGATCTGCCTAACACGGTTAAAGTCTGGTAATTCCTCAACTATCTCTATCCAAGTTTTATTAATAACAACGCCGGAAGCGTAGTTTACAAGCCAGTTGCCTCCGAGCAATCTTGCGGATTCGATTGCATCTTGTGCCATCAAATTAGCTTTATAACATGGATCTTTTTCTAATAGAATTTTGTTGTCTGATAATTTAGAAGGGATAAAAGTAAATGACTTAGGCAGCATCTCAGGGTAAGCATGTAAAGCATCTTCTTTTGAATCAAACCATTTAATTTCATCGCTTATTCTCACAAACCAGCGGATAACTCCGCCCCTCTCATTGATAGGTAATCCTGTCTCAGGGTCAATCCACCAGCCCAACAAGCCGCTACCCCAACCATTCTTACCAGTAATCAGCCAACTGTCTGCATCGGGGTTACAAGTGCCTCTGATGCAGGGTTTAATTCCTGATGTTGAACGATTACGAGACATCAGATAGAAAAATTGACTTTCGGTGAAGTGTGCGATTTCATCCATGCCAATTCTAGTTATCTGAGCACCTTGCCAAGAAAACTTATCCTTCTCATGCTGTAGATGCCTAAAATCTATTCGAGAGCCTGAAGGGAATCGCCACTCCTGCCCATTTTGTTTTCCTACTCCACCTACTAATGGAAAAATCTTTTCCGCCTCATTTGCGAGGCCGCCGGGAGCGGTGATCTGCGGTGATGTGCGCCGGAAGATGACAGCAGAATATTCAGGATTTTCTACATACTCTTCTTTTGCAAAGTCAAGCAATAATCCCCAGGTTTTTGCGCCGCCTGCTGCGCCCCCGAATATTATAATATCAGCATCACAATTAACAAATGTTGTTTGAGGGCCAGGTTGTGTAGCAGGCAATCCTTTAACGTTTTCGTCAATTTCAGATGCTTTCTTAGCTTTATTCCTAGATGAAACGACTAAGGGCAATTCTGAGATTGCCCTATCTAATGCATAAGATTTTACTTTCTTTTTAACAGGCATCCTTTAATTTTAGCTGCTTTGAATAAGAATGAATTCCTAAGCTTCTACGTTTATAATTTACGGCCATCGTTGTAACACCAATTAAAGCGGCTACAACATAATCAGGTTTTGTGCCCAATAAATCTATTTTGTCTTGCGTCCATGATGAATCTCTTAGAGATTTAATATCCAATAATCTTCGTAATTGCCCTACTACATTTTTAGTAATTCCTAATTCTTTAGCTAGCGTAGTATCTTCTACTTTACCAAGTTTATCTAATGCCCATTGCGGCCAACTATTGGGGTTAAAACCATTCGGCGTTGATAAGTCTTCATATTTAGGAATACCATTTTCAAGTCTTCTATTTTTTATTAAAACAGTTGATACACCCGCTTGCCTAGCCAGCTCAGCATCATGCTCCTTACCCAACATATCCATTATGCTTTTAGGCAATTCTTTATAGTTAGCCTCTAAAACATTTTGGTATGCTTCAAGCCGCATCTTTTTACCCTTCTTAGGGCTAGGTCTTCCCGTAAGCGCTTTTGATATCTTTTTCCTTGTCTCTTCTGAATAAACTCTATTTAATGTACCCTCGCCGCCATCTGTGAGGTTAGTTAATGGATACCCCATGTCTCTATAGGTCTTAATCCAGTATATTTCCCTTTCTTGCCAAGAATCCCCAAGTGCTACCGTTTCAATAGGCTTAATAGCAGGCTTAACCCCTTCATTCTCAAGCTTACGAAACCATCTGCTTTTATGCCAATGATGTCTAGCTGGTTGCCTAGATTCTGCTATATGCGTATTAAGCCTACGAATTAACGCTACTTCAGACTTGCCTACATATCTAGGCGTTTGCTTTTCATCTCTAGGGTCATATAAAACATAAATGACCACATCCTTAGATTTACGTGTTACCTTATTCATATCTGTTTAACACTCACATTGTTAAATGGCTAGATAACCCTTGAACCTCAGAGATTCAGGGGTTATTGCTATTTTAGCTCAATTTATATAATTTATGCCTAGCGTTATACACACTTGGCACCCTTAGGTAAATCAAGCTAAGGCAATGTATATTAAGGTAATACCTACGAATCGGAGATTATTGATAAGTGTCAGCTATTTATGTAGATGCATCGTATAAAAAAGGAGAAAAGCATGCAGGTGTAGGTGTTTACAACAGTGATACAGGTTTAGCTATTGGCAGAAGAATAGAAGCTGTTGTTAGCAGATATTGGCAAAGGATCACACTGCATGCTGAGCTTCACGCTATAGGAGTTGCCGCCTTAATGGAAGGCGTTACTCACATAATCACAGACAGTAAAGATGCTGTAGAACTGTATAAAGGGTTAAAGGAAATACCTGAAGGTGTGCGTTTAACCTCGTTGCCTGATGGTTGTGAGTTGACATGGATACCCAGAGAGCAGAACCTCATAGCTGACTGGATGGCTAAAGCTCCTATGGATATAGAACTACAACTGGCCCCTAACTTAGTTGATTTACCGACCCCTGAGCCTGCTGTAGTAGAACTTGCCCTTGATTTAGTAGAAGCTAAAAGACAAAAATGGATAGGCAATCTAAAATATACTCAGTTTTTAGATAGCGCTACTATTGAGTCAGTTAGGCAAGCTGACAGTTATATGCTTACAAGACTTATTGATGACGCTAAGTCTCAAGACAAATGGATTAAAGTAAATCAGGAATTAAAGACTAACATTAAAAAACTTAGACAGACTCAACAAGAATGGCACAACAAATATCAAAAACTAAATAGTGAGTATTCTCGATTGACAAGAGAACTAGAATCACTTAAACAAGAATATGGCATAGATTCAGATGGCTAAAGCTATATAATGCAAATCACTACTTGACCAAAAACCCTTTATAAGTTAAAGGTCTAATCTCACTCAATCTTTATCCAATATTAGACAAAACCTATTGACCGTGATCACGCGCTAAGCTATAGTAAGTGAAATAGGACAAAGGAACTAAACCAATGGCTAAGCTTGAAGACGTAATTAAGGCTCATGGTGGCGGTAAGCAATCCGGTAAGTTTGCAGTGCCTCTATCCATGCTTCAGATTGATACCCAGCTAGATAAGCGTGACCGCACTACAGAACGCTATCAGATTCACTTTAATAATGTAAAAGCAGGCATCGTTACTCGTAAGGGCATTGAAGACACTATCGAGGTACATAGGGGTGTAGGTGACAATGCCGATACTCTGTATGTGGTTAATGGTCGTACTCGCACCTATGCGGCCCGTGAGGCTATCTCAGAAGGATTACTAGGGGACGTTACAGAAGATACGTTCCTAGTCCCTGTAGAGGTTAAACAAGGCAATGAGCTTGATTTCCTGGCTACTCAGTTTCGCACTCAGCAAGTTTTAACCCTCAGTGCTGCTGAGCAAGGCGCTATTGTGGCTGAGATGGTTCGCACTGCTGGAGGACTTGAAGATAAAGTAGCTGAAGCTTTAGGTAAGTCACTTAAACAAGTTCAAGACCTTCTCAAAGTCGATAGATTACTTCCTCAAGTAAAGGAAATGATTTCAAACGGTGACGTTGCTGTTACCGTCGCTGTTGAACTAGCTGAGGAACATAGCGGTACTGAGCTAGTAGAAATCTTTAGCAAAGCTAAGGAAACTAAACAAGTTGAGCAGTCTGAAGATTCTGACAAACCTAAAAAAGGTAAAGGTAATCCTAAAAACAGACTAACTAAGCGTGACATTTACAATGCTAAATTCAATTCTCTGGCTGATTCAGAGCGTGAATCACAAACTACCAGCATGTTGAATAACATCATCGCAGTACTTGAGGATCAAAAGCTTGACCCGTTCACCCTTAAGCAACTACACGACATCTCAGTTAAAGCATTTGACAAAATGGATTAAGGTTTCACTACACACTACGGAGTTTAATTAAATGGATACTGAAGAAAACTTTTATATTGGTGTACCTTGTGAAGGTCAGCGTTTAGCTGATGGTACATATTGGACTAACTGTGATGCTAATGTGGGTGATATATCTGAAACTCACCATTACGAAACTAAATATGATTCAGTAAATGGTCATATGTCTAAGTCTAAAAAGACTAAATGTATTGAAACTTCTACATTCAATGGCTTACCTTTTGCTAGATGGGAAGATATAGATACTGATTGGCGTAACGCTGTTAAATATTCAAACCATCAGTGGGGTTATAAATAATGAAAGTACTAGATTGGTGGGAATCAACCGCTTTAAGGACTGAAGCAGATGACGGAAAGCTTAGGGGTGAGATTGTTTATATCATGTATGACAATGTAGGAACACAACTATGGTGGAATGGTGTTGATTGGTCTAAAAACATTAACGATGCTACACCTATGATAAATGACGGTAATTTATTTAATCAATTCAAATCAGGAGAACCTATTGTTTTAATTGAATATGAATACTTCACTGAAAGTATACTCAAATCCATTGCACATTAGACAAACGTGAGTTAAACTTAAAAAGTAACGCGCACAGCGCTAAGAAATAAAGGAAGGAAAACAACATGTCTAACGAAAGAATGTCTATTGAAGAAATAGTTCAACACAATGACGCTATCATGCAAAAGATAAGGAAGCTTATTGATCAATATGCACAGGCTATTGATAATGAATTACTTGACGAAGCTAGGCGAATAATGGCTGAAAAGAGAAGCCTAGAAAAAGAACTCATTCGCTAGATTGCTAAGGGTGCATTTATTATTCAATGGAGTAATTAAAGGACTAGGTAAAATGCCATACACAAAAGATCAAATAGTCATTATTATGACTGGACAACCAGACCAAGAAACATGCATTGACTTGTTTGAATCTAGTTGGTGGGAAGACTTTACACATGAGCAAGCAGCTTTTTTGCAATTCCATCAAGATAAACTATGTATGCCTTTTGGGTTATTCCATAAATACTTTGAAAACTTAATTGGCAGACCTGTTTACAGCCATGAGTTCGCATCTAAACGTTTGCTACAAGAAGAACTAGAGACAGGTATTCATCCAACGTTAAATGAAATACTTGCCCAAATCCCATCTGAAAAGTTAATCACTTTTACCCAAAATAATTAAAATGGACACTAACTATATTCAGAGACAGTTGAATCTTTATTACGGGACTACTAACATCCCGGCTCAATCTGATTGCCTATGGCGTATCGCATCAAACGCTGATATCTACTCACCTGATGAATTAAACAATGTAGACAATCACAATCTACCTTTGTCAATGATTCAGCAAATACTTGACTGGTTGTTTCAAAACAAGTTTTACTTTTAAGCGCTTCGCTTTAATTAAAAACCCCTAGGCTTTTGTCTAGGGGTTTTCTTTGTCTCAACTTTATTTAATTAAGGGTGTTCAATACATTAACTTTGCCTAACGTGCAATGAAGTAAGGCATAATAGACATATAGAAACAAGGAAAGCAAATGATTAACCATCCTGAAGCAAAGATTAATAAACTAAACCGTCAACTTGCAGGCTATCCCGTAGTAGTTGGCCCATGCTATGAGCAATCTGGCGGTAAGTGGAAGCTTCTAGGGTATGAGGCCGCTAATCTAGGAAATAAGCGTATAACGTTCAATGTTAACCTTAATCAGCTAATGGATGCAGTAAACAATATGATTGACAACAATCATATTATGCTCAGACCATACGCCTAATATCAACTAAACATTGGAGTTAAACAGATGACAGATAAAAATACGAGTATTGTACCTAGGCCGATTAAAAAGCGTACAGATGCTACGGTAAATCCGCTTAAGCGGCCAGATTATTTGATTCACTGGCAAAAGTTCAAACAGGCTAAAGACTGATAGTTAAAACCCCTGGTGATCACTAGGGGTTTTTATTTTGTCAGGCTTTACAGAACATGGCTAACTCAACATATTAACTTTACCTAATACTAGATAGGTAATGTCATAATAGGGATATAAGCAACCAAGGAAAGCAAATGAATCTCTTCACTTCCCTAGCTACTCAAATCGGCGTTACTGATGAAGTTGATACTTGCTCCTGTTGCGGTAAAACCAATCTAAAGCGTACTGTAGTTTTTGAAACTACTCAAGACTGGCAAGGTGACGGTGGCGATCAATTTGTTTTTTTCGGTACTACTTGCGCTACTAACGCTAAAAGCAAAGCTAAAAAGCGTTTTAATGATATCCGTTCTAAAGTTAATGCTGAGGGTTTAACTGAATCAGAACAACGTGATAAAGCAGCGCGTGAGAAGGTTAAAGTTGACTATGCTCGGTTTCTAGTCAACCGTGGTCATAGCCTACCTGAAGCTTGGGACATTGTTCGACATATCGAATCTCAGCCTAACGGTGTTTATCGTATGGCTACTAAACTTAAACTAAGCGCTATCGCTTAAACTCAAATCAACCTTACCTACTCACCCCGCTTAAGGCGGGGTTTTTAATGCCAATAAAAAACCACTACTCAATAAAGCTTGCTGGCGCTGAATAGTGGTTTAGTTTAATTCGTTTGTCGTGTCCATACAAAGGAGGACTATTTACATTTTAGCTTTCTTCAAAACGTTACCCAAGTCATTAATAGTTTCCTTTTTCAATCCAGCTATCAACATATCAAGGCTAATAGCATCACCATAACTAACAGCTTTATCTTTTTTCTCAATAGCACATTTCAAAGTATCAACTGCAAACTCATAAGACACAGTACCTTTGAACTTAAGTTCAATTGAAACAGTTTTACCGTCTGTCTCAAAATGCCAAGTTCCTAGACAATCATCCATAGTTTCAATCATTTTATTAATCCCCAATAAAATTAGTAAGTAACTCAGCAGTCCAATCAAAGCAATTAACCATTACTTGAGCTAAATCTAAAATAGCGTGTCTACTACAAAAATGAAGCATTATATCTTGGGGTGACATATCCCAATCAGAGCAACCATCCCACTTTACAGCACCTTTTGCTAAACACTCACCTAAGTCAAAGTAAGGCATAGTTTCGTTAGATGAGTTTAGTAATTCAATTGTTTTGGTGTTATTCTCCGAATAAGATTCAACAGACGCGAAAATATAGTAACCAACGCTATGTTCTTTCACATCGGCAAATGCGGTGTATCCTAAATCAATAAAATCTTTTCTTAGTAATTCAGACATTGGTAATCCTTTTAATTAATTCTAAAGTCACCAGCAGCCGCTTTAAGGCGGCTAATCACTGATTAAGGTAACTCTCTACCAATTCACCCCTAACCTTTTGTAGATGCTCAATAAAAGCATCATACCCTTCGATGTCTGTCGCTATTTTAATCGAAGTATCTCCAAAGTGTAGAAAAATACCTTCGGTTACAATGTCACCGTCTGAATCGTAAGTGTTGATTGAGAATTTAGGATTGTTCATTCTCAACTCTCCTTAAAACTAAATTCTTTTTTATTCAAATTCTGTAGCAAAACAGCACCGTGATCCTTCTCAAATTTAAGCGTGTTTAATCCCTGTGAAATAGATACATTCCAAGGGCCAAGGGTACTTAGAATAGCGTGAGCTTCTGATTCGGTCATTTTAATTTCTCTAATAATACATTCAAATAATCAGGATACTTCTCTGCAAATTCAAGCCTTAGTTTTTTACAATGTTTTTCAGAAGATATTTTCAATTGAACTATTAGATCAAACTGAGCTTTTACGGCTGTATACTCTGATTTATAACTATCGCCACAATCAGCATACATCCCATAAGCATCTACATTCTTTTTAGCCATCTCTAAATGAGCGTGTATGCCCTTAGCATTAGCCCTCAATAAACTTCTTTGTTTATAAGCACACAGAACTTCACCTATTGCTATATAAACTTCTTTCATTTTCAATTCCTCAATACTACCTAACATTATACAGCAACTAACTCTCTATCCTCAATTTCTTTATATTCAATTTCATCTAAATAAGGTTGGTAATAGATGGAAGAGAATTGAATATCCTCATCAGTGATTAGCAGTAGCTCACCATCAATCTCTACTAACTCAGATTCGTTAATGTAGCTGACGTCAGGTGGGTAATACGTAACGACAGATGCCCCGGACTGAAACCAAGTGATAACCCAATCAATTGAACGGGCTAGACCTTCTATAGGGCGATTAAAACTATCTTTAGGGATGATAGTACCTCCAATAGCTTCCCACGCTTTAATAGCGCATCGGCGTAATTGACTAAGGGTTTTGATAGAAGCATCTACAACAGACTGCACAGCAGTACCGATACTGAAAGATGCTTTCTTAGCTTGCACCTTCTCAGCGACAATCATTTCCTCAATCGGACACTTGCCAGACTCAGACTCAGAACCCTTACCAGACCGTCTAGGAGCACGCCCTAGAAAGAACTCATGAGCTAGTACGGTTAGAAAGTTTTTATGCCCTGGTAGGTCTGCTAGCGTAGGCTGTTGAGTTGTAAAGTACCCATCAGCTTTACTTAGAAAGCAATGTTCAAGGTACTCATACACATGCAGTAAGCGGTTAATTTTAAATTTACTGAGGTTTGTCGCGTAACGTCTGCCATCTACATAGGATGCGTCAACATCAAAGCAACCTAGAGCGGCTAGGTTGTTACGCACAAAGCGCATATAGTCTACACCTGTGTAGGCAGTATCACCACAAGACTTTTTAACAAACTTAGCCGACTGCTCAAGGCTTACCTGCTGCCAGTCTACTTCTAGCATCTCAGGCAGTAGAGTGTAGTCGATGGCGTATCCACTTTTTGATTGAGCATGGCCTACCCATTCAATAGCCTTGACCTTATCCATTAAGCAGTAGATTACATGCCCGATATATGCCAAGTGTGATTGAATCCCTCTCCTAGGAGCCGTCACCTTTCTAGGGTCTTTAGTGGTCTTGCTTACAATGCTGTTAGGGTCTGCTAGTAGCTCAGCCCCTAAGCCATGTAGATAAAGCTCAAAGTCTTGGTCTAGGTTGGGTACTTGATACTGAGAGGTATACCGTACCTGACTCTTACGGCTTTTAATCTCACCAGTCTTTTTACTGATATAGAACCTTTCACGCATGACCCTACCACCGTAGGCATCCACTGGATAAAGGGTTAAAGGGTGTAGTGAAGGCTGACCTATATCAGGGTTAAGCCAGTCCCTTGTTACTTCATCGTCTAATAGTGGTTGGTGATCTTTGTATTTATCAGGCAGGTATGTTATCATGACGGTATTGAACAACTATATCTAATATACCACGGTTTTTTGCTTTTGAGCAAGCCGTGGTATTTTTTGTCTAATGGGCAACGCCAAATAAAATTTGAAGTGGACAAGCCATATAACTTTAAGCCTCTATATATTTATCTCACTCCGTTTTATAAATTAAAATCTTTACCAGTGTTAAATATATAACTAGGTAAAGGTTTATGCGTTGTCCACTTGGATTAGAGGTACACCCTAAGCATTTCTACTCAATCACTGGATAAGCTTAATCAATTAAGTAAATATACTCAGCGTGTAAACACCATCAATTAACCTTCCAACAAATCAGATGGCCCTATTCTCACTCCTGCTATAGCCGACAAGGCATCACATAAGGCTGATAGTTCAGCACCAGAGAATCTAGGCATCTCATCAGCGGTTCTCATTCTACTAATAGATGTCTCATGCCTCTGCAACTTCTCAGCTAAAAGCTTGTTACTAATGCGATGTCTCGCCATCACTTCATTTAAGCGCCATGTAAGCATGTGGGTTAACTAAAGCGGCTATGCTAGTATCCCTTACAATCTAGCTCTCACAAGCCCTTAGACTCACCTCTCAGCTTACAAATGATTAAATAGGTAAATGTACTCAGTTACAGGCTTTACACAACTACTGTTTAACTTTACGCTAAGTTTATGTAACGTTAGACAGAGTGAGGTATATTAAAAGGGTGGTGAGACAGAGGACATACGGATGAAACGCGACAAACTTTTTTATCAAGCTGTAATGACGCATAATTGTTATGTAATTGGTAATTTAGCTACATCTGCTACAGGTCGTAGACTAGCAGCTTTGATAGAACTATCAGAGTTAAAGTTTCAGATGGCTAACGACATTGGCATTGTAGAAGGATTAGATGCTGTGATTGAAAAAATACTTCGATACTACGATGTGCAAAAAGCTATCAAAAGCTACGTAGCCAGTTAAAATAATACTTAATGGTTTAGTAGTCGAACTTTAGGGCTTGAAAGTATTAATTTATTTTACAGGATTTAACCCTATGAACAGCACCATGAATGATTTAGCTAATAAGCAATGGCCTGCAATTTTTCAAAACACTAGTTTGATTCAATCTCTACCAGAACGTGAGCTATGCGCTCAAATCTTCTGTGCTTGGGCCTTGTGTTCAATTAGACCTGAAGTGCATAACAACTTTGGGCATGTAATGGCTGCTTGTGCTACTCGACTATGTGTATCAGTGACGGATGAATCACTTACTCAATACTGCAAGGATAAAGGTTGGTTGTCTTAAGCCCTATTACAAGTTAAATTAAATAGATTAAAGGATATTCAATTATGCCAAACGACTACATACCGTATAGCGACCTTTTAGCATTTGGTCATAAATTTAATGCTCTGCTAAAAGCTTATGCTGAAAAAGAAGGGGTTAAGTATGACTTAATGGATTTATTTAATCGTGGTGTAAAAGCTTTAGAGTACGCGCAAGCTAAAAATAAAATACCTAATGACGCTACTATGCACTACGCCGCTCAGCAATGGGTTAAATGGATAAAGGAGGGTAAGCCTTAATAGTTTAATTAATTACGTTTACCCCATTGCACATTAAACAAACATCTGCTACACTCAACATGTACATTAGGATTCAATTAAATGGAAAACGATAAGCAATATACGATTCACGATGCTATTGACGTTACCACTTCGCTAAGTAAGCAAGCGTTTAACGCTTATAAACAAGCTTTCTTTAGTGAAGCTGCTGAGCAACGTTATGATGCTACGGGTAAAGCAATTGGCAATGCAGCTATTGAAGCCGTTAAACTTACACGTACTGTTAAATCTAAACTGAATAAGCCTCAACCTGAATAAGTAACCAGCACAGCCTGTAAGCCTCTAGAACATACCTTAAGCATTTTAAGACTACAGTGTATCTTTAAGGCTTAAAGCTGTTCTAGAGGCATTAACGTTTCTCTAATTAAAGAAAAGGATTAACATGGAATTTTTAATTTATGAACAAAGCGAGCATAGACAAGAAATAAAAGAAGTCACCCCTAAACAGTTGTATCACTGGGTAAACAATACGAGTTACACCTATGTCAAAAAATATGAAATTAATGCTTTTGGGCAGAATGCAAAACTAGGTCAATCTATCATGTCTGATTTTGAATATGGATACTTAATTGTTACTCGTATCCGGTAAATCAACATTCAACCCTTAGCCACAAACTAAGGGTTTTTATTTGTCTAATCTTCATCTAACGCTATTGCATGTTTGGTTTACATTTGCGATAATGGAGGGAGTAAAGAGGAAATACTTAAATGCCTGAATTTAAAACTGATATGCCTACTCTAGTAATTGACGATAAGACAGATAAGAATAACTGGTTTGCCTTTGTTAAAGATTATGAAACAATTGGATTTATTTCTTCTCTGCCTGAAGCCGTAGGTAAAGCTGCTGAAATGGGTATAAATCCTGGTTATCTAGTCAGGTTAAGTAATCCAAATCTACAGACTACTTTAGGTATTTCATCTTGCATAGGTTCTTACCAAAATGTAAATAAAAAAGGTTAAGAAAATGCTAGAAGATGCTATTCAACCATTTTTAGAAGCTGGGTTTAAGAAATTCCCAACAAACGGAGTATCCAGTAAACATGCTGCGTTTGGTCTGCAAAAGATAATCAGAGATTCACAAGGTACTAAATACTTTGTCACTGTTTACGTTTATGACTTCTCAAGCATCTCAGATTACCCTAATCCAAATAAAGCAAGTTTTAGTTTAAGTTCTCACTTTGATTCTGAATTGTTAGGCAGTGATCAAGTAGAAATTAATACAACTGTTGATTCTCCTAAACACGCTATAGAAACCCAAGAAAAACTATGGGTAGCTCTGCAAGGTAAATATTATGAAAGGAATTAAGTGAATGAAATCTTGCCATGACTGCCGACATTGCGCTTACAAGTTTTACCACGCTACACGCGAAGACCTTGAAGATGAATCAATTGATTGTGCTTTAGACTTCCCCACTTCACTAACTGAATCTCAATTTGAATCCGCTATCGCTTCTGAACACTGGCATACTCGTTTAGCTACAAATTGTCTTAAGTTTGAAGAGAAAAATCCTTATTTGCGTAAGCCGACGCCTTCCCTTTTAGAACTTTATTAGAGGAAATTAAAATGACACAACTGATTTATCAAATTGAGGGAGAATCTACTACATATTCCAGTGACAGTAGGAAATTTACTCAGTATGAATTCCCTAATAATGTAGAGGTGTTTGACCTAGGTATATTTCAAAAACATCCTACAAGCCTTGAAGTTATATTTAGACTTAAATTGATTGCGCTAGCTAGAGACATTAAAGCAAGTTTCAAAGCAGACCACGCTATTAATCTGAGTTTGAGTTTAGCTTACACTATAGCCGAAATATGGGAAATAAACTCTAGCTTAGGTAGAAAACTAGAATCTGAAATACTAGGCCAAATTAAAGGAAATTGAAATGCAATTAGCTAATGGATTGAAGGTTGGAGATGTTTGTTTTTGTGAAGGGAATGATGGTTTACTAAGTGGATTCTTAGCCAGGATTTTAGATATAGATTTAGATCAAGATGAAGTAGTTATTGAGAATTTAGAAACTAAAAAACAACCAACTATATATAAAGGTCGTTTAGTAACTCTTAATTTTATCAACGCTCAGTTAACAGACCAGGTAATTCAAATTGAAAAGTTGCGTGATTCTATTGCAGACATTTTGAATAAGGAATCAAACTAATGAAATCAGTTGCCCGTTTCACTATTCGCCCTAATGGCGATAAAGATGATTTAATTTTAGGTGGAGTTTCTAGAGATTCACCGCTTAAATCAGGCCGTATCTATGAGATTAGAGAAATATTGGGAGTACTTACTATTGTAGATCTAGGCCCATCTGAAATTAAAATTAAGCGTAATCGTACAGGTGCAAGTTGGAACTGTGACATAAACGGAATTATAACTAATGGTCTAAATTATGCGTTAATGACTGAACAAGACTTTAATGAAAAGGAATCAAACTAATGTTCGGTAAAGACAGGGATGACGGAATTATAATTCTAGCCTTATTCATTTTCAGCAGCTTATTTATGTGGTTAGGGTTTTCAATGGCATCAGGTGGGGTATGCAAAACAAGAGCAACACTGCCTTTATTCGCTGAACAGTTGTTTATAACTTTTATGGGTGAGAGATAATGTTTGAAAAAGAATTAAATGAACTTAAATCTCAGGCTGTTAATGCAATAAGTGAACGATTAACAGAAGATGATAAAAGCTTTGCCGATATAGGTGTTGTTAATCTACATCTATGCCATTACCTAGAAGATTTAATCTCTTTACTCGATACGATGCCTATAGCTAAGGTTCATAAAATGGTAGATGATTACTACGATTCAATTCAGCCAGATGTAAACGAGTATTAATGAATCAAATTCTAGTCTACCAAGACCGTTGTTTAGTTGGATTTATCGCCCCTGATATTAACAGGGGTAATTTGTTTTACGGTAACAATCTAACGTTAGCTTTTATTCATGGCTTATCGAAAGTAGAGGCATTAGATAAACTTAGATTAAACGGGTATCAGTTTCGTACAGCAGAATCTTTAGCTAATTAAATTAAATGCATTGTAATTGGGTTGATTTAAGTAAATATGATGAGCAATGTACTGAGTATGCGAATGAAGTTGATTCACTTAAATTAGGCTTTGTTAGTTCAAGTTATAGAAACCCAAGTCCCCATCGAATCGGAAAATTGGGTGAGTGTATATTCGGAGAATTATTCAATTTACCTGTTAACTTTGATCTTCATTATCAAGGTGATAACGGAATTGATTTTAAATTAAACGGATGGATTGTAGATGTAAAGTCTACAGTGTATTGGAAACACCCTGATCTTAAGGAGTTTCCTAACCTGGCTCACGTACCTGATGTGTACGTGTTGGCCGCTATTGACCCTGAGAGGATGCGGGGAAGGCTTGTAGGCTTCTGTAGTGCGCTTAGGTTGCTGAGTATGCCACCTACTGATTACAAAGGCTTAGGGCGTAGGTACTGGGTAAGCGGGGATGCACTTTGTAAGGACTGGCTAATATTAGACAACCATTCGATGAAGTATGCCAAAGTAGCTTGATTAATTAAGGTAGTTGAGGCATACTGAGGGAGTAGTTAAGGGATTGATTATATGAGTGTGCAACGCAAAATTATTGAGACAATTGAAGAAAATGACCTAGAGTTAATTATTTACAGTGCCGTCACTTTTATTGGTAGTACTTTTGGGTATACCCTTAGTTGTAAGGCTTACACTATTAAAACTGAATCAGGTTTTGCTAGATTTGAAAGCGCTAAACAAGAAGGTCTATTTCATCTTAAAAAGAGTATAGGAAAATAACTAAATGATTACCACTATTCACCCCGGTTTTACTTATCAGATTGTAGAAAACGGACACACTTTAACAGGTGAAGTTTTAGAGATTAATAGAACTGCTCAAAATACTTTTACCTATCGCGTTTTATGGTCTGATAATACCGAATCAATTGAAACATCGATTTCACCAAGGACAACTAAATGTACCAACTTAAATTAATCAACCTCAACACTGGCAATGTTGATAAATCTTTCACTCGCTCAACTAAAGTAGCAGCCAGTAAACTTTTGTTTAATTTAATCAGAAGCAATAGCCGACAGTTTGATGTAACTGTAACTAAGGATTAATTGGAATGTCTCATCAAATTACTACAGAAGATATTCTAGGGTATTACTCTAACTCAATTGCTAGTAGCCGTAAGGAAAGGAAGTCTTTAGCTATCGGGGTTACTCCTACCTGTGAGAAAGGGTTGATTTCTGAATATGTTTTACTGTCTCAGGGTGTAATTGTTCTTAGAACTAAGGATATTAATGAAGCGGTAAACGCTTACAATCAACTTTAATTTAAGGATGTTATGCCTGATAAACTTGATTTCAATTCACTAACTCAAACTCAAATTGACTGCCTATGTGCAATTGCTTTTGGTGGTTCTCAAGTATGGCCTAAGCAAACCTTAAACTTCTTAGTTGATAAAGGTCTGATTGAACATCACCCTATTAGAGATGGTGTCTTTACTACTCATACTTACGAAATGCCTAGTCACGTTCACATTCAATTTTGTGAATGGTGTTCTGATACTTATACTGAGGGAGAATGATGAAGCTGAATGTTAAACCTAAAATAATACTCAACGTAAAACCTAAGATGAAAAATGAAGTGATTATTTCATATTGGAATGAAGACATTATCAAAGTAGAGTGGTTGACAAAAATAGGGCAAGACTATATTAAAAAAGTTGTGGCCGATAACTCAGACATATTACTTCCTACAAGTCTTGTTTCTTCTGATGCAAACGTTTGCTGTTTTGGTATTTCTAAAGACTACTACTTAGAAGAGGTAGTTCAAGCCATAGAACTTCAGGCACCGGATGATGTGACCGTTATTTATAACAAAGGGAATTAACTAAAATGTCTGTAAAAGAAACTGCTGACAAAATTAAATCTAAGTATGGTTCAAAATCAAATATGCCTAGCTATGCTCAGGTATTGAGTGAACTTAAAATAGGTTTAGGTGAATACCTGTTAGCTGTTGAATGGTTAGGCTGGGATTAACTTCACAAAACAACCGCTTAAGTTTACGTCAACTTTATTTAATGTTAGATATACTTTAGAAGTACTGAAGGAGAAAGGAATTATGAGTTCTAGTCTTGAGTCAAGTCTAAAACCCAACGCTCCAGCTAATTCAAGGTTTTTAACTAATACCGAACACCAAACTTTAGAAGATTACTTGGCCGCTGTTTCAGATCATGACATTGTTAATGAAATATTCCGTAGTAAGCCTGAAGAATTGATTATGTTAGACGAAGCATACTCTCTAAAAGGAACTTTAATACCTGGACATAAAGCTGTGTTTAGACGGTTTGTTTAATTAACCCATCTAACCCTAAACACTTCACCTCTAGCCTAAAAACTAGGGGTTTTTCTTTACCTTAACTTTATCTAATGCTAGACGACAAGCTATATAATAGTCGTATAGCAAGCAGGACAGGGAAATGAAAACAGCTTACGCATCCTTTAACCATAACGCTACTCATTCAGATGAGTTTTTAGTTACTGAAGCTTATATGTCTGAACTGGGTAAGCAGTATGCCCTTGAAGGTAAGTCTTTACCTGTTAAAGTGAATCTACCAGGTAGACCCTTTCCCTTTCACATCAAGCGTTCTAGACACGAATGGGCCTGTGCTTTCACTGATAGCTATTTTGCAACTAAAAAGGACTTAAGTAAATGAAATCTAAATTTGGTATTCACAATTACAACTTAAACGGTTTAGATTCACTTGAAATTTTAAGGCTTGCTGTATATCAGCAAAAGTTAGCTAATGATTACATTGCTAAGCTTGAATCTCAGTTAGATGAACTATTGGATAAGGATTAAATTAAATGCAAGTAACATTTAAGCATGGTAATTCTCAAACTGTTTCAGAAATACCTGAATCTGATTGTGAGGATGTTACCCTTAATTTAATTAAAGATAAGGCTAGAGAAATTAAATTGAGTTGTGGTGTAAAAGTTAGTTGGGAAATTGTGAAATGACAAAGATTGTTTATGAAATATGGATACGCAATCAGAATAACCCAGATTGGCGCAAGATGGATCAAACAAGAGATTCAATGCAGTCTGCCCTAAGTCTTTCTTCCATTATGGAAAAGAAAGGGTTTGAAGTAGATATACGTGAAGTGTCACTATGAAACAACCAATCTACGTTGTCATATATGATCCTACTTTTCCAGGTGTGAATAGGCTTTACTTAAACGACTCTAACCAATGGGTACAATGCTTTAATGATGCTGCTACATTCTATGATGGGGAATCAGCCAGTACCGCTAGGGATGCGCAAATAAGGACTATAAAAAATAACCCTAATCCAACTATCAAGAATAATATTGCTTCAATTAAGGCTAGAATTTTTATTAAAGATGTAGCCGTTGAATCTTTTTAATTAAATCCCCTCACACTAACTTTATTAAATCAGAGCATGTCTTTACGTTAGCTTTGCCTATTGTTAAATAGAGTGAGAGATAATAGATACATACAGCAAGGACACTTAAAAATGAACATTCCTCAGCAGCTAACCAATTCAATCGAAACTTCTAATAAAGTAAGAATTGGTAAGACTACCTACGATATTCTTTCAGTGTCTAACACCTTTGGTTTCCTAACCTTTACCATTCAGGCGCATAAGCGCAATCAAACTAAATCTTTAATGCAGCAAGATGCTTCTTTTGTTTTAATGACCGACGGCAAACGCTCAACAATGCCTAAGTTTGTAACCCCTGAGTTTATCTAACTTTAAGCGCCCTAAGGCGCAATTAATAAACCCCTCTAGATAACTGGAGGGGTTTTAAGTTTAAGGAATATCAATCATTTCAGCTACACCACGTAAGATAGCAGCACACTTAAACCGCCATTCAGTTAAGCTGAAAATCCACATTAAACCGGCAGGGTCAGTACGCCACCATTCATCTTGCACAGCTTTATAAAAATCAGCGATAAGCTGTTTATTTAACTCAGCTTCATTGCCTAATTGTTGCCAAACATTAGATTCATTTTGCATAGGTAATCCTTTAATTTATGGGCATAGCCTGTATAATGTCATATAATTATTATATAGCATTAAATACTTGAATGAAGTATACGGAAGATGTGATTAAAGAGTTTTGTCAGGAGAATGGCTTAACCTTTAATGGGATTGTTTCAAAGCAAGGTACTAACCAACTTATTAGAAAAGTTGACGTAACATGCCATTGTGGGCACCGATACGACATAATGCCCACAATGCTTATAAAATCTAAAGTGTCGTGCAATAAGTGTAAATATATAAAAGTTAGAACGACAAGTGCTAGTGATATACAGCAATTAGCTGAGGATAGAGGGTATACATACGTAAAAGAGGTTAGTCTTAACCGCCGTAGATTTATAGACTTAGTTTGCCCATCTAAGCATGAAGTAACTCTTAGAGTTGATCATTTTGTGAGCGGTAGTGGTTGTGGATATTGTAAAAAGAACGTCAAACATTCCTATGAGTTTGTTAGACAAACTATAGAGTCCGAGGATGGATACACGCTTCTATCAACCGAATATATTAATGAACACACACCCCTGTTAGTAGAGTGTCCCAAAGGACATACATGCCAACCTAACCTTTCAAATTGGGTAAAAGGTAATAGATGCTCTACTTGCTCTGGTGCAAATTTTACACTAGCCCCTGCGTCTGTTTATTACGTTAGGTTTGACACTAAATTGGGGCCGATGTATAAAATAGGTATCACCAGTCATAAAAACGCCGAAGATAGGTTTTACCGTGAAAATATACCTTTTAGAGTTCTATCGGAATCTAGGTATATGTCTAGAGAATTTGCATTGTTGGAAGAACGCAGTATCTTAAATAAATACGAAAAATTTAGATATAAAGGAGAACCTTTACTCTTATCTGGCAGCACTGAACTATTTACAAAAGATGTATTAAATCTAGATGTCTAGATTATTCTTTTTCGTCTAAACTCTGTAAGAGAGTATCAATACCCCAGGCATGATCCATTTTCTCTAAAGCTGAACTGCTTACCTTATCGTAAACCTCAATCAGTTTAAGCATTTCTTGGGGCTTAAGATCTTCTACATCAATAGTAGTAAGCCATTGCTTAGCGAGGGAGTGCATTGAGTCTGAAATCTCCCACAGGCTCTTACCAAGCTTGTAGGTACACTCTCTGATGTAATCTACTTCCTTAGCGTGTTCTACCTTTTTAAGATAGAGAATGGTAGCGTCTAAACCATCCTTAAATGCTGACAACCTACGCCATTTGACTAGCGTTTGCTGTGACATATTAATACGCTTAGCCACCTCTTTATCAGTAATCCCTGGAGTACTGGCTAAGTAAAAAATAGCGTGAATCTGCTTAGCATTAAGACCTTTACCATTCAAAAATGATAGGTCAGATGCTAAGTCAGTATTTTCTGCTAAATTTTGGTTTTGTGTCATTAGTTAAATTACTTTTGGGTAAATTTTACCCTTATCCTATTTCAATCTCACCGTCGTCATCATCAATGATGAATGTAGGCTCATCTATTTCTCTACCCTGTTGCAAAAGGTCTAATGAATCATTCCAGATACAGGTAGCTAAATCTAGTATAGCGCCTTCACTTAATCTAATTTTATTAGACTTAAGCCCTGCTTTTATCTGAGCAACAGTATCAACCATCAGTTTAGTTTTGAACTGATGATTAATTAAAAATAAATCAGTTGGGTTTGATGGTGTCATTGTTTTATTATAGATTAAATAAAAAACCTCTGTTGTGATCAGAGGTAGGGAGTTGATTTAATACATATCAAGAACTGTAATGTATCTGTCCTTTGATTTGTCATATATTTCAGCTCCTTCATCAAGTAGATCTCTTAGTCTACGAGGATGAATCGTTTCAACTTCCAGTGTTTGACCTTTAAGCTTAATTACAAACATTTTCAATCTCCTTTTATTTAAGTGACACAGCCAATTCAGGTACTATCTCAGTAATCTCAGTTACTCTACTGTCATATTCCTTTTGAAGCGCTTTAAGGCGCTTTGAGGTAGTTAACAAATTAAGTTGAGCTTGTAAGTCTTCAATCTGCTGAGTAACCGCATCAATACCAGCAGCATTACTCAATTGAATACGTTCAATCTCAGAATCAATATCTTGTTTAATAGAATCTAAATCTGAATCAGTTTCAGGCGTAGGTTTAACGTTCTTAAGCCTGATAGTAACACTGCCACCATCCAAAGGAATTTTAGCTTTATCATTCTCAGCCTTAAAAGCTAAAGCTTCATCAAGTGCCAATTCTTTTTGAAACTTAAATTTAGATTCAAGTTCCTCTAATTGAGATTTGAGTGTAATTAACTGTTGTAAGTTTTCCATTTATTTCCCTAACTGCATTACTTTACTAGCAAACTGATTAGAGTCCATTGAACTATCTTTTTGAAATTCCCAGTTCAATGTAGAAAACAATTCTTTTTGATGTGGAGTTAGGCTTTTCTTAATAACTTCAATTACATAAGCAACACCACAATTTTCTTTAGCGGTAAAGCTGATAATTTCAACAGGGGCTACTCCACTAACAACAGAACCTAAAGGCATTTCACTTTTAACAACTACATCAGTCAGTAAGTGAGTAACGGGTTCCTTTTCACTGGATGCTACATGCTTAACTGATTCAGGGTTAGTGATTGGATTACCAGATTTAGCCCATGATGATGCATTGCCTTTTACGATGTAGTAACTATCCCCTAAAGGGGTAGCGTTATATCTAACAATGTAAGTATCCATTTATTTAATTAGGTAGGGGATCTTGAGAGGTAAACCAGATTGGACTGTATCGATATTTATTTAGAAATAGATTAAGGCAACTTGAGTAAGCTTCATAGCTGATGTCGCGTTGATTAAAACGTACTCTCTGCCGATTACATTCAATTGCCGCTTTAAGTTCAGCAATCTTACATTTCAATTGGTCAGTACCTTTCAACTTACCAACCTCATCCTTACATTTTGAATGAGGAAAGTAATTAACTTCCTCAGCGTGTAGAGTATCGTTACCATGCTTGATTGTGATAGAGCCTGATAGCCTTACGTGAGGGCCAGGGGTAGCACTGGAGGTGTAACGGCCAGTATTAGGCCAAATAGCTTTGTTATCTTCTAGCAAGGACTCATACCATTGCAGGTATAGACCTGCTTTCTCTTGGTTGTATCCTTTGATATTGAATACTTCGCGAAGGGGTCTATTAGTCGCTTTAGTGTGCATTACTTTAATAAGTTGATAGGGTAGTTTGTTCAGCTTTAGTTAAGGGTAGATATTTAAGAAACTCTCTACCAGCTTTCGTTTGCATCAAGTTAGTTTTAATTTGCTTTTGTTCAGCTAAAGGTAGCCGATAGTAGATGTATTGGACATCAACTACTGAACCTCGGTTATGGATTAAATTTAAGCAGTCTTGCATAGTCCTTTAATGTATCGTCTATTTAATTGTATCTAATGATTGTCCAATGTGCAACAAAAAACCCTAAGTATTTTACTCAGGGTTAAAGACAAAGGATTTAATTTAAGTTGATTTAATCTTGGGTATCACTCTCTACATCGTTTTCATCAGAGGATTTAGAAAATAGAGAGACTACACCTCCAGCCCAAATACTTAGACTTAACAGGTCAATACTGTTACCTGCTTTCAAATCTAGAATCATTTGAATGAATAGGGCTACTAGAGCAATAGCCATTACACTACGGAGAATATACTTAAGTTCCATCCGATACCTTTTGGTTAGTTACTTCAAAATTAACAGAATCAAAAGCATCTACATTTTCAATATACCTACCATCGGACATTCTGCGCATCCATAGTTGATTCATTACCCAGATGTAATCTGAATCAGTTTGCTTAGGCATTTTTCAAATCTACCTTAATTAATAGCATCCGTAGCCCATTTCGATAACGATTTCAGCTAAACGACCTTCACAATCTGCACAGTTTTCAACATTATCACTATCAATAGATGTCAAACATGGGCCTAAGTTTATATCCCTTAGATAACCACCTCCATTAAATCCATCTAAAATCATTACTTCAAAATCGCCATCAATTTTATTTAAGCGTTCAATCAATTTAGACTTAAGCATTATTAAAAACTTCCCATATTTCAGTTTGACAAGGTTCAATCTCTATATCTAGCTCAGTCCCGGCAAAGGTTACTAATTTAAGTGATATTGGATTAATCAAAAACACTCCAGTTTGAGTAAATGCAACTAAAAGACCACCAGACCATTCACCTTGAATAAAAGCAGGATGTTTACCTGATTCAGTTAAAACATAGATGTCGGGTGGTCTAGGTAAACGCATACCTACAGGCTTTTAATTTGAGTAAGCATCGATTCAGCCATGCAAAAAGCCATAGCGGCTAGAGCATCTGTTTGTGCCATAGGAGTAAGGCTAGTATCATATTTATGATTTGCTAGAAGAATCGTCATGCACTCAATAGCTAAATTGATATGTGCATCACTACCATAGCTGTAATCAGTTTTAGACATTTTTAATTTCCATACACATGCGCACATTCTAGCTTAACTCTGTCTAATATGCAACACATTCATTCAAGGGTTGTCGATAGGTATATCACGTTATATAATGAGACTCAATTAAATTAAAGGACTCAATGAAACTTCTACACTGTTCTAATTGCGGCGATATATTCAATTTAGATTTAACTAAAAAATCGTGTAGATGTGGTGAAACTTGGGGCTACTATCAAACTGATGGAGTTAAAGCCGTTGTGTCTGCTGGTAGGCATACAACGGCTATAGGGTTTACCAATCCTACTTTTCTCTATGCCCGTATAAATCGCCCCAAATCTGGTATGGGAGAACGGTTTACTGCTTTTGTAATGCCTGAGCACTGCGATAATATTTTCTATTCAAAAGGTGCGTAAGTTCATATAAAGCTTGGGTTTCTTTACCTTAGCTTTATATAATATTAGATAGGGTGCGTTATTATTTAAGGGTAGATAGAGGAAAGGTAAATGTTCACTAGTGAAACTGTTTCTATTATCTGTGAACTACTTAGTTCTGCTGTTAGCTGGTCTAACGTTATTCATGGTAGTACACGTAAGGTTGTTAAAGGTGTGATTGTCGATGAATCAGATGTAAAAACTGTTGTAGACCTAGTTGATTTTCAAGTTAGTCTAACCGACCTAGGGCATTCAGTTCTGATTACCGATAATCGTTGCCCTGACCCACTATAGCTTTTAAGGTGCGTCTACTTAAATAATTTGACTCATGAATAATAAAGGAATTAAAAATGTTATCTCCTAACTATTACGCTGGCTGGAACTTCGCTATTTCTCAACTTTCAGTAGATAGAGTAAGCCGTAAGGCTTTTGTTAAAGGTTTATCAGACTCTATCCAAGTAGAAGAGTATTCAGCGCATGGCAGTGATTACTACAAAGGGTTATCAGATGCCGTAGCCACCTACCAGGCTAATCGAAAGATTCCCATTAAAGCTGAAATTAAAGTAGTTTCCTTTTTTAGTTAGATGGATACTCAGAAATTTAAGCAGCAACTATGGAATGCACTTAATTCAAATTCAGAGTTAGCTTTTCAAATTAAACGATATTCTAGCTTTTACGCTAGAGGTCTTAAATGTAGAGCAATTGAATTTAGTCAAAGGTTTGTTTATCCTGAAGTAGTATTCAACTGTCTTAAATGGTACGCATCCAATTTACTTGATAAAGATAGAGAGTTTGTTCAAGAATTAGGGGGTGATTTAGAACCTTTTATTCCTGGTTTCAGTAAGCAACATTATTGGAGAGTTTACAAAGATGAATTAAGTTCAATTCAATGGGGTAAGTTAAAGAAAGAATTTAATGTAATTGTTGGGCCGTACATTAAAGATTAAATCTCAATAAACTAAATAAGTTAAACTAAAGGGATGTATGTTTTAATACGTCCCTTTTATGCTTTTTATTCACTCTACTAACCTTTTAATTGAAATTCAATTAGGTTTAATGAGGGGGGATTTTGAGCTTTATTATCAGCCTGTGCTTAGCTTAAAAGAAGATAAAGTAATAGGCTTTGAAGCTTTAGTTAGATGGAATCACAATAATTTAGGATTACTTAGCCCTGATAAGTTCATCCCATTTATTGAAAAGTTTGATTGGCTAGCTTGTCAGTTTAGCCGATATGTACTTAAAAAAGCTGTTAAACAGGCTAAGGAATGGAATTGTGATGAGAATTTATACATTGCCGTCAATATTCCTACTGCCCATATCGGTAAGACTGGTTTTGCTAAGTTTGTAGACGATATTCTATTTGAAAATGGGCTTAGCCATTCTGCTTTAGTTTTAGAAATTACTGAATCAAGTTATGGTGACTTTGCACCAATTATTAGAAGCTTAGCCAACCTTAAAGACCTAGGAAGTAGACCACACCTAGACGACTTTTTAACCGGCTTTAGTTCATTTGAAAGATTGCTTAGACTTGAAAAGTATTTAAGTGCTGTTAAAATATCAGAGCTTTTTGCCGCTAATTTAGTTGATAATTCTGATATTGTTCATCTTCTAGTAGGTGTAGCCCATTCAAGGAATTTGAAAGTAATTTCAGAAGGAATTGAATCTCCTGCGCAATTAGATGTGGTTAAGCGGTTAGGTGTAGATGCTGCTCAAGGTTGGTTATGGTGCCCCGCCCTACCAGCAATTAAAGCTAAACAATGGGCTGAGGCTTATAACATCAAATATCAAACCGTATAAATCGCTACAATTTAGTTATCCTTTTAATTAATAAAAATGAAACTAAAGCGGCGAGGTGTTGAGTATCAATTTAAATTAGTTGAGCTTAAAACTACGGTTGACGATAAGGCTAGAATGCTTGAGAGTGAAGCACATCAAGCCGACAGGCGCAATGCTGAGACTTTGAGAGTATTGGTAATGCGTTGATTATCTTCATAGATGTACGGTTGGTCTTTATATTACCTTTACCTAATGCTACTCTCTAGCGTATATAATTTGAATATACGCAGAGGAATTAAACAAATGACCATCAACGATATCGCAGTAGGTGACACGGTTACTCTAGCCTCTGGCGAAACTGCCAAAGTAAAAGATATTCAGTTTCTTAAAGTGTTTATTCAGAAAGTCAAGTTTGGCCCTGTTACATCCCTAAATGTGAATATTAAAGATCAAACTATTCAAGGTCTAGCCTAAAAATAAAACAAGCTAAAGTAAACCCCTAAGATGTCTTAGGGGTTTTTAGTGTGTATCTAAGCAGCTTCATTAATTAATCGTTCTCTCAGTTCTTTAGCCATACCCATAAAAGATTCTGTATCAGATCCTAGCGTTTTACAGTGATTGTCAAAATCGTTAGGTGTTGCTGTAGATTTAACTTTATTAATACACCCAGGACGTTTAGCGTATACACAACATTTAGAATAAAAGGCTTCAGATGTCATAGATTTAGCTAAACCTAGCTCAGCCATTCTAGTAATAAATAAATTGTCTTGCTTAGTTACACCACAAGCACTACAAGATTCCATTAAAGCTACCCCAAGTTTCTTTTTTCATAACGTTAACGGTTACTTGGTCTTTGCAGAGCATTAGGTAATGTACTTTAAGCAACATTTCTTTAGCTTGAGCTTCATTCATCTTTTCAACGCTAATTTCAAGGTTACGCTGGATGAATTGCTTTTCTGGTGAAAGTTGAATTGGTTGCATAATAAATACCGTTAATAATAGTTACTGAAAACTTTCCTTATATTCTTCATCGTTAAGGGAATAAACATCTAAATCAGATTCTTTAGATGGAAATGAGGGTTGCCCTTTATTTTTACCTCTAGTTTTCAATCTACAAGACTCCCCTTTAATCAACACGCCATTGTTTGTACTCTCAATAATTCTGTGATACCAATCGTCGCTAAGATTAAACTTGGTACGCATATACAAATCTAGCTTAGTAGGTCTATCCATTTATTCCTTTAATAACTGCACTCATTCTATCTAATATTTATCTAATATGCAATGCTTTAGTTAAATCTAATAGTAGGGCTGCTTTCTTCGAGCATAACGCCTCTCTCTAAATTAAATCGATACTTATCAAGGCTGAGTATGCACTTCCATAACTCACCTTGATACCCGTCAATCTCACCGCCTACTAGCACCTGGTAAGGCTTAAAGCCTCTCCAAGATGATTCGTTAGGGCCAATACCTAACTTAAACCTATCGGCCTTAATGCCCATTAGAGCGCCTTGGCCTACAAATTCACCATGTTTTAGATCTAACTTGTTCTCTGTATAGTATTTGACGATTTGGAAGCCAAGGTCAAATATCTTTTTTGAGCCACCATCGGGGAACTGTTTTGTTTTTACCTTAAAGTGAGGATAAACACACCAAAAACCTTCTAAAGGAGCTACGTCTACTTTTTGCTTAATTTTATAATTGAGTTTTTTGCGTACCGAATATCTCCATCCTTGCTCTATTGTTGAACCTTCTGGGTAGGTGTGCAGATTGTACTTATTCTCAATATCTGGGCTTTTGCTTAGAGTGCCGTGGAAAACACCATAAGCGCTAAAAATAACATCGTCCATTATTAATAAAATTAAAGTATAAATCTATTCTACCTTAAATCTAATATTAAACACTCCGTAATACCCATGAGATTTTTTAGCTTTAATTCAAATAAAGAACTTGAATTAATTAAGACTGATGTAATTGAAGTGAAACGTCAACTTACTTCATTACTTGAGTCTGTGGAGAGAAATAATATAGCCGATGCTGAAGTGTGCGCTTTGATTAAAAAGCAAGATGCCGCTATTGATAGATTGAATGTCCTTAACGTTGATAAAGAGAAGAAATTAACTGGTCTTTCTCGCTGGGTAATTTTGGGTGTGTTGGGAGTGATGAGTTTAAGTGTGCAATACTCATTGGCCTACGATAAAGGAACGGGAATAAGTGTTAAGCCTAGTTCTGGGTCTAGTCCAATTCTCCCGATTGCATATGGCGTTGCGATCATTGCGATTGCTGCCAATCAAGATGATAAGGTTGGGGTTTTGATTGACAGCATTGTGAAAAAGATTAGCGGTTAAGCGGCTTTTGATTCGGCTTGCATGGCGACTAGGCGGGCTTTCCATCCTCTAGGCTTTATTATAAAAGTATGGCTATTTAATTCAAGCTCATCTCGGTAGGCGAGGGCATCAGATTTATTTTTGAAATATTTGTATTGATTTCCGTTTTTGCACCATTGAACCTTCCATGCTTTTTTATCAATACTTAAGCCTCTTAAATCATAGTACTCCATGTACACATGATGGGCATCAATAGAAGATGTCCAGCCTTGAGAATGTAATACATTGCCTTTAATTACATTGAAACACGAAGAATTGTGCAGATTATTATCTTTGCAGAACTGAAAAAGATTTAAGCCTTGAAATGTTGCACCGGCTGGCGAAACCAAGTAATAGGGCTTGGATAGCTTTTCCCGTATAGTTTGTTTTGTTTCAGGAGAAGGCACCTTACCCAAATGAGCATTTCTCACAGCTTCCATCTGTTTTTGCGAAGGCTTCATTCCCAACGTATTCCAACTTAGTACACCCATTCGAGCATTTAAGCTCAACAATTTATCTTTCTCCCATTGGGTTGCTATCAAAGATCTTTCAGCAACTTCAGCACTTTCTCTTGTAAGATAAACATCTAAAATAGATTTAATGGGTGTGTGCTTTTTCCAATACTGTTTATGTCTTACAGGACTTCCTAAATATCGAACATCCTCTTCAGGAAGACATTTTGAAGATCTGACTCCAAAATAAATATGCGGAATTTCAGCAAAAGAAATGGAGTAGGTATAGTGGTATCTTTCCATATTATTACCTTTAGGCTTGTTAGGTTGGCTTAATTTTTGAAGGGCAGGATGTAAGCCAACATCTTTTCAGGGAAGTTTATAAAGTTTCCCTTAGCCCTATCTGTATAATAGCCTCTAACATTAGATAGAATAAAGTAGTATAATACGGCATTTTGTTAATTAGGAGGTACGGTTGGAAGATTCTTGTAGATGGTTACTTCTTAGGGATATTTCAGTTTTTAGACCAGACCATTACAAAGTGGTGATCTGCGAAAGAGACACATCTTTGGAAGTTATCGAAGGACACCGGGAGCGGCGTAATACCTATGTAGTGGATATGTTCACAGGTCGATCATGGGGCAGAATCGGAAGCGGTCAGTATTTGAAGTGGAGCAGTATTCCCCCAGCAGGAATGCTGCTCTCTTCATCAGAACATCGTCCCATGCCTGACAAACATATAGTGATATGCTCGAAAGTCCCGCAATACTTTGGCCCTCGAATCGGTAGAGTTCACGCTGATTCAAATCAACTGTTATGGCAGATTTTTTCAGACACATCTAACAGTTGGATAGGGATTCCTGCAAGTTACATAGAAGGTTGGTTAAACTTACCATGAACTTAAATTCAATACTTGACTTCATTAAAGACTTTGTGGGTTGGCAGGAAAGTAAAAAACCATTTAGGTTTGATATAATTTCTCAGCATGAATACGAATCTGGTCTGCTTTTACGGGTCAGTAGAGAGTCGATTACAAATCTACAAAACGACGCACAGCTAACCAGCTACATTTGGATTGACAAAGATAAGCGTAAGCCGTACCTGTACGTCTTTCTTGATAGCCTGGGGGGTATGGGTATTAGGAATCTTTCACACAGAATTCAGGTTCTCAGCTCAGAGAGAACGTTACAAGATGGCGCAGTAAGGATTAGCTCTCATCTGTCATCATTTTATTATTTAGGTAATAATAATCAAGCTAACGCCATTATCCTTAAATTAATTCTATATTGTCACGGGCAAAATTACGATAATTGCGATTGGGATTGGGAGATAACAGCTATCCGTAAACAGAATTTAGGATTTGAATATACAGACCATACTCAGAGTAAAGCTAGAGAAGATAACAGATATAGCCTAAATCGATTTGAGATTAGATTCCCATTACCTAGAGGGATTAGTGCAGGTTTATTTAATAAATTAAGTGAGGCTGTAATAAAACCTATACGGGAATCGCCTAAAAGCAGAGTATTAGAAATTACACTGCTTGGTGCTATTTTAATAGGTGTACTTTGGATTATTGTTAATCGGTAATAGACTTTATCTCATCGTAGGTTTCAAGCAAATCTTTTAATTCACTAACATCAATCAAACCTTTAGAAATCAAAAGTTCAACCAACCTACCGTTAAATTCTTTAAGCTTTTCAACAGTAGATTTTAATTGCTCTAGTTCACCGTCATAATAGCTACCTTGCAATTGTCCTTCGACGTAAGTTGATAAAAGTTCATTTCTTTCTTCTGTATGCCAGCTTTTAACGTATTTGATTTTCATCTTTAATCCTTATATATTTTAGTTTGTAGTCAACCGATAACCTGTTTTTTAGTTAAATAAAGCGTCACATTATCCTTAGCTCTAGTAAAGCGTATACCTTCCATTGCTAAATACAAACAGATTTGATCAGTAACAATGGGTCTAAGCACTTCAATCTCTTTTACATATCCTAATGAGTAGCTATGGCTTTTTACAACAATATAATCATCAGAGCTATCTGTAGAATCATCTGATAATCTTTCGTCGAACCACGATAACGCTTTTTCAAGAGGTGTCATTGGTTTAATCCTTTAATTTCATCTATTCTAACACTCACTCAAATCAAATGCATACCACATTAGATAAAGTTAAAGTAAATCTAAGGGTGCTTCTGTGAACAAAGGATTTACTTTGATTGAGTTGATGGTAGTAATGGTAATCATAGGCATACTTGCTGCTATAGGATTACCCATCTATCTTAATCAAATAATGAAAGCTGAGAACACTGAAGTACTAATGCTGCTTGATAGCTTAGCTACTCCAATAGAAGAATTTAATTTAATTAATAACCGATATCCTGCTGATGTAAATTCAGGTAATAACCCAGGCTTGTCTGTATGGCCTACTGAAATCCCTTTTGATTCAGTTTTAGATTATGAGCATTGGAGTGTTGAGCACAATATGTGTGTTGTTCTAATAAATCACTTTGGCAGAAATAGGGTGAGAGATGCCCCTGTTCATATGAAAGCGGGTGAAGTAGGTTCCATTGTTATGGTTGACGATGATTTCATTAAAACTATTGCTGAATATCCTTGCGATTCTCCAAGAGGGTCTATTCGTTAAAATTAAAATAAAACATATGCGCTTTAATTACGCTAACTTAAATCTCTGTATTGATAGAGTAGTCACACTCACCGATAACGTAGGTGAGGATAAAGAAACTGAGGTAGGTTATAAGCTTGAAGATTCAGCAGCTACTAAAGGAGAATTGGTTAAGTACCGTCCTTTATTTGTTTCTGCGTTACTAGAGGAACAAAACTACTCCACTCAAGCCTTATCTACTGCTAACGATGGAATTAAATTTAGCGGCAACACCTCTCAAATCATCAGTTGGCTAAGAGAACAGATTGCACAGGATAAAGGTTTAATCGCTGATGGGTATACAATCCCACCCGGTTACGATGCTTACTCCGCATATCGTGAGCTACTGCTTAAATTGAAAATTGAACCTGACGACGCGACAATCCCAGTTATGTCTATTATTGTTGCTTAGCCTTCACAATCTGAGCATTACCGTTTGACTCTCTCATTTTAGTCAATTCGTTATTAGCATCCTTAAGAAAGATACGATACAAGTACTCTAAATCAGAGAATGCACCCTTAAGGGATGCATATAAACCGGATTGAGCTTTCTTATTTACATCGTGTAATTCTGAAAAGTAAACCTTATATCGATTTAACTCAATAGCACTTCGCTTACTTTCAGCATTTGCATACTGCCTTGAGATTTTGAATAAGGCATTGAATAAACGTAACCAGCTAAAAAAGGCATCGCGTATGTGCGCTGAACATATTTGAATTGATTCACCGTCTTTAACTACCGTTATACCTTTGGTGTCTAAAAACACTTCTAATTTAATTAAGCGCTTCATTGTAAAAGTCCTAAAAATAATCTACAGAGTATGAACACACAGACAAAACCTACTAACACCTCTGTTAAGCCTAACAGACAATATTTAAGCCAAAAATGTAGTCGTAGCTTGAATAGGTAATCTTGAGTATTTGAATTAGTCCAATGGGCATCACTCCATTTATAGTTGTCGGGATGATGCGCCATACCCTTATGTCTGCTGTGATGGTTAAGGCATAAAGGGAATACAGACCAGCCAGGTACTTCTAAATCAGGTTCAGGGGTATGGCCAAACAAACCACGCTTACCATAGTAGGCATGATGGACGTTAAGCGCCTCAGCACCACATAAGGTACATTGATGCCTAAGCATTCCATTAACCTGCTTACGGGTCTTAGGCCATTCCTTACCGTAACGTTCTTTCCCTTCATCCGAATAAGTCATGGAACTAACCAGTAAGATACATTGCTGAAGTATGAATTACAGAACCCACCTTTTAACAGTAGTTCTTTAGGAAGGTCATTAGCTGCTGTCTTAGTACAGAATATGCCCGGTTGTATTTCAACCAAGTCAGTATTATTACGCAACCTGTTTAGATTCGATTCTCTATAAGCGAAGCGCTCAACTACTGTAAAACCTACTCCTGCTGTAAAACTGACAACAGCTATTAAACTCAAAGCGGTTGATTGTTTCACCGGCCCACAAGCTCCATGGCTGTATGCGACGTAGTTAAATCCTCAATAGATGCATTAATTAAATTAAAGCTATCCCTTACCGCTGCATCTTGCGTAGCGTTAAGTAGCTCAGTCGATAGGGTTTTAGCCCGGTTAAGAGTGTTTAACAGACTTAGATATAGTTGAAGATTTTCGTTCATTTAAGTTAGTCCTACTTTTGTTTAATATTATACGGGCAAAGGAACGTTAAAGCAAGTGACGATTTTCAGGATGTTAGCGAAGTGTGACTGTGTAGCCTTCGTTATTTTCCGTAAGCAATTCAATTGACATAGCCGCTGTTATGTACTTAGCGATTGAATCTACTTTTCTGTCCGGTAGAAGACCATCACGTAGCCATTTAGTAGCCCAGGCTGAGCTACCTGTAACATCAGAAGCTTTGAATGTATTACCGTGCCCAACCTTTTTAAGGTGCTCCAAAAACCCACCTAGACATTGATGTTCTTTTTTAGGTGACGATAACGCTTGCTTAATCACACCATCAATATAATCGGTACAGATAACAGGGTCATCCACAGGTTCACCCATTAGGGAATCAAGGTCTACCATATCTCCTAAAAGAGTATCTAGGCTAGGAGCATCCATTAATTGAGTAGCAGCCTTAGGTGTTTCAGCGTCAAGCAAGGATAGCTGAGCCGTAGCGATAGAAGGTGTTGTCACATTTTGAGGTTCACTTACCCAAGATCTAGTATCACGGTCATAACCTGAGTAGTTATGCAGCCGGTCTAATGGTTGCCATTCGTTATAAAAAATAGCTCGGTCAACTTCTGACTTATCCATTAAATCTTCAAGTGTTTTCATTCCCTCTTCAGGAGATGGTACAAAAGAAGTATTGATAAATTGAGAAGCTAAGTCTTTGCGCTTTTTAGAGACAATGGCAATAGGCTTAAAGATGGCCCTATCCCCGCCTGTCATTCCCATAGAGCCGTTGTGGGGAATCTGACCCACACCCCATACATACTTACGTCGGCTATCCCCTGAAGATGATACGCCGATCATAAAAGATATAAAGCTAGCAAATTCTGCTTTGTCAGTAGACAGAAACTTGCGGCATGTAATAGTCCATTCGTCGATTACATACAAAATATCCTCTGGCGTATCCTTAAACTCTTGAATACGCTCTTTGAACCACTTAATATAATCAGCGTCTTCTAATGACTCATGGCTGATACGATGCACTCTATCAAAATGGGTTGTCCAATACCCAGTTTCTTTAGGGTCATTTTTGGGATCAATGCCGACTACTTTAATACCTGGATTTAACGCTTTAACATGAGCGATAGCATTTGATACCAGCATCCCCTTACCTGCTCCAGGGTTGCCAATAATCAGCAAAGACTCTAAGGTTTCTGCCATTTGAACAGGGATAGGCTTTTTAGCTTTGTGAGCAGACCTAACCTCTTGTGTATAGTCTTTGATTACGGTAGCCGTAGATTGCGGCTGTACTGGCATCTCAGCCTGCCTAGCCTGAATGATTTGGTCTACCACGCTAGGTACTGTGGTATTTTGCTCTACCCATTCATCAGGGGCTAACGGCTCATTGTAGAAAGCTTCTACATTTTCAGTTAGGTTAACTTGCTCATAATCTGTAAGCCCTGTAGATTCTTCAGGGTTTGATTCTTGCTTAACTCTCACAGGCGGGGCTACCTCTACAGTCTCAGGAGTATCGATAACTTCCTCAGCCTCTACAGTAATAGCAGATCTCTTTGCCGACTTTGATTGTTTACGGCTTGCATACTTAAAATCGTTTATGCCCGCTAACGCTATAGACAAAGCAAAGGCAGGCGCTACAGATAGGCAAATGATAGGAGCTACTACACAACCAATTACGCCGACTAGGCCGGGGTGTTGTGTCATGTGGCCAACAAAAAAGGGTTCGTCGCCTAAAGCATATTCATCGTTTAATCCTAGGGTGCTTGCCAACTTACCAGCTCCCCCTGATGTTTGAATGGTCATTGTACTTAAGTCCTTATATTAGATAGGCATCCAATTAAGGATGCCTTTATACAGTCTAACCTATTTAATCTGAGTAACTAGTACTTTTTCCCTTAGATGTGCTAAAGAACAGGATCACCCAAATAAACCCCTCAAAGCTGAGCATGGTTAGAAAGAATTTAACCAACTCGCCATATTGGATATAATAGGCTTCCAGTAGAGGAAAGTCGGCAATGATTGCTGAAATACCACCTTCATAAGGCGGATACTCGATGAAGCATACAAGCGCTTCAAGGATGTATGCGCAACCGGCTAGCCATCGCCGCTTAGCTACCTCCTTCTCATCTGAGGAATTTACCCGTACTCGATTAGCGAAGATCTTTTCGATAATACGCGCAGCTTCAGGTGATTCAGTCCCTAGCGCCAATATCTGAAAAAACTGACAGATAGCCATAAGGGCTACAGCCATAATCGATACAAGGTTATTCCAGATAAAACTTACAAGCTGTTTAACACCGGGGATAGACATTAGAAAGTTGTCAAACGGCAAACTCACAATGTCTTCGCTAATCCAACGTGCAACACTTACCCAAGGTTGAACATTAAGCAGAAAGATTAGACCCAGAATAACCCAGATAAAAAACACACCGCCCCAGATAGCAATAGACCCGTTTCCTTTTTTAGTAGTCATGTTAGTTTCCTTGTTGATTATCGTTGTGTGCGTAGATAGAGCCGGCTTTTACTGTTTCAAAGATTTCAGCAAATTGTTGTTTGTGTTCTGCTGCAATCACAATAACTTCTGTAACCACACCATCTTGAGTAATTCCTATCCAACCCAACTCGCTACAAACAGTAGCATCATTTAGAATTACCTCTCCTGTAACAGGTCTTGTAAACCTCATTCCAGGTTCAAGAATAAAGGGTAGACCCGTAGCTGTATCGATTACGGGCGTGCAAGTTTTAGCAAGTTCTAAAGCGGCTCTAGAGTCTTTTACTTGCTCTCTACCATGCGTAGACAAAGACTTTCTTTCTCTACTTAGTTGACCCTGGGTTTGGGTGTCTTGGGCTACTTCTCCAAGCCCACCCATAGAGCCAAATACACCGAGGGCAATAGCCCCATAAAACATCATTTTGATATTCATTACTTAGTCCTTTGTTGTTAGTTAATTAGTTGCCAAAATGAAATTGGCAAACGTTTGGCAAATGGTTTTTTCTTTGGCGTAACTTGGCAGATTTCACACCCTTGCCAAACTTGTCAACCCTTATGCCATAAGGCTTTGGCGGATTTACCCTGTTTTGGCAATTGTCACTTGGCAAGCTTTGGCAGGGTGTTTAGCGTTTGTTTAATCTGCCAAGTTTTGACTTGGCAAACACACCTCAAAACCTTTCACATTTTCCATTCACTCCTTGTTTAATTTTAACAAATATACTGTTTAATGTCCACTAATATTAGATGGTATTAGCGGGTTTTTGAGGGTACTTAAACTTAGCATTTAAGTAACTATACCCAGTCTTAGCTACGTGGTATTGAAAGCTGTTTAGCGTAATGTCTATCTCCAAGGGATGCACCTGAAACCATTTTGTAAAGTTTGAATTGTATTCATTCTGACTGGTTAGCCTATCTCGCAATAATACAAACATTCCGTTATAGTACTCGTCAATTGAGAACGCTATTACTGTGTTTTTGTGAGGGCTATCCCAATCTAATGGCTTACTAACAGCAACTGGAACATCTGACCTAAAAATGACGTAATCGTTAGAACTTTCTGCCCAAACTAAGTAAAGATATCCCACGATTTTTGTCCTTTATTTGCTAGTTTTTACTGTGGAAATGTGATTTGAATCACAAAATTAAGTAAATCACCCTATTTCTATTATAATCTACACAGACTAATTACAGTTTGATTAAATATGCAGCAACATGTAATCAATCATTAATCAATACTAGATTAAGTGTGTATTAGTCTGTGTAGCGTTGTGTAGAAAGTATTAGTCCTCCCTATCGTCAAAAACGTCATCCAGTGAAAAGCTAGGAGGTGTTACAGGGGTAGAATTAGATTGTTTTTGGTTAGGGGCTGTTAACCCTGTTTCCGTTAGGTCAAACACTGCTGTATTCATAGCGGCATTGCCGTATCTAATTAGCAGTTCTTTGATAATGTAAGTTTGACTCTTACCCGACGCTTTACACAGGCTGTCTAGCGTAGTTAGAGCTTTCGTATCAAAAGCATTTGTTCTATTGAAGCGAACATTAGTGAACTTGTACTTATCTGCTGGGGTAGTCATGGTAGATTACAGTGTTGGGTTAGCTAGAACGTGGGCATTGATTACTTGAGCAAACGTGTCAGGATAGTCATTGCTCTTAGGAATGAAGAATCTACCTTCTGTCATCTCTTCCATAACCTCAGCATGGTAAGCACCGCCTCCAACTAGAAGCACTTCGCCTAGCTGCTCACCGAACCACACTTCTTTGAGAAGATAGCGGCCTAAAGCTTTGAACCACTTCAACCGTTCTTGGTCGTAAATATCGTGAAAATAGTAATCATTGCCTGAATGCGTATACATAAAAGGATTACTAGGATCGTTCTCAGCAGTAAAACCTTCCTTGCGGTACTTTAGACCCGCTTCTATTGCTGTCATGATTACAGCCTCATCTAGGCTTTCAGATAGTCCATTATCCTGCTGAATACGATAAGCAATACCCCGTGCAAGGTCGTTAAGTCCTTTTTTATGCTGGCTAAGCTTCCAGTTAATGCGGCCACCTGGCGAGATAAGCCTAGCCGTCATAGCCCCGCCACCAAAGTCAATAATGCCTTGTGATCGGCTAGGGAACTTAAAAGCGTTGTTTGTGATTGCCCACATATAAGGAGGTAGCCCCTCAGGAATCAAAGTAACTTTGTCTATCCGTACAGACCATGAATCCTGCCGATATTGAAATTTAATGGTTTGGCCATCTAGCAAAGTTTTGAATTTTTCCCAACTCTTATTACGGTGATCTTCTACCAACACTCGCAAATTAGAGATTACTGGGGTCTGCACTTGAAACCCTACTTGAGCAATCACAGCCATAACCATAAGGTGTGATTTATTGCTTTTACCTTCCTTAAACATAGGAGGGCAATTTAGTTGCTTTGCCCGTTCTCCAATAACGTAACGCCGACCTTCATAGGTGATAACTACAGACTCAGGCTTGTTCAATTCTTCCTGATATTGCTGTTCATCCTGAATCTCACCGATGTAAGAAGGCATACGCTTTACGTTGCCATAAGCATCTACCCACTTAACGTAAGCGTTACCAGGATCAAACCCCAAAACATCCATTTTGCCAATAGTCGGCATTTCATCCTTTTTAGTAGGCATAATTTCCTCATTAAATAGTATTGCTACACAATGTAAGATTATTAATCACTTTGTGTATAACGACAATTTAACGCTAATCTCATCTAACGCAATCAGTAAATACACGTAACCTTTATCTAATCTTTATGGCGTATTAGATGCTACACGGGTTATAATGTCAAGCACGGCATCTATCAAAAGAATTAAGTGAAAAGTGAATCTGCTTCTGTTTTGCATCCGTACTTATCTAAGTACGTAGAATTACTCACTTATCAAGCCCTTAATTGGGATGTTTTTAGCATGAAGAGCGGTATAAGAGTATCACTGTCGGGTAAATTACGAGAACACACCAAAACTGGACATGGCAAACCTAAAGATCAAAGGCTTTCCTTCTGTCTCTGTCCTATCACTAAATCACTACAATCATGTTGTTTCTGCAAAGGGTAACTTTACGACTCACGCAGAAAGCCAACGGTATGTTAACACCATATTTGAAGCCTTTATAGGTCAGTACCCTGAGTTAGAATATAGCTATATCTATATCTATCTAAATGGGGATTGTCGCTATTTCCATACGGCTAGACAGTTAAGGTGTTCTACCAAGCCAGTTAAAATAATGCCTACTTTTCAGAAATTAAATTGTGAGCTTACAGAGTCTTATTTCAAGGCTCAGAACGATTTTGAGATTAGGTACTTTTTCCGCAAGCACCTAGGCACTTACCAATGCCTAGGTGCTGCTTGGGATGCATACGGGTCTGCTAGGGGGAATCTATCGGATGTCTCAGGCAAGCTAGTTAAGTCTTGGGACACTGAGATATCTTCTGCCCGGTTAGGCATCCTAGAGTCTTGTGACGAAGCCCCTGGTAAGTGGCAGGCCAACGGCTACCACTACCCCAACAAACCTAATTGGGATTTATTCGATAAGGCTCAGTCGCTAATTCCTGCCGGGTTTCATTTTAGCCAGCAGGCTATCAAAGTTGAGCAAGCCGCGCTAGTCGATGATATCCCAGCAGACTATATGGTGATTCTAAAAGATGCCCCCCGTTACGCTAGGCAACAGAGGGCATTTTGGGACTCAGTTAAGGCTTGAGCAATTAAGCCGTTTGAAGCTCAGGGTGATGGATCTTAATTGATTCGTCACTCTGAGCTTTTGTGTAGGCTAGAATAACCTCTTCTCTCGAAAGGTCACTATCACACAAAACATTTAGCCCTTCAATCAAAGCGTTAATCGTTCTATCGGCTTTATACCTTGTTTTAATTGGCAAGGTTGGATCGCTGTAAATAGAATCAAATCCTCCACTTAATAACGTTTCAACATCTTCCAAAGGAATACCTGAAAACTCGGCAATCTCAGCTAACGTTTTACCTGACTCTGTAATAACCCTTCTAACCGACTCTAAGGGATCCACCATGATATAAAGTTCCTCAACTTTAGAAGCGGGTACTTCAATCTGTTTGGTAGATGTAAGCGCTTCAAGTAAACGACCAAATAAAGCATTTTGAGTAGACATTAAACTACTCAATACATTTCCTAAATCAGATGAACCACCCGAATCAACACTACCATTTAAATTATTTTGTAAATGCTGCCTTGCTAGGGAATCTTCTAACGTTTGAATACGATTTAGAATGTCCGGTGATATCCCTGATGTGACTTCTACGTTACCTGATGTATAGATGCCTGCTAACTCAGAACTAACCTTTTCTTGAAACGTGTTAAACGCTTCACGCAGTCCTGATACATTAGTTCTAAGGTCTTTAACATCAGATTCAGTTTGAAGTTGAAAGTCTTCTAGGTCTGCCACCCTTTCGACTAGATGAGTAATTTGATCAGGGAATCTACGAGAATCCGCTAACGATAGACCAAATACGTAAGCAAACATATCACGGTTGATAGGTAGAGCATAACCAGCTTTACGGGAAAGCTCAGGTTCTAGTTCAGATGATTCTGTATAATCTTCAGTATCAATACCGCTTTTCTCTAAAGTAGATAGATAAATAGTTTCAATATTTTCTTTCTCTTCATCAGCCGCTTCAGGTAGAGCTAGCGCCAATACCTTAAGGTTGGCTTGGTTAGGCACTACCTTAACGAAACCTTCTAGTTCTTCAGCAGGCTTACCTATAGCATCTGAAGCCTTAAACCATCTCATTAAAGTAGTCGGGTTCAGGTCTGCACCTGTGCCCGTTAGCTCTTTGCCTAGCTTTCCATAGCCGATACCACCATAAACGGTGTTCTTAACGTAATCCGTTGCACGGGATAAGTATGCCCGCTGGATATCACTAATCGGTTTACCAAAGTTACTCATAAAGTTCCATACTATTACAGTTAATAGTATATGACTAAAATCACAAGTTACGCAACGTTTTACTTGTTTTTATCGGATTTAAATAAATAATAACCCCCGACTCATCACTAGGCGCATAGCCTTTATCGGAGAATCGGAGGTCTTGGTTGGGTCGGGTAATATTTGCCGAGACACGAGACAATGACCCTCGTATCTCTTACCGCGACTGATTTAGTATAGCATAGCTTGGGCGTTAGATGGTGCGGTTATCTCTCTATCCAGCTTAAGTACATCTCTAGTAAACAGTTCTGTGTTACCGCTGTCTAATATTGGATGACCTTTGTATTTATATTTGGCGTATTTTTTAAGGATTGCTTGTTCTTCCTCATAAGCCATGCTTCCAAAAATATAGGTTTTGCTATGAATTATTGTGTATTGTAAGCGGTCACTACTGAACCTTTCTCCTACTGTTCTATTTGTTATTCCTATTTTGTAGTAAGATTTACCTTCGACAGTGAACCTTATATAGTATAGAGTTGCTGGTTTATTGGGGTTAAATCCTCCATTTTGATTACAGGATATACATCTATGACCTTTTTGCCATGAATCCCATGGCATTGAATTGTTATGCCCTGTAGGGCATGTAAACCTTAATTTTGCATTAGATCTAGTGTATGTGTCATGTAGTATATAAGATTCTTTTTCAAATTCGCTTTTTACAAAATTAGGGGATAGATGTTTAGTACAAAAATAACACCTAGACCCCGTAACCCAATGCTTATACGCAATTTGATGTATATGGCCCTCAGGGCATCTAAATTTTATTGGGTCTTGGTATCTTTTATAGTCCTCTAAAAGTTCGTATCCATAATATTCAAAAGACTTTTTTACTATTTCTTTGTCGAGTGGCTGTGTACCCGCGCATACCCGACAACGCCCACCGCTCTGGAATACTGTCCAGGTTATCTCTGTATGGTGCCCTTTGTTGCATATAATTTTTATATTCCTGTGAGCTTTTACGTAGTCTTCCAGCATCGTGTAGCCAGCAGCGGTAAAGGCATTCTTAACCATGTCAACGTCTTGAACTATACCAGCACAATATTTACACCGTTTACCTTTTAGAAAGTTAGCCATCGTGCTTGTGGTTTTGTGGCCTTTAGGGCATACAACATTTAGCGGGGTAACATTGTTTTTGTAGGCTACATCAAGGAGTCTGTACCCATCACTTTCAAAAGTATTTTTAACAAATTCGTAGGAATATTTAGTGCCCATTAGTGATCCGCCCAACTACTAATGATTAAATCCTCAGGGTTAGCGTTGATGTCATCAACGGGTATACACTTAATCCAATTTTGCATAGCGGCCTGCATATTAGCTTGCAGAGCTTTAGCTACGTCTAATACATGTATAGCATTAGACGTTACGCACAATTCATCGTGGCAGACATTTGATAATACAGCTTCCCATTCAGGATGTTTATCAATCTCCATTAAAAAACCAATCATTGCAAGTTTAATAACTGAACCTTCAGCCCCAGTCCAAAAGAATGAAACACAGTCAGACGCTTTTACTGCTGGAGGGTCATTGGGTCTAAAATCTGATAGCATCTTAAGCATAAATAATCTTCTACCAGTCATGCCTACAGCTACTCCATACTCTTTACCCTCAATAACAACTGTATTCTTATTGGTTTCATCAATGGCTTTTAGTTGAAACTTATAAAGTCCGTTGTACGTTTCTCGCCATGCTTTGATTGCGTCTTTAGCCTCTTTAACCGTCATATCAATACCCGCATCTGTTTTAGCGGTAGTCTTTAGGGTATTACCACCTTGCATGTTGAGACTGCCATAAAATGTAGGCTTAGCAACCTGCCTTAAAAGAGAAGCTTCTTTGTAATTAGGATGGTCTTTATCTTTACGCCATTTTGTAATATTTTCAATTGTCCAATCAGACCCTTTGCCCTTTAACTGGGCTAGCTTAGATGCCGTAGCGGCGTGCATATCTAGTCCATCGTTATAGATAGCCTTAAGCGTTTCATCGCCGCTGTACTCTGTTGCTAGGCGGCTGTGGGCAGAGCTTAAGTCACCAGATAGAAGCTTTTTATTTTCATTTGGGGGTATTCTAAATGCACTTCTAGGGTGAGGTAGCCCCAAAGCCTCTAATTCCTTAGGCACTCTAGCAGGGGGATTCTGTAGGTTAACCCCTAGCCTGCCTGAACGCTTATCTCCCCCACACGTCGATCTTCCAAAGCCCTTAGGGGCTTGCTGTCTATAAATGCCTCTAACAGCCCCATCATGGTAAGACTTAAGCATTCCTAGCTGATAATCTAGCAATGTGGTTAGACTACGCCATGAAAGAATAGCAGCAATAGGCGGATTACTTTTATAGGGTGCTAAGTCATCAGCAGATGTACCAGTAAGCGGTTTTTTAAGATACTCGCTAAGAGTAGTTAAAAGCTGCTTAGGAGAACTAGCGCTAGCATTTGGGAATTGCTTAGTAAAAGGCTCTAACACAATAGCCTCCGCATCTTGATACTTTTTAATGTTTTCCTTTAGCAGTTTTATATCTACAGGCATTCCATAATACTCCATCATCACGAATGCCGGTAGAGCCTCACACTCAATCAAACCATCTCCTTTTAATCCATCATTTACCAACATTTCCCCTAACTTATAAAAAATATCAATTACTAACAATGCGTCTTTAGAGGCATAGTTAATCTGTTTATTTGTAAGAATAGGTGCCCACCATTCAGAGGTTTGTTCAGTTTTATCAACTTCCCCAAACCCTACCCTAGAAGCAATTTCCTTTAATGAATGCCTTATTTGCTTCAATCCTGCCCAATAAAGTTGAGACATAAGCATAGTGTCTCTAGTGCCTCTAGCCTCAAACCCGTATTTACAAAGAATAAATAGTAAATCAAATTTAAGGTTCTGCCCTACGGTTAAATGGTGCCTGCTTTTTAATTGCGTTTTTAGAACACTTAAAAATTCATCGATTACAACTTGAGGCGTCTTGCACCCATCGATACCACCCAAGTCTAGGACTAAGCATTGACCAGATGGTAAACCTACCTGAATGAGGCGGATAGAACCTTTCCAAGGATTTAGACCATCTCTAGGATCATCCAATCCAAACGTTTCAATATCTAAGCCCCATACCCTAGCCGTCTTCCATTCTTCCAAACATTCAGCCCATCGAGTGTCTGTGTAAAACACAACACAGGCGTCTAAGGCTACATCTTCCTCAAGTAAAAGCGAACCTTGGAACATAATTACTCTATATATATAGGAGTCGCAGTAGTCCGTGTTTATTTAATTCAGTCTAACGTTAAACTAATGATAGCACATTAGACGGATATGTGTTACACTTGAGACTCAGATACACAATAGAGGATATATGATTATATGGCAAAGATTACGTTAAACGTTAGGGTGAATCCTGGTATCCGTAAACGCCTTGAGGACAAGGCCGAAGCTGAGGGAGGGACATTGAGTAGTGTAGTCAACCATGCTCTAGCCGCTTACCTTGATTTTCTTGACGGTGTCAAGAGATGACAGAGTCTAAGAGATTATTTTCTTTAGAAGGATCTCCCCAGTTCTGCCTAAGAACACAATCTAAAACCTTACCAGACTGCTCAGGTGTATATGTAATCACAACGCACCTACCTAGACGAAAGTTAGGGGAAATTGTGTATGTAGGAAAAGCGATAAATATTAGGAAACGATGGGAAACTCACGATAAAAAACAATACTTTCTATGGAGATACAAAAAGATATACCTTTATGTCTTGTTTCCCGGTATTGCTGAATCAGAGCTAAATGATAAAGAAAAGGAAGTAACTAGGAAGTTGAAGCCTAGAGAGAATTACTTGAACAATGCCCAAAACCATAGGCCAGCATACCAAGACTCTGGCAAAGTTTTACAGTTTAAGCCCGTTGGTACGAAGTTTGATTTTTAATAATTAACATGAACTAGCTATGAATCTGGCAAACAAGCAAAATAATGTCATCTCATTTACTCCTACCAGCTCTGAACTAAGGGGTTCTTTGATTTCAGGTCTATCTATAATCCCTGCTGATTGGGCGCTGACGCCTGTAATTGATAAAGCACCTATGCGTAGTGGGTGGCAGACTGAAGCGCCTATTGATAGAAATAGGCTGACTGAATCCCTTATGTATGGTGATGAACTACCTAGTAGTAAAGGCGGTAAGTGGAAAGCATGGTGGAATGGATACGGTATTAGAACCGGGTCGGTAAGTGGTGGATTATTGGCCATTGACTGCGATGGGCCGTCAGCTAAACGAGTACTTACAGCATTAGGGCCATATACTTCTACAGTTAGTTGGACTTCTGGTAAGCCTGGTAGAGCACAACTGCTATATCAATTGCCTAGAGATCTACAAAAGCGTATGGACGCTGTTAATTTCTCTAACGTTTCAGTTGATGAATACGATGGGGTTACGGCAACCGTAGGGGAGGAACTAGGCTTTAGATACAATGGCGCTTGCTCAACCTTGCCACCGTCGTATCATCCCGATACTAAAGAACCATACAGATGGATCATTTCTCCTGAGGGCCATACTGTATCAGACGCCCCTAAATGGCTAGTTCAATTTTTAACAGATAAATGTGATGAAATTGAATTAGATACCCTTGCTAAAAAAGCAACGCTAAATCATGAGGCTAAAGCTAAAGGAGGATCATGGGACGATGTTGAATGGGCCAAGCACTACCTAAGAAATATCAACCCTTCTACTTTTGATTGGCAATCTTGGTCTAAGTGTGTATTCGCCGCTCATACGGCTGGAGTAGATGAGGATACAGTTAGAGCATGGTCTGATAACTATAAAAGCCCTGAAAAGTTTGATATTACTTGGCCGTACATCAAAGAAAGGGTATCCGGTAAGCGTGTTTCTATTGGAACATTAAACTATTTTGCAAAGCAGCAAGGATGGTCTGCTGTAAAAGCTATTGAAGATGGTTTTGTTCCAAGTGAAAAAGCCAAAGATGATTATGAGGTATCTTTTGCTGAGCTAATAGCGGAAGTAAGAGAAGCCAATGAACATAAAGACGTTGACTACAGAGATTTTGTATTATTTGACAAACTAGTAAAAAAGCACAATACTACCCGAAAGCGTATAGAAGAGATATTAAGGAGGATTCAAAAAGATGAAGGTATTCTACAAAAAACAAGCTTTTCAGCAAAAGAGTTTTGTAATTTAGAAGAAGATGGTATTGGGTGGCTTATCCCTGGATTTGTACCCTCTAGCACCATGATTATGTTAAGTGCTATCGCTAAGGATGGTAAATCTACCTTAGTGTATGACCTACTTACAGCACTAATACATAAGCGTCCTTTTTTAGGTGAAAAGCCTACTAAACGCTGCAAAGTTTTACTTATTCAAACAGAGGAAAATGCAAGCGTTCTAAAGAAGAATCTAGATACAATTGGTTTATTTGATGAGAGTTGTGTATTAGACGATGATTTACTAAGAGTTGAACTGTCTTGGGATATTAACCGCTTAGATATTCTTGAGGGTTGGATTTCATCGTATAAGCCAGATTTTATTATCTTTGATTCTTTAAGGTCGATCAGCGGAAATAATGCGGGTGAGTCAGCTAACGAGAATAATGCTCAGTTTGCTGTCCCTTTGGGCAACTTGAAAAGTAAGTTGAATACCTTTGGCTTACCTAGCCTAATCATTCACCACAATAATAAGTCAACTGAATCTAAGTTGAACAATAAATCAGCGGGTTCAGGTTCTATCGTATCTAAGCCAGATATTCTTTGGCAGTACGGAAGACTATCTGATGATATTCACGATCCTAAGCGTCTTCTAACTATAAGTGGGCGTCTATCCGCAAGCGTGTCATATAACATTGAATACACTCACGATGAATACGACAGACCTACCTTTAGAAATAATGGTGATGTTTCGGCATCGTCGGAAGAGAAGACATTGCGTAAACGTGTAACAGACGTTCTAGAGGCCAACTACACCACTTGCCCCGCTGGGTTAACCCATACTGACCTAGCGAACCTTCTAGGGCTTGAGAAGGGTCACAAGTACCTCTACAAGGTTTTAGATTTTCTTGTCTCAGCAAAGATAGTCAGTAAGACCAAAATGCCTAGCAATGCCAAGGTGAGACTATATAAACTCAGCCAAACACCTGAGAGTAGTACACAGTCTCAGAATGAAACTCATAATGAATCCGCTTTAACCTCTAATTACATGGATATGCCTAGAGTTAGTGAGAATAGACCGTACATAGATAAAGCTAGTAATATCAATACTTCTAGCTTTTCACCGAACATTTCACCGAACCCCTTGTACGGTGAAGAAAATGTTCACCCTAGTATAAATACGTATGAAAACCAGAAACCCTTGCAGCAAGTGGATTTCAATGGTGTTTCACCTAAGAAAATGGTTTTCACCCAAGAGGGCAAAATCCATGTTGAGAGAATAGTACAGTCTCATGGGAGTAGTGCCATTGGGCCTGATGGCCAGTACAGAAGAGATGTTAGCCCCCATACAAGAGATAGACCCCCTAGCCTAGTACCCAACCCCGCATATATCACAAGTTCTGTTACATCCGGCTTCCCGGAGGTTGTTACTAAGACTGAGCCTATTATCCATAAGGATTATTCACAGGTAGGAGCATCGACAACAGCAGGGGAATGGGTTAGCTTCTAGTTATCTAACGTTAAACAGGTATCAAACAAATGGATTACTTTAATCGTGCTGAGTGGATGAGAGATTCTAAGCTTTGCCATACCTTTGAAATAATTGACCGCAAAGCGTTAAGACTGGCTGATGGAACCATAGACACTGTGACGTATCTAGATAACATGGGTGTATGGCATAACCATGAAGACTGTCAGCCCCTTTTAGGTGACATTGAAGCTATGTCAGCCCTTATAACCGCTACCGCTAATCAAGCTGCTTCTAGCGGCTGTATGGCTACCCTAGCGGAGCTTACAGAGTTTAAGGAAATCATGCCGTTTGAAGTAGTTAAGGATACTTGGTTAGCTCTACCCGCTGAGATACGGGCAAAGATTACTGAAATGTCTAAATCTAAGGCGTTAGCCGTTGCACGTTAGACAAAGTTGAACTATACTTAGGGAATATTGGAGGGAATAAATGCGTACTCGCTCATATAAAGAATTTATTGAATCAAAAGCTTATACGCCTATCTACTCAGGTATTGACGTAGATCCTAATTCACTTAACAAACATCTATTTGATTTTCAGCGACATATCGTAACTAGGGCGCTATGTCAAGGTAGATTCTGTATTTGGGCAGGAGTAGGGTTAGGAAAAAGCCTACAGCAGTTGACATGGGCGCATGAAGTACATAAGGCTACTAACAAGCCTGTAATCATCCTTGCACCTTTGGCAGTATCTCACCAAACTATCCGAGAGGGTATTAAGTTTGGAATTGATGTGACTTTAGTAGAACAACCTAAAGACGTTGTTAACGGTATCAATATCACCAACTACGAAAAAGTAGAACGATTTGATTTAAGCGATTTTGTTGGCATTGTTCTAGATGAATCTAGTATTCTTAAAAACCAAACAGGTAAGTACCGCAATGCTTTAATTGATGCGTGTAAGCACATGCCTTTTAGATTGGCCTGTTCAGCTACGCCAGCACCCAACGATTATATGGAGTTGGGCAATCACGCTGAGTTCATTGGTATTCGGTCTTACGTTGAAATGCTTGCTGAGTTCTTTACCCACGATGGCGGTGATACCGCAAAGTGGCGACTTAAAAAGCATGGCGCTTCTAAATTTTGGGAATGGGTTGCTGCTTGGGCTGTAATGCTCCGTAAGCCTCAAGATTTAGGATTCTCTGCTGATGGCTACGATTTACCAAAACTAAACCTTACTTACAAGACCACTGATATTGTTGTTCCGGCTCCAGATGGTCAATTATTTTGGATGCCGTCAGGTAATATCCAAGACCGTCGCTACATTAGAAAGTGTTCTATAGATGAACGTTGTAAGCTTGCTGCTGAATTAGTTAATAACTCAGATGAGCAATGGTTAGTATGGTGTGGTTTGAATGACGAATCAGCCTTACTAAAAAGCTTGATTAATGATGCTGTTGAAGTTAAAGGTTCTGATAAAGAAAAGCATAAGACAGAATCAATGCTTGGTTTTCAAGATGGGCACATTAAAGCGCTGGTTAGTAAACCATCAATCTGTGGAATGGGTCTAAACTTTCAACAGTCTCACAATATGATTTTTGTGGGACTATCTGATAGTTTTGAAGAACTGTATCAAGCCATTGGTAGACAGCATAGATTTGGTCAAGTTCATTCTGTTAATGCTTACGTTATTCACGATGTAAAAGAAGGAATGGTGATTAACAACATTAAGCGTAAATGGGTTGAGGCTGATAGTATGCTTGAGCAAATGGTTATTCAAATGCAAAAAGAATCTATCAGGTTGATGGGTGCTACTCAAAAAGAATCAGACTTTTATGAGTCTGTTAAATTTGATATTTCTGATTTAGTCACTGTATAGCATTAAATAGCTTAAGGATCTAAAATGACTAACCGTATTGCTTCAGGTAAGAACTGGAAACTAATTAATCAAGATAGCGCAGACGCATTACAAAAACTTCCTGATAGCTCTGTAGACTACTGTTGCTTTTCCATCCCTTTCATCTCAATTTTCGTTTATAGTAACTCACCCAGGGACTTGGGGAATTGTAAAAATGATGCTGAATTTTATGAGCATTACCGATTTATTGCCAAAGAACTATATCGAGTTCTAAAGCCCGGTAGGTTGCTGTCTGTTCATTCTATGGTCGTACCTACCAGTAAAACAAAAGATGGCTATATCGGCCTTAAAGACTTACCTGGTGAAATTCGTAGAATGCATCAGGAACTAGGATTTATTTTTCATTCTCGCCATGAGATTGCTAAAGATCCTGTAGTTCAGATGCAGCGCACGAAAGCTCTAGGATTGCTTCACAAACAACTTAAAAAAGATAGCACTATGTCTAGGGCTGGTATTCCTGATGACTTAAGCACATTTAGGAAACCTGGTGAAAACAAAGAGCCTGTTGAAGGAACTTTAGATGAATACTATGGCTCTAAAGTTCCGCATACTACAGGTGATAATTCAAAGGATTCTATTAACCGTTGGCAAGTATACGCTAACAGCCAATGGACTGATATTATGACTAAGTTTGATGAAATTATTCCTACTCTCACTCCTGAACAGTTTGAAGTATTTTCGCAGCTATTGGTGTTACAGTCAGGTTCAGAGCAAAAAGCATGGCATGACATTAATCAAAGTGACACCCTACAGGCTAAAAGCGCAAAAGCTAATAACGATGAGCGTCATTTGTGCGTTTTACAATTAGATGTTATTCGTAGGTGTCTGCAACTATGGTCTAATCCCGGTGACTTAGTTCTAGACCCGTTTAACGGGGTTGGGTCTTGTGGTCATGTAGCTTTAGGCATGGGCCGCAAATATCTAGGTATTGAATTAAAAGAGTCTTATTTCAAAGCTGCTGTTAAAAACCTAAAACTAGCGTCTAATTCAGATCAGCTATCTCTACTTGAATCAGCAGCTTAAATAAATCCTTTTGTCTATTGGCAAGGGATCTAATATTAGGGTACAATTATACAAAGGAGGAAATTAAATGTCAGCACCATCTGTTTATTCTGTTACTGAATGTGAGAAAGCAATTAAACAATTAATTGAATCTCATGGTGTGTCTGCTGTTAAGGAAAGTCTAGTTTTGTGTGATCCTGAATTAGACGTAACTTCTGAAGTAGAAGCCCTCAAAGCGATGATTTCAAGTGCCGCTAATGAATTAGGGTATTGGTAATAATGGTTAACGCTAAAGTCAAAGGAACTCGCGGCGAGACAGAACTTAAGTCTGCTTTCTATGACCAAATTGGATTTTATTTAGTTCGTAATCCTGACCAAACTCGTAAGGGAGGTTACGACTGTTCAATTAGATATGACGATGACTTAGATAGTCCTATTGCTATTCCATTTGCAATTGAATTTAAGCGTAATGAAAGCTTATCTACTTTAGCAATGTGGAAGCAAGCATTAGGTCAAGTAACTAAGTCTTGTTTTATCCCTGTGGTAGCCTACAGGCGCAACCGATGCCCTTGGGAGTTCATTGTACCTTGGGCAATTATTAAGGGTGTTGATGGCCCTTACTGCCCTGAATTTGAAGGTACTGCTATCCTCCATTCACCTCAATTTTTTGAGGTTGCTAGAGAATGGGTAGATGTTAAAGCTAACTTAATTACTAAAGGAAAGTGAAATGATTATTTACAGATATGCGCTAACTGATACAGAAACTATTTTACAAATTCCTGATGGTCATATAAAACTACACGTAGGCTGGAGTGACCTTCATAGTGAATTATCAGTATGGATTTCTGTTAATCCTAACACTGAAAATAAAGCGGTTAAATTTCGTTTGGTAATGACAGGGGAACAAGTTGATAAGTTACACCACATGAGTTACTTAGGAACTGTTCAACGTAATAATATTGTTACGCATGTGTTCTTTACATCGATTATTTAACCCTCAATTTCTCAGATTTTCAATTAAGTTAAACTGAAGTAATCTTACCTCTTTAAGTAGAAATGCAAAAATACATTAATGATGCTGATGCTAAATCGGCTAGTTCTACGTTGCCTAAATTTGATTTTCCAGCGTCAGCAACTACAGCTTTGCCTGTTGTGTATAGGACGTATGCTAGAAAGGAACATGATGCGGTTCCCCGTGAATCAGTAAGTGAAGTAAAAAATCGAGTCCTCACAGGTCTATTTGAATTAGGAAACTTTACCAAAGAAGAAGAACATAAAATTCGTTTGTATTTTGAAACTAATAAGCTTTTCCCGTCAGGTAGGGCGATGTGGTGTTTAGGTACTGAATTCTCTAAGCAACCTGAAAACTATTATTCACTTTATAACTGCAATAACATTAGAACTAAAACTTTTGACGACATGGGGGATAATTTTGAATTTCTCATGATGGGTTCTGGTGTAGGCGAAATTCTAGAACTGGATAATGTAAATGAATTACCTCCTATTACTAGCCAAATTAATCTCACCATTAAAGGTGAATACGGTATTACTTTACAGCCTTTAGAAAACACTAAAGTTTCTGTAAAAACTACAAAAGCTTTGATTGAAGTGGGGGATAGCCGTCAAGGTTGGGTTAATGCTTATGTGGCATTGTTAAAACTTGCAGCAAATCCTGATTCTGATATTTGGAATGTTACCGTAGATGTTTCTAATATTCGTGAAGCGGGTAAAGTAATTAAAGGTTTTGGGGGTAGAAGTAATCCTGTAGGGTTTATTCCCCTGCTTAAGCGAGTTGTCGAAATTACTAATAATGCAATTGGTAGGCAATTAAAACCTATTGAAGTTTCTATGCTTGTAAATGAAGCCGCTAAATGTACTGTAGCAGGCAACGTAAGACGCTCAGCTAAAATGCAACAGTTTTCTCAGACAGATATTGAAGCAGGGTTAGCTAAAACAAACCTTTGGACTCAAGATTCTGAGGGGAACTGGAAAGCTGATAGCGCCAAAGATGCCCTACGTATGTCTAACTTTACAAGAGTTTGGCACACTAAGCCTACCCGTGAGGATATTCTAGAGGCTTTACAAATTCAATTTAATACGGCTGAGGGTGCAATTATGTATGCACCTGAAGCTATTGCTAGAGCTAATAACGACATTCTAAATACGCCACATAAAAAGAAAAAGTTTATCACTCGATACTGTCAGGATAAAAAAGAAGGTGAGTTGTATTTAGTTGAACTAAATAACGGATACATTGAAGAAAATGAACTAGACCATCGTATGCACCGATATGGTCTAAATCCTTGCGGAGAGATTATTGGCAGTAACTACTTTTGCAACCTAATTGAAGTACATGCTAATCAATTAGACCCTAATGATCTGGACGAACAAAAAGATGTTTTTTACATTGCAGGACTAGAAGTTGCAAGTTTACTACATCACGAATTTACTAAAGAACAATATCGGTTTAGTAGAGAAATTGATCCTATTGTAGGGGTATCTTTTACTGGTCTATTTGACTTTTTTGTAACTATGTTTGGTGTTGAATGGCTTGAATGGTGGCAAGGTGGTAGAAGCCGTGACCATGCAAAAGCTGAAGCTTTTTTAACTAAAGAAGCGTTTACTTTAACTACTTGGAAAAATTCAGCAGAGCAAGGCGTGTCTGAGTACTGTAAGCGTAACGGTCTAAATATTCCTAACCGCTTTACGACAGTTCAACCGGCAGGTACAAAAAGCCTTCTGACAGGTGCTAGCCCAGGTTGGCACCCTCCTAAGTCATCGCGTTATATCCGCCGTATCACATTTGCTAAAAATGACCCTGTAGCACTCGCTTGTATTGATTATGGGTATCCAGTAGTACCTTCTCAATCAAATAAAGATGAAGCCGGTAATTTACTAAATGATCCTTTTGACCCTAGATGTACTGAATGGCTTGTAGAAATTCCATTTGAGATGTCTTGGGCAAATGACCCAGGCTGTGATCAAATTAATCCTTCTAAGTTCAGTGTTAAAGCTCAATTTGATTTTTACATGCAAGTGCAAAATCATTACACCACGCATAACACATCAGCTACCCTTGAATATAGAGAATCTGAAATTGAAGAATTTGCTGATATTCTTTATCAAACTATTCAAGAGGATACAGGCTATATTTCAGCAGCTATGATGGCAAGGTTTGATGCTAACGAAACTATGCCTAGGCTACCGTTTGAACCGATTAGCAAAGAACGCTATGAACAGTTACTAACTGAAGTAGTCAACCGTAGAAAATCCGATGATTTTTACGCTTTATTGCTTAAGCATGACACTACTGTAGAAGATACGGCAGGGCCATCGGGATGTGATAGTGATAAGTGTTTTTTCCCAGTCAAAGCTAAGTAAATCGTAAACAGGGGCGTAACAGCCCCTCTATTATTTAACTAAATCTATGTTTAACTCTGATTCCAATCCTGTACCTAGAATCACTAACGGTTATTGCGAAGGTTCACACAAACGCAAAATTGGGTTTAGTGAAATTCTAAGAGATGAAGAACTACCTAAAAGCGATAGCGCTTGTCTTATACAAACCTACGCATGGAAAGCAAGAATCTATGCTGAACGTTGCATCCACCTAATGCCCGTTAACGATCCTAAAGCAAAATACTTTTTGCAATGGTTTTGTGAAAATAACTTTGCTATTGGAGCTTACGCTTTTAATAAAGGTAATACCAATCACAGAGTATTTCCTGAAACCTGCTTGAATGATATTGAGTCTGAAATTAAGTTAATGAAAGATGCGATTAAAAATGAAACTAATCGCCCAGCTACAGATTTTATTCGACAGACAACTGAATATGGCTTACAGGTAGAAGAGTTTCAAGTTCAGGTAAGAGAGCTTGAAACTGGGTTTGTTTCTTGGATGTACGATGTGCGGGTAGTATCTGACTTCTACAGCCACTTAGAGAAAGATTCTGAATCAGGGTTAGTTAGGTTTGAACGTATGGTACTAATGGCTAAGTTCCTCAACAGATTGTCTACCTGGGTATTTTGGCTCAATCAATATCACGCAATGCTCTTACAGAAAGATATGGGCCAAGTCTACTCTTTTGCTGAATGGCAAGCTAAAAGAGAAGTAGCCCCTCTATTTCCTGTTGCATAACGTCTAATACTAGACTACAATTAAACAAGGGGGTGAAATTCCCCCTTTCACACTACAGAGGAAATATGCGGGAATTTGAAAAGGTAAGCTTTGCCCAATTTGAGAAAGATTTTATTGAGGCTTTTCCTAGTCTATTAGACGACGATTTAACTCCTCGTCAACACTACGACTTGATCAAACTGCCTCAACATGCAACGCCTAAAAGTGTTGGGTATGATTTCTTTTCTTACTTTGGATTCCAACTAATGCCAGGGGAAGATATTAAATTCCCAACTGGAATTAAAGTAAAACTTGATGATGACGTTGTATTGCCTGTCTTGATTAATGGTGAATGTGTAAATATCCCATGCAATGAATGGTTAGGGTTTTATCCTAGGTCTGGTCAAGGTTTTAAGTATCTGCGAGTTGCAAATACGGTTGGAGTGATTGACGGAGACTATTACAACAATTCCGATAACGAAGGTGAGATTTTTGTAAAACTACGCAATGAGTCTAATAATAAACTATTCACATTCAAAGCAGGCGATGCTTTTGGGCAAGGGATTATTCAACTAGCTATGTTGACTAGCAACGATCCCGGTTCTTATAAAGAATGCCGTGTTGGTGGTCTAGGTTCTACTTCTAAATAATTAAAGGATTAAATTAAATGACTACTGCTGTTTTAACTAAGCAAGAAATTTCAATTAATCGTGATACGTTGTCTGAAGTTCTATCTAATGCACTTCAAGCAATTTCAGTTAAAGTAAGTCGCCCTATTTTGGCTGATGTTTTATTTAAGTGTGTTGATGGTGTTCTAGAGGTATCGTCTTACAATGAACAAATTGGAATTAAACAACGTATTGACGTTGAAGGTAATTTAGACGCTGTTTGTATTCCTGCTCGTTTATTCGCAGACACCATTTCTAAACAGCCTAAAGGCGCTGATTTGACTCTTGAGTATGATGGACATTCCATCATCATTAAACGGGGTAAGTCTAAATCTAAAGTAGCTGTTCACCCTGCTGATGAATACCCTCTAATTGAAATTGCTGAGGGTCAAGCATCTACTATCAGCACTGATGATTTTATTAAAGCGATGCCTAAGGTGTTGTTCAGCACCAGCACTGAAGAAACCAAGCAAACGCTTACAGGCGTTAACTTGAATGGTACTAAGGCGGGTAGCACCGATGGTCACAGGCTATCTGTAGCAACTCTAGAAGATGCCTTCCCTGGTGATTCTATTACTGTACCTTCTAGTACCCTATCTCTTATCCTTAAACTTGCAGGGTCATCTATTACGCCTGAAATTGGCGTTAATCTTGATGAGCGAATGGTTAGTTTTCAGATTGGCAACACTGAACTACATAGCCGATTGATTGAAGGTCAATATCCTAATTACCCTCAGCTAATCCCTCAGAGTTTTATTCATGCTTTTACCTTGAATCGTGCTGAGTTGATTCAGCGGCTAGACATTGTGATGGTGATGGCGGCTCAAAAGAATGATGTAGTCACTCTTACGTTTAGCCCTGATAGCTTGGTGGTATCTGCTGAGGCGGGGGAGAATGGGGACTCTCAGGAATGGCTAGAATGTAGTGCTGCTGATTTTGAAGTAAGCCTAAATGGTAAGTACTTTCTAGAAGCACTTAAAAATCTAGGTTCTGAAGACTTGCGTATGCATTGCAATTCAGCGACTACACCGATTGTAATTAAGCCTATCGAATCAGGTGTTGAGGGTGATTACATCCATCTTCTAATGCCGATTCAAAAAAGATCCTAGCACCATTAAGTACACAGGGCATCTTAACGGTGCCCTTTAATTTAAGGATTAAATGTATCCATCTATTTTTATACTAGGCTCAGCAAAACACGGCAAGGACTCTTTTGCAGAGTTAATCTGTAATTATTGCACTGAGCTAACCTTTCAAAGTAGCTCTAAAGCAGCGCTTAAGTTTATCTATCCAACACTTAAAGAAAAGTATCTCTATACCTCAGAGGATGAATGCTATGAGGATAGAGACAATGCGCGTATGGATTGGGAACGTTTAATATTTGAATTTAATACGCCTGAGAAAACTAAACTAGCTAAGCTTGTCTTTAGTGAATCCAATATTTATGTAGGTTTAAGGAATAAACAAGAATACTTATCTTGCTTAAAGCAAAAGGTGTCAGATCTTACTCTATGGGTAGATGCAAGTAAACGAGTTAATTACACAGACCCTAGCTTATCAATTGAATATGATGCTAGGTATATGGTTTGGGTTGATAACAACGGTAAGCTTCCAGACCTTGAATACCGTGCTCAATTTTGGGCTAAATCAATTAGACGAATGCTTGAAATTAGAGAGTGGTTAGACCTTGCCAAAAATGAAAAATGTGGCTAATATTAAATAACAGGGAAAAGCATATTAGATGTAATTGCGGTGAAGAATATCAGCTTTTATGGGCAGGTAGGTTTTACCCTAGATCTTGGTTTTGTTTAACATGTAGGAATTTTGCAATTGAACCAACAGACACGGAATCTAATTATTGAAACTATTCAAGGTATGCAAACTTTGAACCAGCACCTTGAATTAATGGTTAACGATATTGAAACTGGAAAAATTACACTTACTGAGGAAACTGTAAATGCAATCTGTAGACGCTAAACCTAATCAAATCTATATCAAGTTGCTTGAGATGCTTGATAATTATAATCCTTCACTTGATCACCTTAATACTTTAGTCGGTCAAGACCCTGAACTAGATGCTGCTGTTATGGCGGTTTATCCGCCATTGGATTAAAACCATGCTAACTAAGTTTTCAGTAGAACAAAGTGGCTTTGTTTTTTATAACGGCATTGATTTTAGGGTAGCTTTGCTATCCCATTTACAAAATAGAGGAAGTGTTATTAAAAAAGTAGAAGGTGATAAGTCTTTTATCTTTTTGACTGTGAATATTAATGGCTTGATGGATAGCAGTAATTGGATTGCTTGGGATTAA